TGGTCCTTGGATACCCTGGATACCCTGGCTACCCGTATCTCCTGTGTCTCCTTTGTCCCCTTTGTCCCCTTTAGGGATAACAAAGTTAAACACAGCAGCACTAGAAGAACCTGAATTAGTAACTTGTGCATTTGTACCAGCATCACCTGTTGTAACGTTGCCTACAGAAATGGTTGCAGCAGTACCAGTATCACCTTTTTCACCGCGAGGAATACCAAAATTAAAGACAGCAGCACTTGTAGAACCTGAATTGTTTACATAGGCTTCTTCTGTACTGTCTACAATCTCAATTTCCCCAACGTCAACGGTAGCAGCGTTGCCTGTATCACCTTTCTCGCCTGCTGGTCCTTGGATACCCTGGGGTCCTTGATCTCCCTGGGGTCCTTGAACCCCTTGAATACCTTGGTCCCCTTTCTCGCCTTTAGGAATACCAAAATCAAAGATGGCTGCGCTAGAAGAACCAGAATTTGTGACAGTAGGAGTAGAACCAGGTTCTAATGAAGTAACTTGACCTACCGCAATGGTTGCCGCATTTCCTGGAATACCCTGACTACCTGTATCACCCGTGTCTCCCTTGTCACCTTTGTCACCCTTTGGAATAGTGAATTTAAAGACAGCAGAGGTGCTAGAACCCGTATTTTCAACGTTTGCAGCAGTACCAGCTTCACCTGTTACTACATCACCAACAGAGATAGTAGCTGCTTGACCTGGTATACCCTGGGGTCCCGTATCACCTGTATCACCTTTATCCCCTGTATCACCTTTAACGCCCTGAACACCTTGGGGGATAACAAAGTTAAATACAGCATCGGTGTTTGAGCCTGTATTAGTAACAGATGCTTGTGTACCAGCTTCACCCGTTGTAACGGTCCCAATGGTGATAGTAGAAGTATCGCCTTTATCACCTTGTGGACCTTTAATGTTGCCTACATCAATCCAATCACTATCAGCACTTGACCATACATACAAGCCACCATTGATTATGTATGCATCACCAACTTCACCCGTTGGGTGAGCTTGTTTTAAATCTTCATAGGAATCATAAGAGCCTAAGATAGTTACACTTGTACCATCATCACCCTTATCACCTTTAGGACCTTGTGCGCCCTTAGGAATGTTAAAGACTAATTGAGCGTCAGTAGTAGAACCATTGTTTACAACGCTTGCATTTTCGCCAGCGTCAAGTGTATTGGTAGAAACTACAGTAATAGTAGCTGCTTGACCAGCAGGACCAGTAGCACCATCTTCGCCAGGAATACCTTGAATACCCTGCAAGCCTTGGGGAATACCAAATTTAAGTAAAGCAGCGTTAGAAGAACCTACGTTTTCTACAGTTGCATCGCTGCCAGCAGGTAAGGTTTCAACTGAACTAATGGCAATAGTAGCAGCTTGCCCCGCTTGCCCTGCTTGACCAGGTTCACCTTGTTCACCTTGATCACCTTTTTCACCCTTTGGAATTCCAAAGTTTAAAATAGCGTCAGTATTAGAACCTGTATTAGTAACAGTAGGTGTTTCGTCTGGTTCTAAGGCTACAACGGTACCAACGGTAACAGTTGCAGCGTCACCTTTTTCACCTTGTGGACCAGTTTCACCTTGTGGTCCTGGGTCCCCTTGAACACCCGCTGGTCCGCGCTCCCCGTCTAAACCGTCATTACCTTTAGGTCCCTGTGGAATAGTAAAAACAAGTTCAGCAGCACTTAGTGTACCTTCATTAGTAACGCTTGCTTGCGTTCCTGGTTTACCTGTAATTGTCTCTTTTACAGTAATAGTTGCAGATTGACCCGCTGGACCTGGCTCACCTGGCTCACCTTGGGGACCTTTTTCACCCTTTGGAATTCCAAAGTTTAAAATAGCGTCAGTATTAGAACCTGTATTAGTAACAGTAGGTGTTTCGTCTGGTTCTAAGGCTACAACGGTACCAACGGTAACAGTTGCAGCGTCACCTTTTTCACCTTGTGGACCAGTTTCACCTTGTGGTCCTGGGTCCCCTTGAACACCCGCTGGTCCGCGCTCCCCGTCTAAACCGTCATTACCTTTAGGTCCCTGTGGAATAGTAAAAACAAGTTCAGCAGCACTTAGTGTACCTTCATTAGTAACGCTTGCTTGCGTTCCTGGTTTACCTGTAATTGTCTCTTTTACAGTAATAGTTGCAGATTGACCCGCTGGACCTGGCTCACCTGGCTCACCTTGGGGACCTGGCTCACCTTGAATTCCTGGCTCGCCCTGTTCGCCCTTTTCGCCCTGTTCGCCCCGTTCGCCCCGTTCACCTTGAATCCCTTGGGGCCCTTGGTCCCCTTGGGGTCCTTGCTCGCCCTGGGGTCCCGCTGGTCCCGCTGGTCCCTGGGGTCCTCTAGGTAAATAAAAATTAAGAACAGGGTTTTTATTGTCACCCGTAATGGTTACTTGTGGAGTTTCCGATTCTTCAACTACGCCTATAGTGATATTCGGGACAAATGCACCTGATTCAATATCATTTTTAATATCAGCAATTTGTTCATAGATTTGCTGAAGAATTTCATCGAACTTTTGTTCATTTTGAGAGATTTCATAGTTGTTTGCTCTCATAATTCTTCTAGCAAATGCTACATAAGCTACTCGGTAAAATTTTGTATTGTAGTCATAAGTCAAGAAGTCCATCAGTACATCATCAACAGTTTCATCTGATGGATTGACTACATAATGACAAGAAAGTTCGTTAGCTTTTATATCAACCTGACGTGTTAGATCAGGGTCAAATACCTCATCAATTTTGGCGCATTTAGCCGCTAAGTCAGTAACTTCTACAGCTTCATATAAAGAACCATTCAAGCTATTAGTAAGCCAATCGCCAACCTTGATTGGTGTGCCTTTTGAATCTATTAGCATCTAAAAACTCCTTTTCTGTTCTGCTTTTCATTTTATAGAACGCCGTGTTTTGTCGCTATGCACTCGCAAAGCGACAGCGCGTTTGTATTTGTAGGCAAACTTTGAGAAAAGGAGTAAAAATGAAGGTTTGCAAGTTCATTGAAGATTACTACTACAAAAGAGCGGTAAAGGGTTTAAGAAAGTCAACGATTATAGGTTATAAATCTTCTATTGATTTATATATTTTGCCTACTTTTGGCAAAATGGATTTTGAAGATATTACCGTAGAAATGCTTGAAGACTGGATTGACGGTATAGAAAAAGAAGGTGCAGCTTTTAAGGCTTACAAAACCTTTAGACAAATCATTAGAAAAGCGATCGACTATGATGTATTTAAAGGCAAAGACCCAACTACTAAACATATTAAAGTAGCTAGAAAGCCAAGGCGTGAGCCTAAAATCTTAGATGGTCGTGAAGTTGGTGAATTATTAGAAGGGTTTAGAGGTCATTATTTAGAAGCTACGATTATTTGTGCCGTTACTCTAGGTTTAAGGCGCGGTGAAGCCTTTGGGCTTACTTGGGAGGATATTGATTTACGTTCTGGTAAGGTCAAAATTAAGCGTTCTTATCAAAAGATTGCAGGTGAGGTTTTGGTATTACCTCCAAAAACCGAAAAATCTAAGCGTATTTGTTGGTTGCCAAAATCAGCTTTAGTAAGAATGCGTGATTTAGGTCGTGGTAAGACTGGTCGTATTTCTATTGTTGATCAACCAGATCAAATGGCTAAAGACTATAAAGAACACTGTAAGAAAAATAATTTACCGTATACATCTTTTACTAACTTACGTCATACCTGGGCAACATTAGCCTTAGAAGGCGGTGCTGATATTGCAACTATTGCCAATATGCTTGGTCACACCGATATTATGAATGCTTACAATCATTACATTGTTCCAAGAGATAAGATGTATAAGAAAACTCAAAAGATGGTTGACAATTTAATCAACTGGTAAATCAAAGAGGGGTGATATTTCACCCCTCATTTTTTAATATGAATCTTTATCCCTAGTAGAGGTTGAGGTTACACCATTTACTAATAACGTTCCTGACACGTCAACCTTTGAATGCTTTGCTGTGCCTGCATTACGCATGTGCTTTGTACGAGCACATATCGACGGTGCTAAAGGCGCTCATCCGTCTGGTCAGAGTTGGACAGTAGGAAACATCACTGACGAGGAGTATATCCCTGCAAACAATTTCGATCTTTATGGATCGGCATCTAACAATGCAGCTATGCGTCCTTATGTGTGGTCGGATGGTCAGTTTGTTATCAAAAATCAGGGTCAAACACAAGCAGGAACGTCATTTAGTTTAAGCGGTTTTTGGTTCTACTAGAGCATTCTATATCCCTGATCAAAACTGGCGAAGCTGTACTAAACAAGGGCGACAATACTATCACGTTCAATCAGCCATTTCCTGCTGGTATGTATTACAACGGAGTAGCCGTTATTGCCGCTAACGCATCAGATCATGCAAGCGTCAATGGTAGAAGCGTACAGGTTATAGAAGTCACAAGCGACCATATTAAGCTAAGGTTTCTATCCAGCTTTGATTCCATATCGCAAGGTAGCGTTAGATGGATTGCGGTTGCTACTAAGCAGGAGGGATAGCATTCTATATACCAATTTGAAGAATTTGATATTGACAGCGGGAGTGTTTCTCCTGGAACTTGGCTTACGATTGATGCACCAACAAAAGAAGGGTATATAGCAATATCAGCAACCTTTGTTGGAACAATAACAAGTGGAGGTTGGCAATGGATAATCAATAATCCGATATGTTTTCCTGAGTCTAAATTAGCAAAAATACGTGTTGTAAACAATAACAATGCAAATGCTGCAATACTAGGTAAAATAATTGTCACGTATCTAAAATCTAAGCTTAACAATGATTCTCAATAAAATAATTGAAAAACGAACAAATGTTCGAACTCAATAAAATAATTGAGCAAAAAAAATAACCCCCTCAATTGAGGGGGTTTTAATTTTAATAACGCAATACCTGACCAGGATAGATTGTGTAAGGTGAAGAAATACCATTCTTAGAAGCAATGGTTTTCCAATTTACGCCTAATTTCTGACCAATCTCTGACAAAGTATCACCTGATTTAACCGTATAAGTATGGTTAGAAGCAGATGAGCCAGAAGAACCAGGAATGGTGAGACGTTGACCAGGATAAATCAAGTTTACGTTAGTAATGCCGTTAGCAGATGCAATAGCATTTACAGTAGTACCGTAAGAAGATGCAATTCCTGATAAAGTATCGCCAGACTTTACGGTATACATTACGCCAGAAGAACCGCCGCCATTTACAATCTTCATAACCTCATCGTAGCGTGAACCTAATACGGTCTTACGCAAATTGCCATTACCGTAAACACCTTCCCAGGTTTCATCAGCTAGGGTAGAAGCAGAAGAATTAGAAATATGGTTAATCATTTCTTGTACTTCATCGTAGCGTGAACCTAAAGCCTGCTTACGTGCATCACCATTACCATAGTCACCTTGCATTACCTTAGCAACAAGGTCAATAGTACGACCTTCTGGGTCAGAGCCTGTTTCTGGGGTAGAAGGTGTAGGAACAGTAGCATTACCAGACGGGTCTGCATACTTCATCCATGCTTCAGCGTCCATGTAAGCCTTGTTAAGGTCAAGGTTTCCGCCGTAGCCATTCAATCTACCAGCAGATGAATACTGACGGATAGCACAGCTATAAGCACCTTCATTCCACGGAGTATCCTGATAGCCAGTAGTATTGTTATTTGCATACTGTGCAACCCATGTACCAGCATTTAAGCCTGATGCAGTGTCCCAGGGAAATACTGACTTAGAAGAATAAATCAAAGGCGTTACGTTTGTTCTATCCTTTACTCTCTGACAGAATTGGCGCAAATACTCAACGTTGCCCCATGCACTGTTTTGACCAGATTCCCAGTCAGCACACAAAATACCTTTACCAATCCAATTGAGAATTGAATCTACAAAATGATCAGCTTCTGCTGTAGCATTGCCGCCAGAAATGTAATGATAAACGCCAAAAAGCTTACCAGCACTAATACACTGTTCTACCTGACGAACACAGTCGGGTGAAACATATGATGTACCCTGGGTAGCCTTGCAGATTACAAAATCTGATGGAACTACAGCTAGGTTGATGCCATTTTGCCAATTTGAAACATCAATACCGTTCATTGCCATAATTCGTTTTCTCCTTTCTTTGCAAAGAAACATACTTCAATTTTAAAAGTAGTTTTCTATATCGCAATATGAATTAGAAGATTGTTCTAGTTTGGTAACTGCAAAAGATAATTTCAGCGTTGTAGAAGCTAGAGTATTAAAGCTTGGTAACTTAAAAATGCTTTATATTTATGTTTCTTGTTCTAGCTTGCTAAGCAGTGGTACTAATATCAATGCGTTTAGCGTTTCTGGGGAACTTATTCCAAAACAGAAAATACCAATAAGTTCTGACACCGTAACTGGTTATATAGGTACAAATGGTAATTCATGGATGACACTTCAGGTAGCAAGATCATCTAGTCAAAACATAGGTTGTTGTACATGTTTTTACATTTAGTTTTCTATATCCCACTACTCAACAACCGAAACACCAACGGGCAAAACCTGGATTGATGGCAAGCCGATCTACTGTAAAGTGATCAAGTTCGGCGCGATGACAGGCAACAATCGGTATACCATAGCGCATGGTATTTCTTACGACACTATAGTGTCCTTTAGTGCTATTGCCCGCAACTCCACTAATAGTTACTTACCTCTTGCGCGTGTTGGATACAATGGCGACAATCAGATAGATGCGTCCTTAAACGGTTATGCGTATATCACTCCTGATAATGCAATCATCATTGGAGGCTCGCAGACCAACTACACAGGCGCTACCGTAATTATTGAGTACACCAAGGCTTAACTAAGTTTATACCCGATAACTTTAGTGATACCGAGTTTGTCCTGTTTTCGTCTTTCCATAGTGCCGTTGTTCGTAAAACCAAGTTCACCAACAGCATGGTCAGTGTTTAACGTGCATTGCGTTCCTGATATATTCATACCTTTATAAGCGAACCATAAGTAACCATAAGAAGTTGACGATGTTGCATTGATTCCGATGGTTTTCCCATTCGGATCAGCAATCCTTTGGGAACCACATATGCCATCATCGTGCTTCCAAAAGAACTCTAAGTAGTCGTAATTCGCCGCAGAATCGGAGAGCGTAATTGCGTCCTTGGTGCCTTGCTCGCTTTCAAAAAGAGTTTGGGATATAGAATCCCAGTTAGCTTCTAAAGTCGATAATCGCTGGTCAATCGCGTCTCCATCAATAATTAACTGTGTGTCACCGCTCGTATTTTTGCCATATACTTTACCCATATTTTTAACTCCTTTTAGAGGTGCTTTTAAAAAATTATAGTAGATAGTTTTCTATATATCAAAGTAAAACATATTCTAAAAGTTTGACAATTGGAGCTGGTGCAACAGGAGACTTTTCAGCAACTCTTGATACACCTGGTGGATATATGCCTGTAGGGGTTACAGCAATAACAACTGGGCAAGTAAAATGGACACTCGTTCAGTTCGAAATCAATGTTGAAAATAACTACCTAGTTGCTTCAATTCATAGTGTTGACACTTCTAGCAGAACATCAACTGTTGCTATGTCAGTAGCGTTTATAAAGGTGAGTTAGCATTCTATAGGCTTTTATTTTGGTGTTCAAAGCGTAGATACTGGCAACATAGATTCAAACGTAAGTTCTTGGCAAACAATTCCCTATGTAGAGGGATATTTACCTGTTAGTGTTTGCTTTGTTGGATATTACACAAATGGTTCAAGATGGATTGTAAGTAACCCTATGGAAATAACCGATAATGAAAGTCACATAACGTTAGTAAGAATGTTTAATAACAATGATACGGTTTCTGCTGCTAAAGGTGATTTAGAGATTATATATATAAAAAGATCGTTGTTTGAAAACCTTAGCTAGTTTCAGTAGGTACAGCAATAAGAGTAACGCTATCGGGAGCGTCAGAAACATCACCAACGTATACTTCTTTAGAGTTCTGCATAGCGGTGTTAATCATCGTTTGAATTTGGGTTTGGTCCAAGTATTGAGCAGGTGAATAGTCCTGTAAAATTTCTTTAGTATTAGCATCACGTCTGACTACAACAGGTGTTGGAATACCGTTAACAACTTTAACCCCATACATAATTTCTTGTATGGGGTGTGAAGTATCATCTACTACATAACCATTAGAAAGTAGTACGTCTATGCCTGTTGTGCTTTCTGACATTAGTCTACGTGAATTTCTTTCATCTCACCGTTGATATTTTTAATTCTAAGACCGCTCACGTGCTCCCAGCCGTCCGTTTCTAAAGAATTAGGAGAGTTAATCGCTTTTGAGTAAACTGCCGCCTTAGAAACGCTTAGATTCCTTCTGGCGTATATTTCAACACCTGCGTAAGAACCAACGTAAGCTTCTTCATCTAAAGGATTATCACCAATCTGTTCTAATCCTAACATCTGATAAAGCTGCTCTAGTGGTATGACTTTTACAGTATCGTCATACTCATTGCGTCCTACATATTGTACCTGAACTTCATCATCACCAACTTCAAGCACAATCATTTTTTTATATACGCCGCCTGGCATAAAATACGGGTCTGAAAAATCTTCAGGCAAGAATTCTGCGCCAGGTTTAATATCATCGTAATTCAACGTTTATCACCAGCCAAAAAAGCAAGACTAAATAAAGCAGCAACCATAACAGTTAAACAAGCTTCTACTACACCTTGTGAAGCTATGATAACAGCTATGATTGCTATAACAATAAAAGAAGGAAACCTAATATCTTTTGTACGCCTTGAATTTTGAGCGATCTTCTTATAACGCTCGTATGCCTGTTTAGTAGTCATTGTAAAAACCTACTTTCTGCCCTGTAAAAAAGCATAAAGAAAAATAGGCGGTTTCGCTAGTTACTAAAGCAGGCTTACTCTTTTTATAAGTCCGTTTTCTTCTTTGTAAATACCGAACTTATTTACTAATGATTGAATATCCTTGAAGTACATGGTAGGTCCGTCATTCATAGCTACAACAATATAGCCATTAGATACTGAAAACACATCAGCTTGAAACTCAAAACCATTTTCAAAGAAATACACCTTGTTGTCATAAGGTATAAAAGTATCGTTACCTTTCCAAACAAGCGTAGCGTCTAAAATTTCGTATTTAGTCATTGTATTTTCTCCAAGTCTAACCTCGATGTGATTCTTGCCTGTAAGTTTCTTTCATCAAAGCAATGGTTTACTACTGTAGCTTTGTGCTTCTTGCCATTGAGTACGTATTGAATGGTGTTTCGTTTACGACCAATAACTTCAATGATCTCACCATCAAGGGTTTTATACTTCTTACCCACTTCAAACTTACTAGCCATAATTTAACCTCCTTATACAGCAAGGTTAGCATTTGTAAAAATATGTGTAAAGTAAAATGTAAAAGAAAACTGCACGATGCTTTAGACGTACCAAAGAGAGAGGGAGAAAATAGGCATAAGCACCGTGCAGCTATATTTATTATTTACGATGATTCTGTTTTTCGATACTGACAAAATAAAAAGGTCCTTATAGGACCTTTAAGCATATCCATACCAACAAACGATATGCGGGGTTACTCCAATTAAAGGGGTCTTAGCATGTCATCGTAACCCTTCCACCCTATAGCTTGTTGTATTTTCTAAACTTATTGCGCTTCTTAAAGCGCCTGTATTTTCTGCTGTAAGTTCTTAGAATTTCGTCTAACATTAAGCAGTTTGTTTGCTCAACAGTTTCTGGGAGGGTAGTCAGATAAGGGTAATGTTTCTTATCGTCTATCAAAGTTTTAAAGATTAAATCTAGCGCGAATTGAGCATCTATAGGAGGGTCGCATAGTTCAGACTTATTGCCTTTGTACCAATTATCAATTTGGCTTTGAAACCCTTCAAAAGATATTTCTTCGTCCCATTCCATGACTACCTTCTAAAAAAATGGTGCGCCTGGTAGGATTCGAACCTACAACCTTCAGATTAGAAGTCTGCTTCTCTTTCCGTTGAGATACAGGCGCAAATAATGTAAAGCTTTAACCCTTAACCTTGTCTTTACTGACAGACACCCAATATTGTCTACTAGTCCGTCTTCCCTCGCCCGTTCGCTGGTACTTTATGCTGTATTTTCCCTGCAAACACTAAGCCCGTGCTCTGTGGTTAACAGCCTATCACGCTGCTCCACGCACGTACTCTTTGCTTTAACAGCAATCAGCAAAGAGGTGATTAAAGACCCTCCTAACTTTTTGAGCCTATAGAGACAAAGAAAGTAGGAGGGCGAGTTTATACCTTGCGTCCTCCTACTAACGATTAGGAGGGTTTTTGAACCCAAAAACAATATACGAATTGTAAAACAATTTGTCAATTAAAAATTGAGAAAATGTGATAATCTTTACTTACCAAATAGGAGGAATCATGAAAGAACTTGATAGCAAACTTATAGAAGACGCTAATATGATTAGCTTTTCTGGTCGTACAGGCGATATGTTTAATGAGGATTATAAAAACGCCTGTAAAGTCATTGAACAGCTTGGTGATGATAGTTTATACGATGATGCTTATAAACTATTTACTAAAGCCTTAGAAGCAAATGCGTCATGGGTATCACCTATTGTTGCTGGTCCTTCTAAATACAAACAAAACGATAAAAAGCTAGACCGTATCATTCATATAAACCAAGATATTGCAGATTTTATAGACGAACTTAACGAAAAGTTAGAAGTTAAGAAAAAGCGTGATGCTGGCGTTAGTGAACACGATGAATTTGTTCAAAAGAAGATAAAAGAAGCTATAGCTACCATTCGCTTTGTTGGTGATCTCAATAAACCACTTTGTTATGAAACTATTCTTGAATTAGCTGATATTGATATAGAAGCATTTAAGAAGCTATACAGAACTTATGACAAAGTATACGGAATTTCAAAAAGATCAAAGGTATATAAACGATATAAATTAAGCATCTAATATATCGTTTATACGATCTTCTTCTTGAATAACACCATCGCGTACTAGTTCTTCTCTAGTACGCCCACGCCCAAGGCGTTTATAATCTTCTTCAATAACTTCAAAGTCAATATCATTAATGGTTGAGGTCTGCTCAATAGGTATATCGGTAATATCTATCTTCATGCCCATTGTTTGTGACCTAGAAACGATTTTTGCGAGTTGTTCGGGGGATACAACACTTTTAACAGCTTCACTAATAACAGCCAAAGCAGTATAAAAGCCTTGCTTATCACCATCGGCAAGCAAGTCTTTTTCTTTCTGTTGTTCTTGAAACCTTTGCATAGCGTCTATAAGGTTTACCATCTCATTTACGTTTTTGGGCTTTAGATACCCTCTAGCAACGTCCATAGCACCTTGAATAAACATTGTTTGAAGCATTGATTCAGCGGTAATTCTAGGTGTTTCACCATCTTCATTTACAACACCTTTCATGATGATACCAGTCTCTACAGCCGTTTCTTTTAGCTTGTGGTTTCTCATGTGGTTTTTGATAGTGTCTACATGAAAATGAGTTTTAAATGTTCGGTTTACTTTTTTGGTAAGTTCGGTCCAAGGTAATGCAGCACCAACGATGCATTGCATCTCTATAGCATCACGTTCAGGGTGATTGCATATAGAACAGCGTGTTCTTTTTTCTTTTTTCTTCTTAGTCATAACCAAACTCCAAATAAAAAGGGTAGTTGCCTACCCTTCATTTTAGCCGAATTCAAGTTTAAACATATCTAAGAGCGAATTGTTATCATAAGTAAACCCGTACAAGCATTGCAGCAAGTTTAGATGAAATACTCTTATCATTCGCTCGTAATCTTGCTCGTAGTTATTCTCAAATAAGAATTCTACATTACAACCTACTGTTGCTTCATTTTCATCTGGTTTTTCTATTTTATGCTCTTTAGCAAAGGTTTCAACGCTACTAATTTTGTCACCTTTTACAACTACACTTAATGTCGCTACCAAAAATGGTTCTACGCCGTCAACCTCATTTATAAATTGCAAAAGTTCAGCATCAACCTTTTTCACATAGCAGTGATCTCTTTCTAGTGACAGAAAAGAGCCTACCCTACCCATAAGATCATCGGCTATCAGTGGTAGTTGTTTTTCTATAAATGCTTTGTCCATACTCTCTCTATTCTCTCACCAATCCATCTAATGACAGGTACTGCCATAGAGTTACCTAACGCCTTGTAACGCCTTGAATCTGATGCTGGCTTACCTTTATAGGGAATTTGCGTATACCCGTCTGAAAAGCCCTGTAAACGCTCGCATTCGGTAGGAGTTAAGTATCTTACTGTATCTTCTTGCAAAACTACAGGACTAGAACCACCAACTTTTAACGCACCGCAAAGTTCTTCGTTGCAAGAAGCTTTAGAGGTTAAATCAGCTAGACAAATAACAGCGTGTCTATCAGTAGCAGTAACAGTAAACGCACCATCAATTTCAGGGTTTCTCACACCTGTATGATGTCCGCCATTTTCTAGCTTTCTACCTATGATATTGCCTGCTATCTCATAGCAGCTTTCTCTAAGGCTCGTTCCATTCTTATTGGCAATTTCCTTCCTCGCGTCCTTACTCTCTTTAACACCCCCCCCACACTCTTCGGGGTCAAACAATACTTCTGCGCTGGTTGTGTCTCCAAGGCTTCCGACAAGGTAGATACGCTTGCGTCTCTGGGGTAATCCGAAAAATTGCGCATCCAATACTCGCCACGATAAGCAATACCCGCTTTCTTCCAACCCCCTAAGCAATTGTCCGAAAGCATTCCCGTGTTCGACCGATAACGCCCCTGGGACGTTTTCCCAGATGAGAAACTTAGGCAAGATTTCGTGAATACATCGAATGTATTCGAACATAAGCCCTGATTCTCCTTTAAGCCCTTCTCGCTTTCCTGCATATGAGAATGACTGGCAAGGTGTTCCTCCGATAACGATGTCTGTTTTTCCACGGTATTTGCTCCAATCAATTTGGGTTGTATCACCTAAGTTAGGTACGTTTGGATAGTGATATTTAAGTAATTCACAGCAGTAATCATCAATTTCAGAAAATGCTACAGGCTCCCAACCCAAAGGCTTGAAAGCTACTGTAGCTGCTTCTATACCACTAAAAGTAGAGATGTATTTTAGGTTCATTTCGTAAATCCAATTTCTTTTTCTTTTAACTTTCTTATAAAGCTGTTGATTTCGATATTATACGAATTCATACCGTTGATTTCATAAAGGACAACATTTACCTTACCGTCAACCTCATAACAATGTACAAAAGAACATTCCTTACCATAGATAAGGAAAACAGAATTTTTATAGTCACAGATTTTGGAGAGTTCTTCTAACGCTTCATTTGCATTATCGAACGAACCTCGTTTGTTTAATTCCTTCAATGATTTCATTGTTAACCCTTCTTATAAAAGGGGTGTATTTACACCCCTTATAGATTCTTTTTCATATAAGCTACCCTAGTACCAGTTGACACACCAGAGCTATAAACAATATCAAATACAATCATGTTTTGGGCGTGAACGATCTTTAAGAAGCCACCCATAGCTTTAGATAACTTAGATGCGTTTTCCATATAAACAGGGTCGTAAACGCCTGGCTCAAAGGTTTCTTCTTCACGGTAGGTAAGATTCTTTAGAGAATCATGAGAAAGATACCTACCTTCTTTAAAATCATGTTCAATAACCCACTTACCAATCTTGCAGCAGGTATCAGTGATCTCAATGTTATCTGCACCCTTGATACGATTAAAAATATCAGCGTCTAAAGAAAATGGCTTATCACCAAGTTCTTCATAGTTGGCTTCGATAGTAACCAACTGGTATGAATCCGTAGCAACAAGAAAACCGCTGCCGTCATAGAAAACGGTACTTAGCTTGTCGTCTGGGAAAGTATTCTTCTTAACAAAAGATTTGAGTGCTGAAAGAGTTTTGCCTGTAATTAACATAATGACCTCCTAAAAAGTTGATGAATTCAGTATAGCATATTTTCTTAATTTTTCTTTTACATTTTAAGAATAAAAAAAAGAACGGGTGATATTCACCCATTCTTATCTTCTAATACGACTTCTATTCAGTTTTACAGTAAGTCGATAGTTTTTGACTTCTGATCTTCGATCTCTTCTTTTAATCTTTCGTTGCGTGCCAGAAGCAAACAAATAATGGCTAAAGAAAATAAGAACAACATTAGTAAAACAATCGAAAAATTAAAGAAGAACGAATCCATTTATACCCCTGTAAAACGATATTTTGTTGTCAAAAAGTTTATATCACATTTTACCTAAGCATTTATCGCAAGTTCGCTGATTTTTAAATCTAGGCTTAAACATGTTTCCACATACCTTACATTTGCGTTCACTCTTTTGCAATTCAGATACTTTTAGTTTTAGATCCGCCCAGGTTTTTACCTGGTCTATATTTTCGGCGTTGTATTCTCCACCCCTGTGAGCCAAGTTATTCATAAGAAGTAATTCGCTTCTTGATACCAAAAGCAAATTGTCAGGGTGAAAATTAAACACATCTCTGTCTTTGAAAATCACAACATGATTTTCAGGTACTTCTTTATGATGTGCTCTTTGCCATATGTAAGCAGCCTTACTAATAAAACTTTTATTAGCATTTTTTTTAATTTGTTCGTTTACTTTTACTTGTATAACTCCTTCTTTAGACAGTCTTTCATAACCAATATACTGTGTGTTTTTTGGCTTGTACCCCTTCTTGAAAAGATTCTTTTGTATGTTTTCAAGTTGTTCCTCGCCGTAATACTTTTTCATTTCTTCATAAGGCATATTTTTATTCCAAGGTGTAAAACCCTTTTTGAAGCGTCCACCATTTACACCATTTTTTAAATGCAGTGTTACTTTTCTATTTGCTAACATTGCATCGGTTATCCTAACGCCAAATTTTTCATAGAAGAGTTCTATAACTTCTTTGTTTGGTCGACCAGGAACAACTTCTTTTAAGAATTCATCGTATTCAGGGTGTTCAAACCATTTCACCCTACTAGCCATTAGTTAGCAGTCCAAATCAGATAATCATTCTCAACAGAGATTTCAAATGATTTAATTCCATACTCTTTGGCTACAGCGTGCTCAATCCTACAACCCCGCGCTTTGTACCAGTCAGTATCAAATACCGCGATGTCAGCTTCTGCAATCTTAATAATAGATTCGCCCAAGCAGTAGATACTTTTGTTCTTAGTTTCAAGTGATTCAAAATCAGAAACGTAAGTATCAATGATTTCAGCATCAGGGAATTTAGCAAGAATGATATTAGTAATACGTTCAGTGTTTTGTTTGATTTCTTCTGGCGTTTTGCCATTCATCATCTGAGAAATAAAAGCCTTCACTATTTTACCCCCGTAGAACCGTAGCCGTTTTCTCCACGTTCGCTATCGGATAGTTCATCTACCTCATGAAAATTAGGCGTAACATATTCCATAAATACAATTTGAGCGATTCTGTCCCCAACCTCATAAGTAAACGGCTCTGTGCCAAAGTTTCCTAATACAACCCAAATTTTACCGCGATAATTAGCGTCAATAGTGCCTGTAAGCACAAAAATACCTTTCTTAGAAGCTAAGCCGCTCCTAGACTGAATATGACCGTACAGATGACTTGGTATCTCCATAGCTATACCAGTTGGGATCATCTTAAATTCACCTGGTAAAATTTCACCTTGTTCAGATGCTTTAAGATCAGAACCAGCATCATAAAAATGCTTTCGTTCTGGTAAAGAACCATTTTCATATGTTTTTACACGAATATTGGCTTTAATGACGTTTTTTATTTCGCTAGTTTTCATTATCAAATCTTTTAATTCGATAGTTTTCATTATCAAATCCTTCGTATACTTCTATTGGAGCAACAACAGTTTCAATTTCACCATCTACAATCTTAACATTGCAGTTAGGACAAGCTAAATTTAATTCGTTAAAACTGTGCGCTATGTCTAGCTGCTCAACAATTTCAGGCGGTAATTCCTCACGACAGTACCCACAAAGCCATATAGCGTATTCGTCTAAATAGCCATCATTTTGCACTGCTCCAACGACAAAGACAGGCGTTGCTTTAATCATTTTACCCCTTCTTTCTAAAATCTCGATTATTTTATTGAGATAGAACAAATGTTCTAGTTCAATTATTTTATTGAGGTTTATTCTACTAAGAATTTAAAAGTTCTTTTGCAGCTTCTTCTTGCGCTTCTTTAATAAGGTTTCGCTTAATAGAACGCTTAACAATTTTATCAGCAGCAATCTCTAAAATCTCGTCAAGGTGATCATCGAAGAATTTAGATATTTCGTCACTGACGAACTTTTTCATATCTACAACCTCAACATCTTCATAAAAGGGATACCCGTAAATATCGTTTTGATTGTTCTTGGGTACTTTTTCGATCTTATGAGGAAAAGCTTTCAAGGCTTTTTCTACAAGTATGTTTTTAACTTCTTCTTTAGCTTGCTTTTCAATATATTCCTCAATCATCTTTTCAGAAAATGGTACGTTTATTGTAATTGGTACATTCATTGTTTAATCCTTATCAAAAACACCATATTTGTCGTTTATCACAATATCTCCTGTACAGTTTGTCGCAATTGTGTCTGGTCTATCAAGATTACCTGTACAGTTATTTGCGGTTGTATCTTGTTCGACAAAGTTGTGAGCATAAATGCTGTATGAAAGTTGAAAGTCGTTATTTGCCATTGCAAAAACTTCTTGTAAACAGTTAGCCATGCCATTAATGCCGTACATAACAGTATTTTCTAAGATTTCATCACCTGCATTTGGAGACTTGTCTTTACGCTTTCTCATTTTAGATTCGTACTTTTGAAGCTTAAGAATAAGTTGTTCATACGCTTCACCAATTTCTAAAGCAAGCACAATAGCTTTCTGTTCTTCTTTAGAAAAGGTAGTAGAGTTGCCTAAGAACCTCTTAATAGAACGACCAATAACATTTTCTTCTTGGTTAGTTTCTTTATTTTTCATCGCATTTAACCTCGTCTAGTTTTCCTGATAAATACATTTGCATAGCAGCCATAGCTATTCTTGAAACATGAAAATACCAATCATCAAAATCTCTTTTACCCCCTTTTTCGACACCTTTCATTTGAGTTAGCATTTCACGCAAAGCATCAAGATCATCTTTCATGCTTTCTTTGCAAGATTCTGTAAATTTCCAATCATTACTAAATTGGAACATTTGAAAAGTAGTAGCACTAGAATCTAGTGCTACTTGCGCCTTATTCATACTTTTCTCCTTTAGCATCAATAATTGTTGGTTTTTTCGGAATAAGCATTAATCACTTTTTCAAGAACAAGTTCAGTCTCATCACCTTTGGAGTAATAAACCCTCACAAGCGTTTTCTTTTCATTCCTAATAGGGATAAGCGACACACGAACACTATCAGCTTCATACATACGCTTAATGACTTCACTCAACGTAAAGATTTCAGTATAATCATCAATGATTGCGCGTTCTGCTGCATTCTTGGGTTCTAACATCGTTCCTCCTAAAATTGATACACCAAAAAAGGTTCATCGTTTTCGTTAAAGCTGTAAACACAGAAACAGCCAGTGTATATGTCAAACTCGCAAGCACAGCCATTTTCAAGACCGAACAAATCTTCAAAGGTATATTGAATAATTTGATACTGCTTATAAAAGGCGTTCCAAACATACTCTGGGCAATCCTGGGGCAATGCTTTCCAGGAACGGTATGAATCTTCAAACTTTTTAAGAACCATACGCTCGGTTTCATTCTTTGCTCTAATCATGGTTAACTCCTAAATGCTCGTCTCTTTTAAAAGATTGTTCTTAAAGAAGTTGTTTTTGTAAGCCAACCAATTAGGAATAGAAACCTCTACCCAGTTGCTTACGCCTGATTTGATTTCTTCTTCACTGAACAAACGGTTCTCGTCATAGTAGGGTTCAAGTTCGGTAATAGTCGTTTGAGACTTTGGCAACCAAACAACGCCATACTCTTTGTTAGAGTAGGAGTAATCATGCGAAACCGAATACTTAACACCAAAGGCTTTTTCAGTTTCAATAAAATCATCTTTGAGAGCGTAGAAGCTAAAATCTGAACGCTTCATGATATTTCCTCCTTTAAGTTGGTAAAACCATTGTAGCATAATTTTCTTAATTTTTGTTTTACATTATGAAAATATAAAAAATAGAGGTAGTTTTACTACCTCTACTCATTGTCGAATCTTTCTTCAAGGTCGAATACCGTTTTGCCGTCCCTTCTAAAGGGAATATCTATTCGACTTTGTAACCCTTTTAACCTTTCCCAGTAAAAGGGGAGATATTTTCTGATAGCTCGCAACTCTTTCAGGTTTTTGTTTCTACAACACCAACAAGAAGCACGATCTAAAACATCATATAAATCAATGCCGTTTTCATTCCAATCAAACCCATGTTCACGACAATACTGTAAACAATCTTTTTCAGTCATGCCCCATTCAATCAAGGGATAAATCTTATTAGGTTTGATTCTATGTTGTTCGTCTGCTGCAATACCTACATACTCCACATACTCGCCCAGGCTCTTTTGATATTTGTCTATAGCCTGGTTTTTGATGGTAGTCATCCATCTGGTATTAGCACCGCACCAATCATAGCCATACTTACATGTACCGTCTCTTTTATTGACTGGTTTAGCAAACATTAACATTAGAAAAGATTCTTTAGGTTCAAGTCTTACTAGTTCGGCTCCGTATTCTTTAATAATCGGTTCAGCTTTATCAACATTTCTTTTTACTGATTCAAAATTCATGCCCTCATCAAAGTTAACAACCTTAGTAAGAGGTTTGTTTTCTTCAATGAGTTTCAATACCATTGCCAAGCTATCCTTACCGCCTGACAGACTTGCAATAAATTCCATAGCACCATGTGCAAAACCTTTGCAACATGGATACCTTAATTGGCTTCCCATGCCAGCGTAGAATCTACGCCAACGCTACTAGATAAGGTTTACAGTGAGTTAGCCACCCATCACACCGACCACAGTTTACTGTGGTTTCGCTACGTCCTTTCTTCTTTGCAAACTACAAAATAAAAAATGTTTATAACTATCACCCCTTACCCTCAATAATCTCATCACAAGTATCTAAGAGTTTTTCATACCCCAGGAATTCAATAAGTTCTTTTAAACACTTGGGACAGAGCCTACCGTGAATATGAAAACATGCTTATACCCTATGTAAATAACGTTATATTTCGATTCAGGTTCGTACTCTGAATTTCCGCTATCAACTTCAAACAAATTATTACATCTGCTACATGTATATGTTTCGATCATAACCTTTTCCCTAGCTTAGGTGCTGATACTTCATACCCCAAAGCGTTAGCTAATTTGTTCATTTCTAAGAAGCTAAGGTTTTTAGACTTTAGAATTACTTGAAGTTCTTCAAGTGAGATATTTAACCTATCAGCATATTCTTTTAATGTCATACCTTCATCGTCAACAAGAAACAGTATTTGCTCTATAAAGTTTTGGGTAATTTCTTCTGCAATTTCTTTCGCAAGTTCATCAGCGTTTTGTTCTTTTGTATCAATATCAAAGGCATGTAACAAGTCTACCTTCTTAATGTCATAACAGCCATTGAAAGACACATTTAAGAACTTCTTTATTGCAACAGCATAAGAGTGGTTCATTACAGCATAAACGGGGCGTTCACGGAAAAAGATTGCTTGTCCATCTACTGTTTTCGAACCCTCAACAATCACGTAAACAAAAGATTCTTTCATGTTCGTTCCTTACCAAAAATCAATACCCTCATACTGATCAGCAATCATTCGTTTAACCTCTCCTGGTCCTCCAATAGCACTGATTTCACTCCACGTAAGATCAAACGACCTTACAACTTTTTCCTCAATGTCTACAGCCCAGCCATCATCAATAACATCATACATTTCTCTGATTTCATAATGATTGACGTGTTTTAATCCATCGACTTTTACTGTGCAAATGGTCCTTAGATATTGCAATTCCATTGTTATTTCTCCTTGGTAGACGTGATTAAATAATCTTCTTTAAATTTATCAATCCATTTCCTTACTTCTTCAGTAGGAGAATTTTGCAACTTATAAATGTAGATATCAAAAGTCTTAGTATTGATGTACAGAATAATGTCTGGTACATCGTCTGAAAGAACAATCTTATAAGACGGGTTTTCAATATCGCTTTCGTTCATTGTTCCACCTCATGTTTATAAGTTATTCGTTCTTGCAACCGCAATAAGGGCAACAAGAAAGATGATCTTCAAGTGTATGAAACTCTTTTCCGCAACCAGAACAGGTGAACTCATTAGCACCTCGTGCAATGTAAGGAAAGTTCTTTTTAATGTATTCAAGGTCCTTACATCTGAAAAAGAATGGTTCATCAATAACAAGGTTCTTTTTATTAAATAATTTATTGAACAATTTCATCGCTAACCCCTTAAATAATATAGTTGAAACTACCGCACGTTTCGCCTACAAGTTTTTCATCGTACTTACCGTTGCTTTCGGTTAAAGAACAAGCACCTTTGCATTCGTCGCAAGGGTCTTTCATAAAATAAAAGCAGTTGCCGCATGTTGCTGTGTATCTGCCTTTGAATTCATCAATGATTGGAAAGACTGTGTTTCTAAGAAAGCTTATGCGATTTTCAAGTTCGCGTTCATCTACACAGTCATTAATACAAAGAGCCGAATACAGCTTGCCGCAAAGAGCATCATAGTCTTCAATGACTTTTGATCTCTCTACCATGTTATCCATAACCAAACCTCCTAAAAAAAATAAACCTCCTATTTGCAGGAGGTTTAATCTCCATAATCAAATAATATTTGATTAAGGTTTTAAAATCTATATTATTTTACAAATTTACTTAATTATTTTCTTACACTATTAACCCTTAGCTTTACTCCACAATTAGGACAGCGTTTTAATTCATAGTCCTTGTTTTCAAACCAACCAGCAGAACACCTTTCGCACGAATAGCACTGATACCCTTTACTAGGCTCACCGTGCTTAATCTTTTTATATGTCTTTTCTTTCATAGCAAAACCTTAGATAGGGAACGAATACTATTAAAGTATAGACTTATGTCAAGATCAGCAAACCTACGATGAATACCATCACTAGCAGAACGAATATAAGAACATCATCAATACCAGGCTTATTCATGGATACCCCTATAATGTGATGGTTCTTTTACCTCTTTTAGAAGTAATGCCCCGCAATAAGGACAATATTCATAGTCGGGGTTTATATGACTGTCACAATGAGAGCAGGTATATGAAACAGTCCAACGGTCGCCTTCAAATAAAGGTTTAGGACCATGCACCCCATGTTGTGTGACAACTTTAGCTACTAGCGGTTCATCTTTTGAAAGCATTTTCTAGCGTCCCTTCTTTTTTACAACATTCCAATCTTTAAGGCTTTGTTTATTATTCCGCTTTGTTCCTGGTATGTTTTATCGTCTTTTAAAAATTCTTCTGCCATGTCAACGATCTCAACATTGTTTGCCCAGTTATCATCAAAATCATTAAACAATTCTTTGCTCTTATGTTTTCTACAATCGTATTTGCTGCAAATATAAGGGCGTACAGGATACACCTTGCATAATTTAGTATCTAAGTCCAAGAATGGACACATTACAGGTTGATAAACAGGCTGAATGCCGTTTTTGGCGATATATTGTTTAATCACCTGTATCTCAATTCTTGTTACTGGTAAGAATTCGCTACAGCATTCTCCACAGCCTTTACAGGGGTGATTATAAGCAGTTACCTCTTTTGGTATTTCAATTTTGTTTGATCTAATCATTTTTAACACCTTTGAGTTGGATATAAAATTACCCATCAATGATAACATTGCAATGGGTAGGATTAAATAATTATTTTAATTATTTTCTTACAGTTTTATTCAGATTAGGGAATGGGTAACCATGCTTTAGCTTTTCTATATTGCCCTCTTTTTCCGTAACTTACGGGTACATAAAATTCTGGTAGCAGATTACCGTCTTTATCTTGGCATCTAAGACCCACAAACGGATAACCTTTAGAACCTTTCAGCAATACAGGTGTTTTAGCTTTAGGTTGGTCCTTAGTAACTTCTTGCCATTCTAAAAATTCCATATCTTACGCCCACATTCACTACAGTATTTTGGAGTTTCTTTATTAGTGGTTATCATTGTGTGACCACACTCTAATTCATGTTCGTAATAGTCAACATCACTAAATTCGATGTGATTACATGACGCTTCATAGGTGTTTCTATCATCGTGTTTGTAGATACCGTAATAGCCTTCACCCTTTTTATAAAGACAAATAGCATCAAACATAGATTGGTAAAGACTATATTCTGGGTCGCCTGCGCCTTCTATGGCTTCAAAAAGAGAATCTTGAAGTTTGTCAAAATCAATCATTGTTGTTCCTTTTATATAAGAATACTTGTATAGCGAGTTTTAGCTTAAAGGGTAGAGCAGCAAGCCTATTTTTAAGACTAGGCTTACACCCTATGAATTCTTCTAAAGGAATCATCTTGTTTCACCATTTGTAATTCTTGCTCCACACTTAGGACAGAACTTCCAATTATTATCAGGCTTGTGTTCTGGGTCGTCATAATAGAGAAAATCGGAATCAGCATCAAAACAGCCACAGCTTAAATCCCAATTAGAATAAATGCATTCGTGACTATCAGGTGTATCTTCGTATTCTTCTCTCCATACCCATTTACAAGTCTTTTCTTTAGCAAATGATTCTTGAAATGCACCGCCGCATTCTCTACAGAAAGAATCATGGTCACTTACAGGGTAGCCACACCTACCGCAATAGTATTCGCTAACTTCTTTATTTTCGTGAACCAGGTCGCCAATTTTAAGACCAACATATTCAACCTTAGGCGAATGATCTTTTGATACTTTGTTGGCTTTTTCACTGTTCGTTTCTCCTAAGTTTTGCAGCCATTCAAGAAGTCTGTTTGCTTCATCTTTGTAAACAAATGCAGGATCATTGCCATTAACTTTAACGTAAGCAGCTCCGTCACTTCGAATAACAATGCTATTGAGGTTATTTCGATCAAATACTAAGTCATAATCACCATCAAATGTGTACTCCCCTGTTTGTCTTTTTGGAACGTGAAGCCTGAAATATCTGCTCATTACTCTACCTCACAATAATCGTTATCACGCTCATTGGCTCTTGTATTCCATAGCTTTGCGGCTTCTTCTTCTGTATGTGCCGCCCACAAATTAAACTCTCCAAGTTTAAGAATACAGTCTTTCTTATGATCAACTTTTACGTCACAAAAAGCATCTTCGTCATGCAGTTCCCCTTCTTCCCAGTAGTCATCATCGGACCACTCAAATCCGATAACATTCCCACCACAAAAAGGACATGGTTTTAGTTCGTTCATTATTTGTTCCTCTCACAGTCATCTATAAAACGTCTTACTTGCTTAGCTAAAAAATTAGTTTCTCTTTCGCATTCTAATTCAGTTCTATCACAGACCCATCTATCTGCTTCATAATGACCATCCCACGAGTGAGCCATATCAAACCCTATGCAAAGCCGACCTCTTTCTCCTTCTGGTAATTCCCCAATAAACGTAATATCTCCGTTTGTTTCAAATTCCCAGTTGTTTGCAGCTTTTTTCACTTGGTTCCAGTATTCCTTTGGAATTTCTACGTATCCACATGGGTAGCTATCAAACGAAAGACTTTTATCCAATCGTCTTATAATGCATGTTAAGCCTTTATTCTTGTACTCTTTAACTATCATCTTTACTACTCTCCCAAAGCTTTTCGTATTTCATTGGCTATCCATCTGGTGTCTTTTTCGTATTCAAGTTGATCTGCTAAATTTATAAGATATTCACGGTCGCACTCGTCCGCGCGTTGGTTCCAATGGCTTTCGGCTTCTTCTCTCGAATCGTATATGAGATTGTAGCCATCTTCGCAAGTGTAAATAGGGCAGTCATCAGATTCATGCACGACTCGGTATCCCAATCCGCTCCACGGGTTACTCTCGTATTCTTCGCCCCTGACATTTCCTTCATCGTCACATTGCACTATTTTTGACTTACAGCCGCAAAAAGGACAAGGTTTCAACTTTTTCATTATTTCGCTCCTGGTGCTTTACTGATTTTTATTCCAAACAAATCCAGTTATTTCTAAACAACTTTTCTGAAGAATACGGTATTTTAACCCAACCATAATACTTTCTTTTGTATGGTCTAAATGCGTACCAAACCCAACCATTTTCTGATTTTCCACAACAAACAGAATCGTATATTGCACCGTTTATAAATTTAGTACCTTTTAATTCGTCACCTTCTCCAATAAATACAGCGGTGAACATTCCAGCACAGTTAATATTTATATCTCTACAATTTTTCCTTGCTTCAAAAGCGTCAAAAAAATCTTCAGCGTCTTGAAAGTTTTTTGAATTAAGGTCTCCACGTTTACAAAACGAACAAGGATCATTTTTACCAAATGAACCGTTTAACATTGAGCAATTCTCACACTTTTTTGAAAACAAATGTTTTATCTTTGAAAACAATTGAGCTGATAGCCTGTCATATAACAATTTTGCGGCTGGCATCTTGTTTTCTTTGAAGTTACGATCTAACACTGTACATCTCCTTCAAGACTGTACTCGTTTATACTGTCTCGAAGCTTTTTAAGGTCATTGGTATCCAAATATCCGATTAAATCGTATGCAAGATTTAAAAGAGAATTATATGCTTTTTTACCACATTCTTTAGCTGAATACCTTCCATCGTCTTTCCACTCTGACACCTGAAAAAGCGCGTACATCATGTCGCCTGCAAGCTCGGCATGGTTGTCGATTGTTTCAAGCAATAAAGACTTCATGTATTTACCCTTCAAAGATATTTCCACAAACATTTTCGATAGTATCAAACAGCAAATCTTCACCAAGTAATTGAGGGTCGTATTTACAGAAGCCAACAAGCCCAAGCTTGCCGTTCACTAAGACCCTATCAGTCATGCAGTTAGGACAGTCTTTGCACAAGGTGTGCTTGCAGAAATAAACTTCACCTTCATGCTGTTCACGATCATAAACAAGAAAGTCATTAGCTGGGTTATCGCTCCACATTGTTTTTACCTCCTTTAGAACCTCAATTATCTATTGAGGATTTTTTCTCAATAAATTTATTGAGATAGAACAACTGTTCGTGTTTGAGTTGGTTTTTTCTTACACAACTATACTAAGTTATAGGGGGTAAAATGTAAAGTAAGAATTAAGATAATTATTAAGATTTAACACCTTGGATAACGTGTCTACCACAGAAAGCGCAATAATTAGGCTTTACAAACTCATAAGAATCGCAACCACATTCGCTGCATCTAAATACGCAAATCTTATACCCGTTTTTAAGTTCCTCGTGGTTAATAAGTTCAAGGTTTGTTTCTTGTTCCTGATAAGGTTTATCGTTCATTTTTGTTCCTTACGCGCTAGTGATGCCTTGTATATCCCAAAGTGTTTATCAGATTGTTTTATAAGAGGTTCATACTCTTTATAGTATTTGGGCTTATTAGTTTGCTTATACTTGCCCAGGCTTTCCATAGCTTGCTTGCGTAAGCTGCGAGCCAATTCCTTATGTTCGATATAGTTCATTTTTTAACTCTATTGCGATTACCAATTTTGATGATTTATAATCAAGATGCTTTTGTTACTCGTATTCCTTCGATTACGTTTTCCTTAGACCGAACCTCGTAATAAAAGCACCCCTTCTTTTAAGAGCGTCAGTTAAGACGCTCTTATTTTTTTATTCTGCCTTTTGCATGCCCAACAGCATTAGCTGTCTAACATGCTCTAAGTCTTTTTCGTATTCAATTCTTACGATCTTCTTTGATGGTATACCCTTCTTCGATTTAATGAGCTTATTCACGTTAGTGCGGTAGCAGCCTGTTAAATTACAAAATTGTTTTACTGTCTCAAACCAGACAATAGACCCATCTTCATAATGGGTAATAATGGGCTTGTTGGTCCTATCAGTGAAGTCATAGTTACCTGTATAGTCTGATTGTCTTAAATAGAGATATTCGCCGTCTCCATTGCGTTTGTTCCTTACATGTTCTTGTATTTGTTTTTCGCTAAGACCAGAAAACTCTTTAACCTGATCCATATAAGTGAATATCTGTTCTATCTCACCTGTGTACTTGCTTATGACAAGTATTGGCTTGTTCATCTTCTTCATTCTCAATCAAAAACACCTTCATTAAATAATCTACCTCGCGCTTCTTCTTAGTAATAGCTTCTGTTTGGAAATAAGCAGCAGACAAGAATACTGTGAGCGCGATGAAACCCAACACATAAATAATATAGTGCATATATTGAGTAATAGAGAAGATTAAAAATAAGAAAGATAAAAGCGTTAGTACGCTAAAGAGCCTAAAGGCTCGCTGGTTGTTTTTGATTGATTGGAGCTTGTTATAAATAAGTCTTTCCTGGCGTGCTTTCATGATATTCCTCCTTTAAGTTGGTATAAGTCAGTATATCACCTTTATCTTACTTTTTGTTTTACATTCTCAATTATTTTATTGAACTAGAACAAATGTTCGTTCTCAATTAATTTATTGAGAATTTTGTTCTTAATACTTTTATTGAGGTTTATTTCAATATGTTTTATTGAGATAAAGCAAAAAAAAATACCCTGGTAAGGAAACGAACCAAAACTTACCAGGGTTATGCATCATAAAGGCGCTTAGAAAATGATGCGAAAAGATTGTATACCATAAAACAGAATCGCGCCAATAGGCACCCTACCTATTGACGCTTTCTTGAAATGGTTCTGAAGTAATTCCTATTTTAGATCATCTTCAAAAGGATTGAAAGAGGATTTATCATACATATTTAATAATTCAGCGATTGATTCAGCAGCAGCATCAAGAACTTCTTCTTTAACTTGTTCTATCTGTTGATCATCTAACTTGTTTAACTCTTTACAGTCCCTTGTGAAGTCGATACCTATATTCAATTCACAATGAAAATGCGCTTCACCATCTTTAGATACAAACTTGCCGTTATATTTGGCTGGTCCTTTGATTTTGATGAATTGCTTTAAATCTTTCTTATCAATCATTGTATTCCCTATCGAACACCGCTAGTCCAGTATCAGTCTCACAACTAATACTCTTACAGTGATTAAGACGATGGATTACTTTAGCTAATTCTTCGATACTCTCTGGCGTTTGATTTCTCAATGTGATTTTAGTCGTAGTGTTTCCATCGTATAGAGTTAATACATACCGATCAGAATTTACTTCTTTCATTCGAATGCTCTTTCCACGATGTTATTAAGATCATCGTCATTGTCAGGGATAGCGATTGATTCTAATTTGATTTCATCACTACCAGTGAGTAAGTAGGTTAGATAAATAGTACCTTCACCCTTATCATCTTCACAGTAAGCGTAGCTAATAAACTCTGTACGTTCGTTAGACTTGCGTCTAATGACTCCAATAAAATCACAGATTCTTTCAGGTACGTTGTTTTCCTCTAATGACTTTCTCCAAGCCTTGATATTGCCTGGTTTGTCATAACAATACGTCTGTGCTGCAATAAACATTGTTATTCTCCAAGTCGTCTTTGGTTAATGCTACATACTTTCCTTTTTCTATCGTGTCATAGTCTTTTGGAACCACGTTTTTATACATAGATAGACTTAGATTAAGCATGTCTACCCTAGAGATTAAGCGTTTCATTTCGTCCAAGGCTCTAAGTAAGGCTCTAGTAGCGTCAGAAAATCTATTAGGAGTTTTACAGCCAATAGAGATAGATAAGCCGTGTACATTAGCACGTGCTACTAACTCTACAGATTCTTCTTTTACTGCATAGATTTTATAGTCTGTAATTTTGCCCCGCGAATAAGCTTCACTAAGCATATTAATTACATTAAGGATTTGGCGTTCTTTACCTTCTAGCCCAGGCATCATTTCAACGAAATGTTTGGCATAATCTAGTTTGTTCTGTTTCACTTGTCTCTCCAAGCACCTTTTACTAATTTATGTGCATAGTTATTAGCTTTTAATAAATCTTCTTGCGCATCACCCTTTAACCCCGCTCGGTCAAAGTATTTAAGGATATTAAAAAGCAATGCAGCTTCATAGGCTGGTAGTCCGTCTATTACTGTCTTAATTTTGTCTGACGTTTCCATGCCGCCTTTGGTGTAATAATCAGGACTGTATACGCTACCCATTTATTGCACCTTCTTTAATAAGGTTATATAGAGTTTGGTATTCATCGTCCATGTTTAGAGTTTCAAGCATCTTTTCAGCCATGATTCTGATTTCCCATTGAGCAGCCTTATCACTTCTTAATGCGTAGAAGTGAGCAAACTCACGACAATTCATAGTTACTACTATTCTTGTGTCTTTGGCGTTTGGTAGTAGGTATCTTGCATCTTCTGCTTTGAAGCCATCTTCAATAAGTTCTGCGTAAGTATTGAAAGAAGCCTTGCAGCTAAGTTCGAACTTCTTTCTTGCCACATCATCTTTAGCTATTGCAGGCGGGATTACATAATCATCAATATCAAATTCTTCTACTTTTACGTAACGCTGTGACTGCTGGGTATAAGAAGCTATACGATGTCTTACTAACTGATGGGAGATTGCCCTTGATAGCCCTTGTACGTCCCAGGTAAATACTAGGTGCTCAAAAGGTGATAGGTGTCCTTGTTTACCTATATTGATTGCTCTTTTTACTGGGTCCCCTTTATCTTGCCTGTCATAACACATGCCAGCTATTGAGCCTATGTAACTCAATGGCTTCTTAGGACAGGTAGTAGCTTTAAGCGTTACTTCCATCAGTTATCCCTTTCTCTTTTCTTTTACCTATTAGCTTTTGCGCTGTAGTGTCGTTAGCGTCTAATCTATCAGCGTTATATTCTGCTACCTTGATTAGAGTATTAGCGTTTTTAATAATACTTTCAGCCACGTTTGATAGGGCTTCTGCTCTTAATACTTCTTTCTGTATGTCTAGGGCATCTTTGGCGTTAGACAATCTTTCTAACTCATCAAACATATAGTCATTTAGCGTCCATAGACCTCTTTGATTGTTAGGCATATCTTTCCCCTTACCTATATTCTGTTCGTATTTATAGCCTTATTTGTTGTTTGCTATATATATGTTTGCATTAGCTTGTTTTTAACAGGGATAAAACAAGGCTTTTACGGTTATTTATTCTATTGGTAGATAGGCATAAATTTAATACTTTACTTTTTAGGTAAGTAGCGTTAATGGAGGTTTATTGGGACCCATTCAAATTCTTCGTTATAGACTTCTTTTGTGTATTTAGTCATTGCTATATTAAATGCTTGGAGGTCTACGCTTCCTAATATGTATTCATAATTACATTGGAATAGTTTGTAGTTATAGGGGCCGCCAACAAGAATAAATATATTATCATCGCCTTGTAAGTAGGAGTATAGGGGCGAGAATAAGGTTGATAGTTTTATCATCGAATTATCTTGACGGGTCATTGATATTACTAATGCGTGAATATCATCTACAGTAACTATGCCTGAATTTCTTAGTTGAGATAAACAGTCTGGGTCGTATTGTGCTAAAGCATCATATATTTCTTTATAGGGAAAATCATGTAGGTTCATTTTTTAGTTTTCCTTTTTATTTAAGAATCGTTTTTTCTGCTTTGTCTTTAGCGAATTCATAAAGCGTTTTCATGAAGTGAGCGTGCTTTAATTCTTCTTTGAATTCATCTAATGAATAACAATCGGGCGAATAGACAATGGCATCATCTATCCATGATTCAAAGTCTCCATCGTATACAAAGCCAAACCTGCGATGGGGTTCATTGATGTTTATATAATCTATTTCTTCAAGGCTTGTAACTCTTAAAGAGTTATCGAAGTTTTTAAAGTATCTTTTCTTGAACTCTGCCATGCCAAGATAGTCATAAATTTTATTTACGTCTATTTTTGGTGATAGGTTTCTATACAGGTCCAGTTCTTCATTAAGGCGTTCTATCTTTAGCTTTTTGTCGTTAAGGTCTTCTTTTATATATTTGACTACACTTACTAGGTTTTTGATTGCATTACATGACCTATGCGACACATCACTTATTTCGACAATAAGCTTTTCTATAGAAGAATCGTTATCTAGGTTCATTTCTCTAAGCACCTTCTTGTGTAAAAGATTTTGTAAAAACCTTTGCAGCTTTTTGTAAGTAAAAATGTAAGTGTTAGGCTTCTTTGAATTGGATACCACTAGGGAAAAATACTTTTTCCATGCCGTAGCCTTTTACCATGATTGGAGCATTATGCTTTTCAGCTAGTTTTCTAGCTACGTCAAAAGCATCTTCCCAAGAATCATATTCCCCAGCGTAAGAGACTGGGGGCATACCATATTGTCTAGCAATGCTAAGGAATGTTTGGGGGTAGCTAAAACTAGCTTTAATCATCGCTACCACCAACAAACGTTACCATAGCGCATTCGTCTTTAGTATTGATAGATACTCTTACGTCAATACCTACGATCTTTGCTGCGCTAATAAGGCGGTATCTAAAGGTATGCCATTTATTATGTTCTAATTCGTCTACCATTGCGATTTTTACTGCTTTTGCTTTGTTGGCAATAGCGCTTTTGTAAATATCCGCGATTTCCTCAACGCGCTTTGAGCGTTTACGACCTCGCAAGTCGCTCTTTTCTTCACATTCGTCTTTATTAAAAACTAATTCGTAATTTCCATTCATGAATATGCTCCTTCTAGTCTTGTTTTAATAATATCATCTGTTAATAAATATGTAAAACAAAACTAAAAACAATGATTAAGAATTTCTTTCAGCATTGCGTTCTAGTTCACGCATTCTCATGCGTCTATCATAGATGCGTTCAACACGTCTAACTAGCTTGTCTATACTGTCTATCAACTCTTTTGATTTCTTCCAATAGTGAGATAAGAATTGTGCTCTCCACTTTTCACGCTTTGCCATTGTTGCCGCTATTGATGCTCTCATGTCATTAGTACCGTTTAATGGCTCTACGAATGCTTTATTGTAAGTATCGTTATAGAGCATTGTTGCGTAGGCTGCTTCTGCCTGTACATTAATAGATTGTTGAGAATCAAATACCAGGTATTGTGAAGCAGCTAAAATAAATTCTTCCATGTCTTTTTCGGTTAGGTTAGACCAATCTTCTACGAAAGAACCATCAGCGTTTTTAACGTAACCACCGCCAGAAGCCACAGGAGCTTTTACACGAACCTTATTCATAAACTCTCGCTCTATCTCAAATAGTTGGGCATATTCGACCTCTAAACGCTTGTTAGCGTAGTCTACAAGCTGATCTATTACTTGTTTATCTTCCTCGTTAAACTTTAACAACCGCTCTGGTGCTGCAACCTGAAGTTCTGTTTCATCTAGTTGTGCTTTTTGTTCTAGGGTTTCACCAACAGGAGGTATATTCATTTACATCACCCGCTTCATTCCTGAAACATCAAACATTGAATGCTGAATTCTCACGCATTTAATAACATTTTCATCAGTTTCAAAAACAGCTAGAGGGATTGATTTTCTCCCTCGCTTTTTCATTGCTTCTCTAAGGTCTTTCCATGTGAGTATTGGTACTAAATAGCAGATATTAAAATTACGCCTATTGTCTTTGTCATAAAAATTTACCGCTACAAAGCCGTGAGCATCTTTGTGTTCATTTTCAAAGGCTAGGAGGGCTTCATATTGGTGTTCTTTTAGCTTTTCTAAAGAAAACGATTTGTTCTTGGTTGCTTTAGCTTCTACTAGGGCAACACATAAATTATCTTTAGCAGTATCAAATACCCAAAAGTCTGCTTCGCTTTCTTGTGACAAAATTCTATTACCTGACAAAAAGGTTCTATCGGTAATTCTCTTAGGTAGCAGACCAGCATATTCAAATGACTTAAATAACTCACGTTCGAATACTTTTCCTATTGATGTAGCCATTAGTTAGCCTCCACGTGAAAACTACCGTCTATGCCAAGTGCTTCAACCATTCTTTTAGCACCATCAATAAAGCCTAAGTCATAAAGCATTGATGAAGATATATTGCTAATCTCCATAATGTCTTTACCTGCTCTTGCTTCATCTAATTTAGCCGTTAGATTAAGAGTGTTTTCTATTGGCTGGGTTATTGTTTCTTTATATGCTTTAATGATTTGTTCTTGTGCTACTGGTGCAAAATCCATGCTGGTATCTTCCCTCCCTCTTCCCTGCAAAATGCTCTACAAGGGCATTTCTTATAGGTAGAATCTCCAAATTTGCATTCATAGCCAATACCATCAACAGAACCACGATCTAAAGCTGCTTTTACCGTCTCCCAGCGTCTTAGAGTAGGTCCCATGTCTATTGGCTTGATGATAAATTCTTTCATCTTGTGTGGTCGGTCTTTTGATATATATAAAGCAATACCAAAAGGTAGATTTTTAAGCATTAAATACATTGATACTTGCATAATGTGCGCTGTATCTGGTTTAGATAATGACTTAAACAAAGGCGCGGTTTTGGTCTTAATTTCAATAGGTACTTCTTTTTCAAAACCAGGAAACTTTAGAATACTGTCGATACTGCCAGCGATTCTATGCTCTTTGTCTATTACCTTGCATTCATTACTAATAAGAGTTGGAAAACCATCGTAATTATTAAAGTCTGCGAACCACGCTTGAATCATTGCATGTAAAGCGTGACCGATCTTAAAAGTAATTTGCAACTCTGTATCATGCTTATTTATAAACTGTTTGTCATATTTGCCGCTCTTTTCAAAATATAAGCGTCTCATGCACATTAAGCACTCATTAGAGGGGTGCAAGTTAACACGATCAATAGGCTTGAATCTATCCTCTACCGTATAGTCTCCAACGTTAGGTACTAGCGTTAGGTATTTTTCTATATAAGGTATTAGCTTTGGGTATCCTTCATCGTTCGTTTTCTGTTCGGTTATTCCAAACAATTCAGACCCATTTTTAATAATCAAAATAGAACCTCACTCAAAATTATTCCATGATAGAAAATCTTCCATGTCATAAACCACAACTTTGTCGCTCCAACTGTTGTGTACTATCTCTATACACTCACCTACAGACTTTTTAGTAACTGTGTAAGACTTTCTTGTTTTGCTTGCGCTGATTTCTTCTGTCATTGTGTAGGCTGAAACTACAATTAGTTTTGATAACTCATCACCATCTATACAAATAGCCATCATTGGTGATTTGTTTTCATTTAACGCCCAAGTGCTTACCTTGTACCACATATCGCCTGTGAGAGCGTATTTATTGCTTTGGGTGTACTTACAGTCGCAAATAAAATTTTTGGTCTTTACATCGCCTTTAAAACCCGTCATACGCCCCGAATACTTAACTGGCTTACCGTTTAATCTTTCAGCTACTTCACTTTCCCAGGCTTGCCAATTATTCACGGTACTCACCTTCGCCTGGTTTTGCGTTCTTCAAGTGATTTTCACTTTCTTCAATAACAATAGCCATAGTTTCCTCATGGACCTTTTGAGCAAATTCAGGATTATCTCGTAAGAGTTCTAGCATCTTGTTTCTGCCTTGTGCTTTTACGAACCCTTCTTGACCTTCTTCGCCGTAGTAGAACCAAGCACCTTTTTGAACGATAGTTTTATATCCGATAGCTAAGGTTAATAAACTGTCTGCACTGTCTACGCCAAAAGGATAATCTTCGGTTTCTACGAAATAGAACCAATAAGCAGCTTCACGGTATGGCTCTGCTAATTTGTTTTTACGATTCTTGCAAATTACACGATTGCCCACTTTAATTCTTTCGCCGTGAATATCTGCATATTTAGTATCATCTGCTGCACCTGATGCTCTAATCTCTGTAATGGTCTTACAAGCGTGCTTTAGACCTTCACCGCCTGAAATAGTCAAACCACCATGCAAAGACTTCATATTAATGCGTGCTTGACCAATGTATAAAACAACTGGTAATACAACGTCTTTGCCTGCTCGCTTTTTATTAGCGATACGGGTGAGTTCGGCGTTTACACGGTTAACCATTCGAGTAATAACAACAGATGAACCTGCTACCTGAACAGCGTTAGCGTCTCCACCCTTGCCATTTTTACCGTCAATCTCTACGCCACGGGCAACAGCGCCCAAACTATCTACAACAATAAAGTCAAAAATACCTTCTTCAATAATCGCGCAAAGGCTATTTACAGCATTTTCAACTGTATCTGGCGTTGATACCCATACTCGGTTGTTGTTGGGGTTTTCATAGTCAAAATTGATACCGTCAAATTTTTCTAGCCATTGAGGTGTAACAGAACCTTCAATGTCTACGATGCATGCCATAGCGTTGGGGTCGAAGGTTAACAGTCTACCAATAGCAGAATACGTTAAAGCAGACTTACCAGACGAATAAGTACCCATGATCATGTGTTGGTGTCCACGCATCCACCCACCGCCTAAAGCAACGTCTAAGGTATCTGCGCCCGTAGAAATAACACCTTGTGAATAGTCAATCTGCTCCACAGGAGAAAAGAAAGACCCCTCGAGAAAATCATGCCTAATTTTGTCTATACCTTTTGATTTGTCTTTTAAGTCCATATCTTTACCTCCATTTACTCTGTCTTAATTGGCATAAAGTGTTCAAGAATATAATTATCTTCATCATTTCTAAGTTGCTTTTTCAACTCAAAAATAAAATATGATTCATTTTTTAAGTACATGCGTATTTTTTCGAATATGTCAGTAAACGCTACAACTTCAAGTTCGAACCCCTCACTTTCGCACTTAATAAAAGCCATAGGTTTACCCTTTTTTGTGGTGATACGTCTAAAACTCGTAACCATAGCAAGCGTAGCGAACTTTTCTGTATAGTCCACAAAGTTAATCGCGTTACCATTCTTTAGCGCGTCTTTGTATGGTTTCACAATTTCTAATACCTCTGCGTACGGGTCATAAGTAATAGGCATACCTATTAAGTCTTTTTCGTTTTCAATTATTTCTTTTTTAGCGTAAGCAGGTTGTTCTTCCGTAAACCTTTCTTGGAGCGATTCTCCGAAAAGGTTTCGAGCAGTGTCGTTAGCTTCATACCTAAAAAGTAGGTCCTTAGAATTTGGATACCACTCACGGAAAAACCCTGCCATTATTAATGATTTCATAACGCCAGAATTAGCACCTGATCTTGTTACAAAATCATCAAAATCTGTATAAGGAGCGTTTTCAGCAATCTTTACTACTGCTTTATCACCTACGCCGCGCAATGAACCAATGCCAATAGCAATAGTTTCATCATCTAAAATAACCCAATCATCAGCTATGTTTGTCACAGTAGGCATAACAATTTTAATACCGTTATCTCTAGCTTCACGCATGTACCTTGGTAAATCTTCCGATGGTACTGTTTGAAAGCATGAACAATAAAACTCAATAGGGTAGTTATATTTCATCCATGCCGTCCAAAAAGCTAAGACAGCATAAGCGTATGAATGAGCCTTATTAAAGGAGTAAGAACCAGAAGCCTTGATTTGATTAAAAATTGTTTCTGCTTGCTGTACTGATATACCGCTGTGGTCAACACAACCTTGAACAAATTTAGGCTCTTCTTTTTCCATCTCCTTTAGCTTCTTTTTGCCAATAATGGCTCTCATGTGGTCTGCTTCTAATGGAGTATAACCAGCCAAAGCACGGCAAATACTCATAGCTTGTTCTTGGTAAACAATTACGCCATAAGTCTCTTTTAGAATAGGCTCTAATTGTGGTACTACGTATTCAACAGGTTCGCGCCCTGTTTTACGATTGATAAATACTTGCAACATACCAGCCAAAATAACACCTGGTCGATACAACGCTAAAATTGTTGATAGGTCCATAATGTTATGAGGTAATAATTGCATCGCACATTGTGTAATGTTCTTACCTGATAATTGGAATACGCCTAAAGTATTTCCTGTCTTAAATAGGTTCCACACACCCTCTTGTGCATCATCTTCAGTAAGCGAATAAAAATCAATGTCCACACCATGACGCTCCTTTACCATTCTTTGGGCGTTGGTTAGCGAACTTAAATTTCGCAAACCTAAGAAGTCTGCTTTTAAGAAACCTAAACTTTCAATAGCTACTTTATCGAACTGTGAAACAATATCACCTGTTTTAAGTGACAGCCTGGTAGGCATTGCGTTAGATAACTCAATAGGAGAAATAACATAACCACAAGCATGTTGTCCCCATTGTCTAGGAACACCAATCAGGCTAGAAGTGTGCTTAAACACAGTAGGAAAACGTCCCATCATGCTTTCTAGGTACGTTCTATCCTTATCTTCTAGCAAGTCTAAATGATCATGCCATTCTTTAGGATTCTTTAGGTTTCTATCAAATACATCAAGAATCTTAGAAACATTTAGTGATTCTTGGTAAGGTATTCTGTAGTAGCGTGCTAGGTCCTGAAAAGCGTTTTTAATCTTAAAGGTTCCAACTGTACCAACAGCGCAAACATGATCTTTGCCGTACTTTTCATTACAATATTCAACAACATCATGACGTTCTTTATCAGGAAAATCTAAGTCAATGTCTGGTAAAGAATCAAGCCTGCCCTCATTCAAAAATCGCTGAAAAATAAGACCCTTCCCCATTGGGTCGACCTCTGTAATGTCAGTTGCATAGCAAAGAATAGAAGCGGTACATGAACCACGTCCAGGACCTACCAGCATATGTTCTTTTGCATATTTATTGTAGTCAGACACTAAAAGAAAATAATCAGCTAGACCATTATCAAAAATAATGGGCCATTCATTTTCTGTCATTTCTTTAGCATAAGGTACAACTTTTTTAAGGTCCCCGCCCTTGTATTGAATTGTGCCAATTTCTTCACCATCAAAGACTTCACAGCCGCCAACTTTTCTAAACAATCCCTTAGCACACAAGTATTTAAGATAGTCGGTACTATCCTTGCCTGCGTCTATCCACTTTTGCGGTAAAGGGTATTTAGGTACTTTATGAGATTTATCAAAGTCATAAGGTACTACACGGCTTAATATGCTATCTACCCCATCGAAACAACGTTCTACATCACCAAGGTATTCAAGGCGTTTTCTTACGTCTTGTTCGTCCATCATGTAATAATCTGCTCGCATACGCATATGATCTTCGTCATAGTGTTTATGCATATTGCAGCCAAGCATGATATTTTGAAGTTCGCTATCTTCACGCCTTACGTAATGAGAATCAATAGCATAAATAGTTTTTAAGTCGTGCTTTTTAGCAAAGTTCATCAACCAAAGATTTACCTTGCGTTGTTCAGGCTCGTTGTTAGTATGAATTTCTACTACAAAATCATCGAAAATAGGCTTTAGCATATCCAAGAAATATAAAGCCATGTTTTCATCATCATTTTTAGCAGCTACAGACAAAGGACCTGCCAAACAAGCAGAACCACACACTACGCCTTTTCTTCTTGTTCCTAAATCTTCAACGTAAGTATTGGTGTAAGCGTCTTTACCTTCTTCATGTAGCCATGACTTAGAAGATATATCCCAAACGTTATGTAGACCTTCTTCAGTAGTTGCCCAAAGAGTTAAATGGAAACCCTTGCGCGATGAATTGTGATATTTACCATCGCGCAAATATAACTCTGTTCCAAGAATAGGAATTAAGCCGCGCTTTTTAGCTTCCGTGTATATGTAGTAGTGACCTACACAATGCCCGTGGTCTGTTACAGCAACGTATTTGCTACCAATTTCTAACGCCCTATCGCAAATATCAGATGGACTAGCTAGACCATCTAAGAAGCTGTAATAGCTGTGACAGTGTAAATTAGCAAATTCATGCATCGTTTTACCTCAAAATCTCAATTAATTTATTGAGATAGAACATTTGTTCGTTTTTATAAAAAGATAGGGTAAGCACCCGTGAAGGTGCTTACCGCTTAATCAAAAGGGATGTCGTTGTCATACACTCCACTCTGTACGTCCTGCCAAGGAATTGTATAAGGTGCTTGTGATGGAGTTGGTACGGCTGTAGGAATCTGCTGTACTTGCTGTACTGGCTGCGTAGGAACATCTTGAACAGGAGCAGCCTGAACGGGTTGAGCAGCAATAGTTTGAGCAGGTTGAGCCACTACTTGTGTAACTGGCTGTGCTACCTGCGTAACAGGTTGAGCAGGAATGCCTTGCATAGGAACAGGCTGCTGTACTGGCTGTGCCTGCTGTACTGGCTGAACAGGTTGAGCAGCCTGCTGCAAAGCCTGCGTAGCACTCGCTACCGTTGCGTTAGGCTTATAACCTACATTTTCATTTGCATAACCCTCTACTTGAATACCGCAAGAATTATATGCCTGGGGTGTACCCATACTTGCCACTAAATCAGCAAGGGTTCTGGTCATATATGGCTTATAAGGCGTGTTATCGGTTTCGCCTGTCTGAAAATTCAAACGATTAAAACGATAGGTGCGTTCATCAATGCGCTGAATTTCCCAGTCATAGTAAGTAATGGAATCAAAATAAGTTGGGTCCTGGTCGTTGAGGATAGACCAGAAGTTACCATAAGCCTGGTTAACCATTACAACCTCTGGGATCATTTCACCATCTTTTTCAATCATCTTGTCTTTGATTGATTTTACCTGCTTATCAGGGATACCCATGCTATTTACAGTAGTTTCATATTCAGCTTCACGAACAACAGCATAACCATACAAACGGGGTGAAGGATTATTCTTAGCCATGTACTTACGCCCGTTGTATTCTTTTTCAACTTCTTGCTCACAAAGAGGGCAAGAATAAGGCTGCTGATTCTCTGGGTCGTTCAAACACCATACAGAACGATTAGCACCCTTTACAAAGTGAAAATCACCGCCAGCAGTTCCTTCTTTTACGTCTACAATATCAGCGTCAGAAAAAGGCTTGCCACATACAGGGCAAACAATAGGCTTACCCTCTGCTATACCTTTATCCCATTCCATCTTTGGAATTTCGATATTGCAATTACAGCCTACTGATGCGTGATTTACTACTACACAATCAACCATTGGAGTTAAGAAGCGCAAAATTGCACTTTCTCCCTTTTTCAGACTAAACCAACCAAAACCACCATTGCCTTTGGTGTTCTGTTCCTTAGACAAACGCGCTGCAACATTCAACATGTTTTCTCCTTACTCTTTTTAAACAATTCCATTAGAACGTGTGCCATATAACGTTCAATCTTTACGCCTTTTTGAAATGTAAAAACGTCAAATTCAACAGCATACCCGTTTTTAACTGATTTTCGAATACCTGCTTTAATTTCCATTTTCATATTTCTAATATAAGCAGCATCTAATAGGTATTTAACCCAAGTATCTACCTCACTTTCGTCCGTTTCCTCCATGATAATATCTGGCTCTTTGTAATAAGCACATCGAGTAATTATTTCAGGTTCTGCCAATACAGGATTAGTTGTTTTTACTGTTTTAACAGATACAACCTCATTATTTGTTTTAGCGTCATATTCGGCGCGTTTTACTGGGTCTGATAAAACCTCATAGGCTTTAAAAATCTCTAAGAATGTTTCTTCATTGCCGCCGTGGTCAGGGTGATTTTCTATCAAGGCTTCTTTTGCTGCCTTTTTAATCTCCTGCTCTGTAGCGTGAGAATCTACTTCTAAGATTTTGTACAGACCGTCAACATCTAAACAAGGTTTGTATAGTCGAACTATATCTTTATCAGACGAAAAGAAAACTTTTCCACCTGTCAAAGAAAGAACTAATCCATCTGGCACAGGGTTATTTGCTACCCTTTTCCTTATTGGCGTTTTCTTCTTTCTTTTCGGTTTCGACTTTAGAACAACCATTTTCCTTTTCTGATACTTTCAAATTTTTGGTTTTTACTGCATTAAACTTTTTGAATGCCATTGTGTTACCTCCTTTAAAACAATAGTACCACTTTTCAAACAATAATTAAGAAAATAATTAAGAAAATAATTTTAATAGCACCAAGAAGGTATTACGCCCTTTTTGTAGATAGCTTCGATGCATTCTTCTTTAGTCTTTGCCGCTGGGTCGTCTCTCGTAGGCTGAACTACGAACACCTTACAATGAGGCTCTAACATTGATATTGCTTTTTTAGTACCATGATAACCCGCTGGGTCTGGGTCATAAAAAATAAGCACATTATCAAAGTTAGCACGTATTAGCCTTGCTTGGCCCTCTGATAATTGACAGCCAAAAGTAGCTACAGCGTTATGTATTCCGTATTGGTCTAGTTTAATCGCTGATAATGGCGCTTCTACTAGCACGCATGAATCAGAATCTACATTATCTAAACCAAACAAAATATACTCTCGTGGTAAATCAGGCGAATGTAGCCACTTAGGAATAGTTGCGTTATTTACACCTCTAGCAGTCCACCCAATAAGTTCACCTTTGAAGTAAATAGGAACCACAACACGATTCATTTCTTGCGAGTAGCCTAATTTCCACTTTTTAATAGTTTCATCATTGAAGCCACGATCATACCAGTATTGATGCTTGTTATTGAGCCAATTAGTAATATCTCGCTCTAATGGGGTAACTTGTTTAATCTCTCTCGTACCGCTAGACATAATTTTTAGCAGTTCTTCTTTAGTAACTTCACCATAAATAAGATTTATAGCTTGTGACTTGCTACACTGCTTTTTACTCATTACTAAAGAGATTAAAGACCCTGAAAAACCACAAGCGAAACAATGATGTTTGAGTGTTTTCAAGTTTAAGGACCAGGAGGGTTTTCTGTCTCCGTGCTTGTGGTTTTCAGGGCAAGGACAGCTTGCCCATAATTCATCTTTTTCAATACGTGAATTTTTGAGGTCAAGCAGTTCTATTATTTTATCAGCAGTTACCATCTTTCTACCCGCTTTGGTATGCCGTTTTCGTCTTTAATAAGATCAATTAAAGCCTGACGCTTTAGTTCCCAGCGCAATTTATAACCCATATTCCCGTAACGCCTTGTTTTCAGGGTTACTAATTTCATAATAGATATTTTGCTTTCTTCTTCTGTATTACCTAACGCCCAAATAACATCAGCTAACTGTTCTACTACAGATGAATGAGCAATATCTTGCGCTGTACCTATGCCGTCTTTAGCATTTTTAACACCTTCACGTGTCATTTGATGTAGTAACAACATAGGCGTTTTTACATTATCAGCGGGTGAAGCTATCAAGTTTTTAATTGTATAAATACAATCAGCAGTTTGTTCGTAAAGGCTTTGAATTTTGGGGTTTTTAGTTACGAACTGCAACTGGTCAACAATAATAAAGTTACACCCGTTCATTTTGGCGTTTTGAACCAAATCTGACGGGGTACGTTCCTTCATTGAGGGCTGATCAATTACTAACCTACCTGGTAACTGTCCTATCTCGTCTCTGGCTCTGTCTAATGCCTGAATATACCTAGGCATTTCCACGCCTTTTAAAAACTGGTCTACAGGAACAACAACATCGTTTCTGTTAACCCATAACAACTCTGTACGCCTGCCAATATCGAACGGGTCAAGTTCGAGTGTCGCAAAATATACGTTCCAACCTCTCTCGGCTGCTCTAAGAGCCGTTAAAGCTGCAAACCACGTTTTACCCTTACCAGTAGGAGCAACCAGTACAGCAAGCTCTCCTGGCTTTATACCGCCTGTTTCAACGTTTAATTCATCAAAGGGGTATGGCGCGCCATTTTCATTTATTTTTGCATTAGCAAGCTTTTTGTATACGTCCATATTTTCGCCGTATACAATTTTTTGCTGCCTTGGAGTTACGTTATCCACTATTGCAGATAAGCTATCACGTAACAACTTAGCTTTATAGCAAGAATCAATATCAGCATCAATCAGACCAGAACGCACGACTTCCGTCATTTGCATAAAAGTGTATTGGTCCTTTAATTTTTTAGATAAATAAGCGGGTGCTGCCCCCTCTGCATTTGCTATTAAAACATCGTAGTCGCTAAATTTATTCCTTAGAATATCAACTGTCGGTGCAGACTTCATAGCTGAATAATTAAGCCAGTAGTCTATAGCAAAGTCATAAATTTCACCCATCTTTTCATCAGCAAAATGGGTTTTGTCTATTCCCTCTTGATAAAAGACCATTAAAGCATCGGCGTTGGTAACAGCTTTAACAATCTCTGTTTCTACGTCTAATGCCATTTAATAAATCCTCTTTAGCTTACGTTTTGCATTTGCTTGATGCCTATAGTCAGACCCGCTTACAGATACTAAGTCACATGTTTCTGTTAACAATGATACGAAATAACTACCATATACTTTTTCAACACCTGATGGACAGTCGAGGTTAGTTGTAAAGATAGTTGCTCGTGACTGTTGTGTTCTAACCCTTAAAAGATTTTCGATCTGCTTTTTGGCGTATTTATTGCCTTTGTCAGAATCTAATTCTTTGCCAAGATCATCAATCACTAAGATTCTTGCACTACTGATTTTAGTTTTATGCCAGTCCGCGAACTCTGGGTCGTTCCAGCCTTTTTTAGTATCATCAATCAAACTTTTAGAAGTTGTTAGATAACATTCGATACCACGTAAAACTACTTGCTTTAAGAACAAAGCAGAAAGCATCGTTTTACCAGTACCAGCAGGACCAAATAAAATAAACCCTTTACCTGTCATCATATTTTCTTGGAGGTTTTGCAACCACGTAAGCACATAGTTTTTGGCGTTTACGTCTCCTACAAAATCCTCCCAGGTTAAGCGTTGGTAAGTGATACCAATACCAGCGTTAAGGTAGTGTTTGTAGCGTTGTAGTTGGTCTTTACAATTACAAATGTATTGCTTGCCATCTACCTCTAATATGCCGTCTACGCCCTCTCCTTGGTTCTTAAAACAAGTAGGGCAATACTCCAAGTAATCGGACCCAAGATCAGGATAAAATTTATAAAGTTTATCAGCATCTTGTTGTGACAATGCAACATCGACTAATGGAGAATCTTCTAAACGTTCTACAGCCATATATCTTGGTCCACCTCTTTAGTATTAGATTCAGCCAAAGCAGAATCGGTTAACCACCTGAATTTTTTAGAAAATAATTCTTTGCCAATAGGCTTGTTTTTAAACCTGCCACCCCATTCACCATAGATGTAAGAAACAATCTTAATAGCATCATCTTTGCCGTAGTCTCTTACAAAGCATTCAACACTGCGCATTGCAGGCGCGGTAAACATGCTTTTCTGATTCATGGGATCGATACTAAAAAGAGACATATAACAATTCCTAAAATTGTCATACACCTCTTTAATATCAGGGTTATTTTCGTAAATGTTATGTGCCGTCCCTGGTATATTTTTTAAGTCCATAGTTATCACAGATTCCGTTTATTACTCTAGCTGCTTCTATAGGGTCATTTATAGGTAAGACAGCTTCAATGTTTTTATTCTCAATATCTTCACCATCAAGGCTAAAGACTATATTAAAGCTATATCGACTTAATATAGTCTCAATTTCGGTTTCGAGAATCTTTTTCAATGATTCATCTTGAACCTCGTCAATAAATTCAATTGGTAAATCCCTTGACACAATCAACTTTAAGGGTTGGTACATTTGCGCCATTCCTTTTACTGATTCGTTGGTAAGCATTAAATCAAATAAAAGTTGATTGATAGAGAGATTCAAAAGTTCGTCATTACCAAACTCAAAGTTTGGCATGCGTCTAAATATCTCAAAGGAGGTATGGTGATAATCTATGCAATTACTAAGCACCTTTGAAAACTTTCGTTTTTCTGCAAGGCTACCACCATATAGACCAATGTTTAATATCATCGTGCCATTGCCGCCTGTTGTTTTGCTATAGCCTGATCAGAAATGTTTTGTGCAATACGATCAATTTCTTCATCACAAACTTTTTCGCAATCATGATTCATTTGATGCATTACTTGCGTCAATAATTCCTGTGTTGGATACCCTGGTCCGATTTGAGACTTCATAGAAACATCTTTCTTAACCCATGAACCATCGGGTGCTTGAATTGAAAAGCCTACCTGAACGGTAGCGTCAACACGATAAACACCCTGTTGTTGCAATGTATCAGCGGTACTCATTGGCTTACCTCTATCATCATAAATTTCTGTCCGTCTTCACCGTCATATTCCATAAGCCCATTAGCTGAACTTTCGGAATACTCGTCAATAAGCATATTAGCTTCAAAGTCTTTTCGATGGATAGTAATAGTACCATCTTCATTTACGTTCATTGGTGCTTCAAAGGTATAAGCAGATGATTCATAAGTAGGGTGCATTGTAACGTTTACACTCTGCAAATCATCATCAAAATCTAATTCAAAAGATGGATATTCGTAATACTTATTGTCGTAGTCGCTATATTCATAGACGTTATAGGTATTACCAGAAATAAACTGCTTAGCCTTAGCCTGCGGTTGGGGGTCTAAGAAGAGTAAAGAAACAATTACTAACGCTAGAATAAATGCAATACAGACTGCGGCAACTGCACAGCCAAAGATCAGTGTGTTTCTGTCTTTGGCTGCAAATTTCTTTAGTTGCTCACCCATTTTAATCACCCATAGGCTCAAAGCTATTGAGTTCCCTATTTGCGTAACGACCTTCTTCATTCTTAGTCATTTTGCGCAAAACAAGCTTATAGCTTGCAGGCTTTACTGTCATAACATCTTCCGAACAAACAAGGTCGGTAGGAACAAGGTCATTAAGACCAACAATAGCCTTTTCGATCTTAGATTCATCAATGATGCGAGGTACAGGGTTTACCTTAGTAACACTCTTGAATGCTTCCCAAGCTTTACCCTTTTTGTCATTAATATCTTCGCCGTAGTAAGCGTACAAAGCGTTTAACAGATTATCTTCTGTAATTTCGCGCTGTTCACCACGTGCTACTTCACGCTGAATTTTCTGCTGGTTATCAAAACCATAGATCGAAGCAGTAGTTTCGCCCGTTTCGTCAATGAGTGAGTTAATAGTAGATTTAATAGCAGAAAGATTCTTGTCAATTTCTTTCTTTTGCTTGTTAAGATCATCGTAAAGACGAACCAAAGCTTCAGCGCGTTCTGGTTTGTAAAGGTCCTCTTTTGAATAGTCCTTTACTGCTAAGATTTGTTCAGAAACCTTTTGAATGTCAGCCATTGTAAGCCACCTTTCATCTCCTTGCTTTTGATAATTTAATGATAGCTTAGTGCGCTAAAAGTGTAAAGAAATAATTGAGATAATTATTTAAATAATTTTATCTACTGAATTACCTTCCAACTTTCGCCCATGTCGGTTGATTTGTTAATAAATGTATCAGAAGGAAAATTTGCTACCGCAAAATCGACTAATTTGTTTACCTCTGCTTCATTGTCTCCAAAGAACTCAAAGCCAATAGCAGGTAATTTGTCGGTTTCTTTCATAAGTTCTAGTAGCTGCAAACCGTTGTAGTTTCCACCGTTAGGGGTAATAGCGAACCAGCCTACTTTATCGGCTAACTCTATAATCTTGGGGTCCTGTGTCCAACTGTAATTTGTTCGCATTCCTTTGTTAGTTGGTGCAAGCCATACATTTACCCTAGCAGCTACAATTTTCATGATATTTTTCTCCCCATTAAAAGCCAAGTATGTAATCTATATTCTTCATTGTATCGTTTTCACCTGCGATCTCATACTCACCAATTCCCATATCTTGCGCTAAGGCTCGTCTACCTGCCATAGTATCTTCAATGCGTTCTTCTATCGTTTCTCGCGTAACAAAACGATAAATTGTTACGTGATTATGCTGTGAACTAATACGATGGATACGGTCTGATCTTTGGTTGTATGCAGAATAGGTCGAAGGGGTATCATAATGAATCAAGTACCTACCTTCTGGTAAGTCTATTCCTTCTTTTCCTGCGTCACTCATTAAGATTAAGTTGTAATTTTTATCATGCCTAAAAGCATCACCGATAACTTTTCTTTCTTTTGCACTTTGCTCACCTGTATATAGCAGTGGTTTATATTGCTTTAGATGATTAGCTAGGGGAATTAAGCAGTTATTAGTGTGTTGAGCAAAGATAATAAGCTTTTCACCTCCACCGATTATCTGGTCCACTAATTCTTCTGCTTTTTGCAATTTTTCACTATTCTTACTATCTACTAAATCTTTAGCGTATTTTTGAACAATTTGGTGTATATGTTCTAGCTGATCTTTATAAAAGAATATACCGCCGTTATACTGCCAAATGTCATCGTTGAGTAAAACCTCTGGCATTCGACAGATACGCTCTAACATAAGCATAAATAGCGTTCGCTGCTTAGTATCTGTTTTCTGCTCACGGTCAAAAGCGCTTACTTCTTTGCCGTAATTTTCTATTTCGTTGTATAGCTTTCGCTCTATTGGTGATAAGTCTAACTCAATAACAATTTCCTGCTTTTCAGGAAACTCTTTAGCGATTTCAGGGTTTGTTTTCTCGGCAATAAAGGTTTTACCCGCGCTCATTAAGCCCATAATGTCTAAATTTTGAAAACCAAGATAACGATTGAACATATCTTTTTCGCCATCGTTATAGGTAAATAGATGTTCAAAATCTTTAACTCTACCGTAAATATCAGGCTCTATAATTCGCCATTCATTATAAAAATCTTCAGGACCACGTTCTAACGGGGTAGCAGTTAAACCTATCTTGTATTTAACGTCTAGCTTTTTATTAAACTCAATAAATTTCTTATGGCGTGAACTTTTCCTATTTTTAAGTCGCTGAACTTCATCGTAAACGATACAAAGCTTTTTACCTTCTAACGCCTTTATGATGTAATGCCAATCTTTAGTGTTTGCTCGGTCGTAGTTAATAACCCAAATATCACTAGTATCTGTTTGATACCATGCCTGGCGTTTAGATAATGGCTTGTTTCTATCTACTGTTCCTGCTGTTAGCTTTGTAGCAGTTTCTAACCATGAAACCCACTGCTCAATCAAAGGAGCAGGGCAAAAAACTAAGACTTTATTTATATTTCCTCTATCAAATTCACGGGTGAAAAATACTGTGCCTAAACACGTTTTACCAGTGCCACATGAACAAATAAACATGGCGTTATTTTTGCCATCTAAAGCATGTAAACCACGTTTTTGAAAAGCTTTTAAATCAAAAGGTAAAGTAAGAGATTCGCTCTCAATATTCGATTCGTTTCTTACTTTTTGGAATAACTTTGCAGCATCTTCAGTAAACCCAACGTTTGATACTTTAGACAATCCTTCACAAAGTTCTGTGATGCGATCTGAATTCTTTAGAACGTTGGTTCTACTTACTATAGATGCGTCTTTAAAAGGCTCTAGTACAGATTGATCCTCTGCAATTACTTCAAATTGATCTTCGAAATAAGGTGATAGTGCGATGGTAGTATTCATATTTTCTCCTTGCTCTGAAACACACTATACCACCTTTTAGCTTCATTTTTGTTTTACATTCTCAATAAATTTATTGAGATAGAACAAATGTACGTGTTCAATTATTTTATTGACAAAAAAAAGGAGGTATTCATAACGAATACCCCCTATCAGCGCACCCACATCATTAGAGCAAGGAGATGATGAGTGAATACATACATTATAACATTAGTAATAGCTATACATATAGTTAATTGTCTTAGATGAATTACCCCCAACAGGTGATTTGTAATTGATAACGATTTGACCATTTGATAAATCGACCGTGCTAGGGAAAGTAATTGATATATCTCTATCAATAGCAGTTGTAATACCCTGCTGCGCAACATCAGAACCAGGGAAATAACCATTTACGGTAACGCTGTTAATAAATACAGATGGTGCTACCGAACTGTCATAACTTGATTCACCTTCATAGAATACATAAGCGTCAATATCTACTGTTCGAGATTGCAAGCCGATAACATTTAACTGATCTTCAATTCTATTTCCATCTGGTCCAACGTAATAAACATCAGAATACGATGGAATAGCCGTGAATTGAACTTCATCTTCTACGGTAGTAGAAGCAGAAATAACGCCTGTGTTGTTATCAGTTGTTTCTGTGCCCTTCCAATGGATAAGCAAAGATTTAACATCGCCTAAAGCTTCAAAGTCAGTTAACGACCATTCTGGCGTTTGCAAGTATGCACTCATATAAGGGTCGTCTAGCTTCTTAATGTCACCTGTCGACAAACTAAAATGAGGGTTAAGTTTGATATAAGCAGATTCGAAAAATACCGATGCTCCAAATACCTTGTTTGATGAATACATTTCCGCGCCGTCAGAACTACCCCCAACATCAGAATAGTAAAAGTAACCAGCATCAATAGCAGTTACAGCAGCAAGGCTACTTGTGATATTAAGTGTCGCTTGTTGCTGATTTACCTTAACGGTCAAAACACCATTACCAGTAGCTTTGTAATCTATTGAGCAGGTTTGACCAACAGTCATTTCAAATGCCGTTGTATTACTAATGGTCCATTCTGCGTCCATCGAGTTACCACTACGGGTATCATAGTTAATATCACCAATAGTAAAGGTAGCGTAAAACTCATTGGTATAACCTACATAATCGCTTGCGCCTAAGCGGTTAATTTTTAAATCTTCAATGTATGGGTCTAAACACATACCAGAACTATCAATAGCAGAAACGGTATACGTTTTTGAAGAATCATAATTATCTAACTGATAAGAGGTAAGGCGTGTCTTAGCAATCATTACCCCATCTTCATAGATGTAATAAACGAATACGCCATTACCGCCTGTTGCTTCTGTCCAAGTAGCATAACCAACAATAGAAGCACTAAAGTCACTTTCGCCATCTTCTGTATTCCATGTCAGATCATCAGGTGTACCAATCTGAAAATCAGGTTTAGGGACAATAGCAAAAGCTTGTAACCATTCCTGGGGGTTGTTTGATAATACTCTAGCTTTAAGGGTATTAGTCTGCCTTGGTAGCGTCATTCTTGTATAGGTCTTATTTGGTAAGTCATACCACTGATACCACTTATTACCACCATCGGGGCTAAACTCCCAAAGAAGGTTTGAGTATCTAAAGCGTGCATTATCGAACCACGCTTCGCCTTCCCCATCATCGGAATATAGATTAAACGATAAACCTACACTGTCTGTAGTGTCGTCATTCTTACCCCAGCTACGCCCCTTTTCAACCGATTCAGGGTACTTGTTATAGCTTTGCCTTACGTGGTATTCAGGACCAGTAGAACCCATCTCATCAAGTACCGCGAACATATTAGCCCAAGTGGTAGCTCTAGGGTCGGTTGTAGTAGCAGGTACAGATGTTCCTTTACCTGCTCGGTCGAAAAATCTTTTTATTTCGTTAACAGTAATGCTTTTGCCAATTCCGTTTTCGATTGAAGGGTCAAAGATATTGTAGGTATATTCTCCTAATTCCCTAGCACCATATCTAACCATTCTCACAGAACCCTGGGCGGATTTACCGCCTTCAAAACAATTACCGATTCTTAATGTTGGGTCTGGCATTTATAACGTCCTCCATTCACCACGAACGCGAACATAAACACCTTCGGTTTCGTGCCACTTACCATCTTTGTAAATATAGGTTAAGCCTTGATGCCACCTGTTTTCATTAGGAACATCATAACGCCAAATAATACCGCCGTAATACTCCACACTACAGGTAGTATTTTCACCGTCAGAATTATAAATAAGTCTGTTTTTAGTATCGTAGGCTTTCAGAGTAAACACTTGAATAGTTCTAGGTCGCTGCCTGCCTAACGTAACCTCAACATACTTTTCTCCATTTACTCCACTGTCTATAGCATCGCTTGCATTCCATGACTTAACAAGTCCGTCTAAGTCTCCTACTAATTCAAAGCGAGACAATGGATAAGAGCCATCGAACCAACCAGAATAGTAAAACTTAACTGTCTCACCCGCACAAAGAACTTCATTTCTTGTGCCACGCCTGCCAACGCAATAAAGTTCTTCAGGAGCAACAGACGGAATTTCAAAGTAATGGATAGAATTAGACCACGTTACAGCCTTTGAGAAAGCCTGTCCGTCCCAAGTTCTAACACCAAAGTATAATTTGTCGTCTGTTTGAATATCGAACGCCAGAGAGGGGTCTACGTCCGCCGTAAGGGTATCTATTCCGTTGACAGACTGCAATAAAGTAGCGTATTGAGCAACATTATCACCTACGGTTGCTCCACTCGGTACACTGTCACCTCTGTATACGAATATGTCATACCTACTTGCGCCATTACACCTGTCCCAAGAAACGGTAACTCTTTGGTCTGATGCACGAATAATTTCAATTTCTGTTGGTGATGCTGTTACCTGCGAAGGTGAAGCAGGTCTAGGGTATACGCCAATCCAACCACCCGCTAATTCTTCAAGATTTCTATTATTTAAGAAACAACCATCATTAGGGCATGCTCTCCATGCATAAGTACCAATATGTTCATCAGCGTTCCAAGGTCTCCAATAACCTTGTGCGCCTTGCCAGTTGTTAATATCCTGTGCATTAGCGGCATAAATGCCACCGCCGCCTAAACCAGTAATAGGCGGTCTGGTAATGCAAGGAATTATATGTAATTGACCATCATCAGTACCTATTGATACTGTGCCATTAAAGACAGTAAACCAACCTTTCCAAGCAGAACCATCATAGAGCGAATCTCCATACTGCCAGTAAAAATCACCGCCACCATAGTATGAACCACTCCACTGATGACCCCAAAACCTACGGGTGGTCTTAATGTCTGCATACTGATATGTGCCGTTTACTTTGCACTCATGAGCAATCCTAAACGAAAAATAAGAAGAATAGTTTTTAAGTCTCAATCTAATCTGCAAAGTTACTTTTACACTGCTTGCAGTACGATTAGACGAACTTAGAGAGTATTCATAAAAAGTCTTAGGACTGCCATTTGATTGCGTAGCACCTGATAAAGGTATTGTCATAAAACATCACCTAGTCGATGTACTTTACGTATAAGTCACCATCACGTAATTCAGATGGTAAAGATGCTAAATCAGGGTCAGCCGTACCATAGAAAATTCTGTACATGTCTGTAATATCAGCCATCACATGAGTATGCACCTTAGCAGCAGCAGGTAGTGTCACGTCAGTTTTACCATCAATAAAAGTGTCCGCTGCGCCATCAATATGAATAGTAAAGCCTTTAAGAGAATCAGACGTTACAGCATGATCAGAATTTGGGACCCATTCGGGGGTAGGGTGGTAGTGTTGACTAGTAACGTATCTAGTCATACCACCTTCTTTGTGATCATCTGCTCTTTGCTGCAAATAATCATCAACAAAAAATGTTGTATCGGTTGGTACAGTAGAAACAACAATATCATCGCCATCTTTATCTACGCCTACTGTGATATTGGTATTTCCACCATTTGATACTAATTTAGCCTTTTCTATTTTATCGAAAATAGCACCTGATACAGAAAGCCTAAAATCGGCTACTTCTTGCGTGCTATCAGCTTCACCCTCCTGGGGGGTTGAAAACCCCCAGTCTCTATCCGCGCTAATTGTCTCTAAAACGTAAGCCATTCTAGCTCTCCTTTAGTAAGTGCCATTGTTATAAGTTCTAGTGTTGTAAATGTTGTCTATATTCTCGCACTCTGTACCGTCAATCCATACCTCCATGTTTCGACCACGCTTATTTTCAGCGTCAATTTGCGTAGGAGTTTGATATATTGACCTTTCACCTTGTGCGCTCCACTGAATCAAAACAAAAGACTTTACACCTTCATTAAAATCAGCGTGAGTGATAAATGAATTCAAAAAGCCGTCTGGTTCTTGAATCACTACATATAATTGCTGCTCGTAGGTGTAAACGCTCAAACGCCTTGTTTCATCTTGATAGTCAAGAATATAGCGTTCTGAAGCCGTACCACGCTGCCCCTCTGGTACTTTGTCTAAGTCAGTATCAGGCGTGTATTCAAATGTAATAAAGCCTGCACCCGCATCAATTCTGAATGCTGTACTCATTTCTAACCATGCATCAGCATTAGCAATATGCGCACCCTTGCCCGTCTCATAAGTAATAGAGCCTGACGGGTCGTGTTCTGTCATTTCGTAACAAGGCAACTCTACAGGCTTAAATACAGCGTGATAATCTCTCATTGGCTCACGTGATTCATTTGCATAGCCAAAATAGAAGTAATAAGCACCAACAAAAGCATTGATGTCATAGTCATAATATCCATCAGCACTAGCACCTTCAGGAATATCATCTTGAATTCTGAACCATACTTCCATATTGTCGGTAATGTCACAGTCAATTTCTTGACACTGTACGCCGTTGTAGTAAATACACCTAAAGTCTTTTAAGTCTTCACGAACCATTGGCGTTGATTGATTTCGTAAAGTGTCAAAATCAATGTTAGGGACAAACACCGTGGTACCAGCAGGGACAAAACCATCAATAGGAATTCTCACACGGTAGTCATAAGCATTTGACCACCACATACCGCCTACTTGTGGTGTGAAGGTATTGCCGATTGTTACCCACTTGCCACCTTCAACTTCATATTTAGTATTAAATACTTCTTCTTCTGAAAGGTCCAAACATTGTAAATACCAAGTTCTAGGCTCAACGCTGAAAACATCAACCTGAATAGATGCAATAGATTGTGAGCGTACTAACTTGCTTTCAGATGATATGCCACTATCTCCACTAGAAAGATTTGCATGCAATACCGTACCAGAAACGCCAAATTCGGTAGATTCTACCTCCGAATTCATTGCGCCCCATTCCTGAATCATGTCTGACGGATAGTCAAACACTTCTCTAGGCTCGCGTTGATTTACAGCAAAGTCGAAAGTCTTAAAAGCAATAACACTATTGAGGTTAATGAACTCTAATGAGTTCATTAATTCCATAGTTGGGACCATGCGCTCGTCATTGGTAAGTTCGAAACCTGTATTTTTCTCTACTACAGATTCATCAGCCACAAATGCCACGAATTCGCTATCTGGTTCAATAATCGCACGAACACCTGAAATACCAAAAGAAATGTCTTTTATAGCTACAACATAGGCAAGATCATTTGATCTCATATTTTGCTGTATCTTGTATTCGTGTTGACCCTCTTCGTAAAACCTCATATTTAACACTGTGCCACTTACTGGGGGTCTAGCACTAGAAGGTAACTGGTTTTCATAACGCATGCTATCGCCCAGAATAGAAGCAATAGCACCATTGTCAGTAAAACGCCAAGAATCAGGCGTTACCAAAATAGGCAAATATAGCGGGTTATTTGTCTGTGAAATAGTATCAGCAATAGTTCTTTTTTGTTCTATTTGCTGATAGATATTAGAAGTGCCAATAGTGTCATATACGCCTAAATTATTTTCATAAATAGGCGTATCTTGTGTAGACAATAACTGTCTGTACAATTCCATTGAATACGTGCTTGCAGGCTGATTATCAAAGTAGTGTTTAATTTCGTAAGGATAATCTCGCTCAAAAACACTAATATCATCGTCAATTACTGTATATGGAATTGAGCTTAATGTTGTGAATTCAAGTTTAATAAACTTTACCTTACGCAAGGGCAAGGAATACTTAACACTTTGCAGCGTATAAACACTTGGATATGGTTTCCAACTTGCAGTTGCAGGGTCACTATCTTCAGTAGAATAAACATTCATCTGACAGCCGCCCCATACAGCACTTATTGTCATATTGTTTACTCTTTGAGCGTTTCCGTCACCATCTCGCAAGTCAAAGATTAAGTATTCAACGGATTCTTGAAGCGTGTTAGGCTGTGAACACCAAAAAGTAGAAGAATCTGCATCTAACAAGCATTCTTCATTACGCTCATAAAATTCAGTCTCTACTTTATTACCGAACGGGTCCTCAAATGTTGCGTCTACATAATCCTCTTTTCTTTTGATGTCATAATGCAAAGCAAAATTGCTCATATCAATAGAATATGGAAAATCTTGCTCTTTTAATGCACCGTCTGACAGTGTTTTGTAGTAAGGAACGTCCAAGCGGTTAAAAACAAGTCTAAAGCCATATGCTTGCGCCAAATTAAATTTAAAAGAAACGCTAAACATGTCACCCGTAGTGCTTGCGCCGCTCCAGGTTCTGCAAGTATAAGAAAGCTGTGTGCCATATTCATTTGTGATTCTTTCCCAGGTTTCCTCTGTGTCAGACAAAAGAACGTAAGGAATAATCTCAACAGGCTTCTTAGAAATGTCGAAAGTAAGCTTGTTTACAGGAATACCCTTATCAAGCCTTACTTCAAACCATTCTGTAGGCTTATCATCGGGGTATGCTTCATCGCTAGACCACATTCGCGAACTTCTAGCCTGCTCATTAAACTTTTCGTTTACTAGCGGGGTGTAGTCAATAGGATAGGACCAATCAGCCATACCGTCTGACCCAAAATAAGAAGCAGAATACAGTTTAGAAGAAACATCAGAAACAGCGTTTGCAGCCTTTTGTAAGTCGGTTCTATTATCCATGTCGAGATAATAGAAAGCACCTGAATGTCTTACGTCAAAATTTCCGATGTGTTCACTTGATGCCGAAACATCATTAATCAAATACGTAAAGTCAAAAGCTTCTTCTTGATGATTTACCAAAGACTGCGTAGGTGCTTCACGTCTTTCATTTGGTGATACCCACAAATTAAGATCATCGTCTACGTCATATTCCCAGTCTGGTCTACCAGTTACATAACGCTTTACCTGCCAAAGGTTAGAAGATGATTCTACCCCTCTCGGTTCTACCGTTACATCTTCTTTGGTTTCAAGAATAAGCTTATCGAAAAATTCATCACGCTGTACGACAGTCATTATCGCGTCTTGCGGTCTGATATTTTTGGTTACTTTATTGATGTTATAACGGTCTGCTTCAGTAACTTCAGCATCATCTACTACAACAATGTATTCGTTGTAATTTGCTTGTTCGTAGTAACCAGGCGTTAAAGCTGCCTGGTCCCCATCAGCCACATTTACGCCCTCGTAAAATTTCCAAGCTTCTAATACATTGCAAGGTTTAGCACACGCGCTTTCTGCTGCTAATTGGATACCGTAAGCGGTACCACCATACTGAAAAGCAAGCATGTATTTATAAATACGCGCCCTATACATTGAGTCTTTTGCTTCTACCTCATCCATCTGCTCACCCGTGAGCAAATTAGACTTAGGGTTATAAGAATAGCTTTCAGATTCTAAACGTCTAAAGCCAAAAGCGCGCCCGTATAATTCGTCTAAGTCCCCATAGTGAGTTTCTTCAAGGTTAGTTTGTAGACGTTTGAGCATGAGTTGGTTTCTAGCAGCACCAGCCCCAGCACCGCCACAGACAGCGTCCATGATTCTCACCATGTGACTTGATCTGTCTTTACTATATATTTCTTCTGGTAAGCCTGATAAATAGACTTCCCTGTTAGTTGGTCTTAGCTTGTTTACGCTACCCATCTACTACCACCCTTGCTGTGTACGTCCGTAGAATTGTACGTATTGAACGTCAAAGCACTCATCGCTTCTTAATTTAAAGTCATTAGTAAATTGAGCCGTTTGAGTTTCACCATCTCGTGCATACTCAACAATACCGAAAGCACCGAAAGAACCTGCTCCTTGTGCAATGCTACCAGCAGCATCAGATTCTTTAGATACTCTTACGTTATCAACACCTGCAACGTTAGCCGCTACAGTCTCAATGTCTGAAAATTGGATTGTATAGCCAAAAGGTAAGGCGTTCGCCCAAGTAATAATAGCTTCTTCTACTGCTTGCATAATAGAATCGCGTGTATAGACGCTAAACATTAAAGTAAGGTAAATGCCAAACCTTCTACGCTTTACCTCGTGTACCAATGTATTAGCGGTAACAACAGATTGTTTGTCTACGAGTTCCTGAACTTCTTCTGGTACTGTGTTATAAACGAACGGGATATTCAAAGGCGTTTCGTTAGTCAAACTGATATTAGTACCATCAGGCGTGAAGGTATTCTTTTCACCTGAATAGCTACCGATAAGTTCTACAGCGTCCATCGCTCGTGAACTTCCGTCTCGCTTTTCGTAGCCAGAATCATAAAGCATCTTAAAATGTTTACCTTCTTGCAAAATAATATCAGCACCAACATTTATCATGCCGTTATAGCTTTCTAGTACGGGCTGATAAGAAAGCGGGATATATAAGTTATTTTCAGTTGGCAAACTTCCATCATCATGCGTCCAATTGCTTTTGTTTGCAGCAGTAATACGCTTGTTAAAGTCAATAAACTGTAAGTCAGATACTGTCTGCCCTGATTGACCATCGACAAATACCTCTACGGTCTTAATACCTCCACGATTGATATTTGATAAATAGTCATATTCGATTGTAATAAAATCACCGATGTTCGCTGCTTTATAGGTGTAAGTAACTAATACGGTTTGACCTACATAGTCAGTAGGAAAATCAGAATCAACGGATATTTTATTTCCTGATACTGTGTAGCCATCGGTAATAGGAACAACGCCGTCATTAGAAGTAATGCTAGAAACGCTTAAAACGTTATTTTTAGACAATTCATAAGAATTACCTCTAGCAATAGGTCCGATTAATTCTGTCGTTGATACGTCATGAAAACTAATTGATGCGTTATCAGCATCAACGTTATATTCACCTCTCGTAAAGAGTTCGTCAGTATCAGCGTTTCGAACCCAAAAGCGGTTTGTCGTGTCTAGCATTTCAGCAACTTCATCGGTGCTAAATGTAGCCGTGTAGTTAGATTGTACGTTTACAGTTTCAGACCAGGTGCTTTCTTGCCCTACTACTGACGCTCTACTATTTGCAGTGTGAGCCAAAGCCAAACCTAAATACTGGTCCTCTGTACCAAACTCACCTCTAAAGACCGTATTTACAAATCTTTGTCTTAGTTCTTCATCGGTTTCAACGTCTCTGCCGCCTGTCATTGGTAGAGAGTTAGTAACGGAAAAATAACCTTGATAAGAAACGGTATAAGTGACAGTATTAGCCGCTACATTTGCAGCACTACCCGCCAAAGTTGCCACTACTGGTATTTCCACCTTAGTAACACCTTTAGCCATTTCCTGATATGAGGTAGTTTGAAAATATACTGCGTCTTGTGTAGAAGTAGCAGGCTTATAAAATTGGCTGCCATATGCGATTGTCTGAATACTATCAGCGTTATCTCTCGTAATAGTGATAGTACCTGACGCGCTTTGTGCCTGCTGCCTTGCAAAACCAAACATGCCCACAAAAGAATCTAATTCTTCACCTGAATATGCGTCAATCGAATACAAGGTATCAGTTGTGTTTTGGTCTGCTACAAGCGTTGCTAATTCTGACGCAAAAGCAGTAATCATTTTGCGAATAGGAGTACCAAGTTGCGTAGATAACTGCGGGTCTGTAATTGCAAGCTGATTTATGATTGATTGCTCAAATTGTGCCTGTGTCGTACTAGCCATGTATGATCTCCTACTTAAATAGTCTGTTCTACGGTTACTTCTGTATCAGCAGCCGTACTTAGACTAACAATAACTCTAACGTCTGTTTCGGTTTGACTTACGTTTATGCTTGAAATAGAAGTTACAATGTCGTAATCGGTCCAACATTGCAAAAATTCCTCATTGCTCATTGATTGCTTATCTTGTGCAATTCTTTCGTTTTGAGCAGCAATGTAGTTATTTACAACTCGCGTAACTTCAGTACGTATAGCCATTAAGTTATCTTCAAAAGCAGGTGCGCCAATATAAGTCCAAAGATCAGCACCGAATTTAGGATATACGGGGTCGGTTCCTAATGGTTCTAATAGCCACAAAGCTAATTCTTGCTTTATTCGCTCTGTGCCTTCCACCATAACGATTTTCCCGTCTCCACCCACGGAAATATCACCATCTATAACACGCATGCATTTCATGTATTGCCCTGCTTTCTTTCGTCTGGTTTTATTTTAGCAGCAGGGCAAATATAAAGACACTTAGAACAAGGCTATGATTCTCTTGATATTGAGTATAGAAATAGTTCGCTTGCTAACTCTCCAAACATACTTTCTTTTTCAATATCCATAGCCATATAAACATGTCTGTCTTTAATCATAATAGGTGCTTGTACTTCGATATTAATAGCACCGTCACTGCTCTGTGTTTGATCATAACCTGTAGCTATCGTATTGTTTAATGCTGTAGCGTACCCTGTAACACCAAGGTCAATATAAAAGGACCTATCATGATCTTCAATATAGCCTGCTTTTACCGTGAGAGAGTAAATATACTCTCGTGTCTCTGTAGCGCTTTCTCCAAATAAATCTAAAAATGGATATGTTCTAGTGCTAGTAGTATCATCGACTAAATAGCCACATCGACCAATTAAGCAAAGATAACGCCCACCATCATTTACTATATTTGTAACTGCGTTTATAGTATCGTCTGTCATATTAGACACCATAAACAAGCAAGTAGCAGCGTTACGATTATATTTTTCTTCTAGGCTCAAATCATCATCAAATAAGATGCGTAGCCTATGGCTAGTTTTATCAACAATTAGTGATGCCATTGAGTACCATGATTCCATATAGTCAATGTTTGCTTCGCTTTGCCAGTGACTAGCGTTTAATGATTGCATGGACAAAACTAAGCCATCATAGTCGCTGTTATTTACATTAGTAATTCTATATTTATCCATTGCGCGCCAAAGTTCTTCTGTAACTTCATCAGATAAAACTTTGTAATCATCATAATCACCAACAATAACTTGATTTGCTCCATATTTAGCAAGGATAGAAAACATGCCATAAGGCTGTGTAATATCTGGTACAGATAAATCAAAAATAGGCTTACATTGCTCACCTAAGCGGCAACAGATAGCTACGCATGCTTCAAAACTTCTTAATTCACTTTGGGGGTCTGCACTGTGTTGATAAGCAATAGGCATACCAGCATAAGACCAGCCATAGCCGCCGAAACTAGAATCAATACCACTTCTTGCATACCCTAAGCCGTCAGAATCTACTAGACAATATGCATAATCAGGAACGATAGCTATTAAGCCTGTAATGCCTATCTTATCCTTGATAGCTTGACACAATAAACGTTGTTCTTGTGATAAAAATTCACGCCATAATAAATAATTATCATCAATGCCGTTTACTATATAATTATCGCTAGGCATGATTCTATTTTGAGAATAAAAGTTTTTATCAGCTATAGGATTTCTGTCATATGCAAGACCAGCTAGACCGATACCATCTAAGCAATAGCTTGTGATGTCGCTACCATACTTCAATCTAAGTTCATCTATTAAAGCTACGATAGCGTCTTTTGCTCCACTTGCAGACCACTTACGCGAACGTACACCTGTGTTGGTCTGTTGCTGGTAGGTAGCAAAATCATCATTGGTTGTGTCGCTCCAAATTTCAGATGATAAAGCTACGGTAACAGCAACATTGTTGTTTCTAAATCTGTCTAATAGCTGCTTTAAAATTGGTTGACTTTTAAGACCGTAATTTTCACAAATATCACTGTCCCAGTAAACAAAACCATTATCAGCTACTGTTAATAAGACCTCATCAAAACCAGCAGATACAATATCATCTACTACTGCTCGCTCTTTGCCTATACAACGCGATGCGTTAAGCCTGATAACGTAACGCATTACATTGATATTTCCATTTGTGACTTTATTCCATAAACGCCACTTGTTAGAAGCTACCTTAGAGATAAGCCAAACTTCATTTACCTTTGGAGGGGTTTCCGTATTGGATAAGTCAAAATTTATAGTAAGCGTACCTGCTTGTGTTTTGCAGGTGATGCCGTTTGAACCTACATTTACGATTTGTACGACCTGCATTTGGTCGCCGCTAAGACCTCTATCCATTGTTATTTCTCCCAAGAAACCATACCAGGAAAACGTGTATCCCCTGCTTTACATTGAGGGCATAAAAGGCTTACAGACGTTGAATAGCCACCTGCACCTGGTCCGCCGCTATGTTGAACACCTGTTACATAACCAGACAAACCTAAACTTTTGACCTTAATTCTCATGCCGGGCCATATATTAGGCATCCATGTTATCTGAATTGTCATTTTGTACTGATTTGCCCAGTTTGTCATAAATTCATACAAGGCATAAAGAAACGGCAAAATATATTGAGGATTGCTCTCTGAACCACCTGCGTTTTCTCCACCTGCTGCTGTGTCTCCACTTGGTGATTCAATTACGTGTTGTAATTGCTTCTTAGCAGGTCTAGCACCATAGCGTCTATATAGCTCTCTAGGAGTAAATCTCCACTCTTCACCCTCGGGAATGTTAATAAGTTTCTTTAATAAAGCACTAGGTTCATCAGAAATGCTATCTTCACCAATTTCAGATAAAGCAGACGAAGCAGAAGCAGCTAGGTTACTTTCAATAGATACAACGCCTTGTGTCAACGCCCATTGCATATCTGATGTTTGCCCACTACTGCCTAAATACTGTCCGCCTACGTTTACACCTGCGCAAAATTGATGTGAAACGAATGTATCTTCTGATTGAGTAATCTTTAAGTCTATAAGTTCAATATCATCTAATAGCAAACAAGGAGTATTACCAGATACGCCCCAGTAATCAGGATACCAAGCCATAAAGCTACCATCTGGACCAGCCATAACGGTACGCATAGAAGAATTAAAAATATCTTTGATTGTATTCCACACGGGTTCATCGTTTGCTAAAGCGCGTTCACCTACTAAAACCTGTGAAGCCGCACTATTCATCACATTACCGAAAGAAGATGCAAAGAACCAAGCCGTAGAAGCTAGTGAGCCTGAACTTGATGATGTATCAGTACCGCCTTGTGCTTGTGCTTCTTCTACACTTGTAGCATCACCGCCGTACTGAATATCAGTAATGCCATCTTTCGACTGAACAAATCTAGGGGTTATAAACATAAAACTGTCATTGTCAGTAGTGTTTACTGATAGACAATTTTCATTAGCTAAGTCTTTTAAGTCTCCTAGTTTGCCACTGTCTGATAGGGTAAATTCCCAAGCAATACCCCAGCCAAAATAATGGATATATTTCAAAAATTTATCATTGCCGTTGTTTGCCCAATTTTGAGCAGTCTCTTTCTTAACACGACCAGAATAGCCAAGGTTTACGGTAATACCATTATCTTTTTCGACCTTGCCAACAAACTCACGTACAGCGTTTTTAAAAGCACCCTGTAAGCCGTCTTGCCCCTCGCCTGTAGTCGTGCTTGTGTCTACGCCAGCATATTTATCATCGTCTGTAGGAACAAAGTATTTTCCTAACATTAAGAACCTCCAAATTGTGAGAATGCCGCCTGTGCATAAGCAACACGCTGTTCCATTCTTGGAATAGAAGCGCGTGTATATACTCGTTCAAAGGCTTCTGTTGCCCAAGGAATATCGGTTAATGCTTTGAATTGGTCAAAGGTCATTTTTTCAGCAATCCACGCTTGCGCGCCACTAGGATAGGTATATACGCCGTGTCCTGTATAAGCATCAAATTGGCTAGGTGCTTCTTGTACAAAGTATAGTAGCTGTGATTGAATATCTGTCCAATCTGCACCTCTTTGTGATGCGAACTGACAAAGCGAATTGAAACGGTCTGAACCAACTTCCCATTGAAGTAAGCCACGACCAGGACCGCCGCCGCTCTGACACTTTGCAGGGTCAACACCTGATTCTTGTTGCATATTGCCAATAACGCCAGCAGCAGCTTGTTTTGTAAAACCTTGCGACAAACAAAAATTCCAAACGATTTCTGCGTTGGTATTTCCTGAAAAATCAGCAGCACCCGCAACACCTGAAGCAGCAGTACCGATTTTCGGTCCTGATGTTTGAAGCATTTCGTAAATATTGTTAACAAGGTCTGCACCCTGTGTATCTTCAAGCCTTACTTGGTACATATCAGTTGCCCACTGAATAACTTCATCGGGTATTTGACCAATAGATATTTTATTTGCGGGCCAATTAGCTACTGCCTGTAAAAGTCTTACGCCTTTTTTCCAATAGCCACCATCTTGGCTTGTATTATCTTGCTGCGAGAATACTAACCAATAAGAATCTTCTAGGTTGGGGTCCCAGTACAGCCTTTGAAGCCTAAATAGAACATCTCTGCCTGTGATAGTAACCTCGCCTGCATTCAAATTAAAGTAAGGTACTGTTTGAATATATCCTGCCAACACTTGATATTTTTCGCTTTTTGTCAACCAAATAGCTATTTTATCCATAGGCGAGAATACACCCATGTACTTGTTCTTTTCATTTTTCAAAGTAATAGAAAAGTCTGAACTATCATCTGTTTTAAGGTTAATTGAAAAACGAACAATATCATCTGATACGTCATAGGCTTTAGTAGAACCATTGCTAACTGTGCCTATTTGAGCGTGAATCATTGGCGTATATGTAAGTATCTTAGTCATGCTTATATTTTAGCTAGAACTGTTTCCATACGCTAATAAAATAGCACCAAGAACCTTGTGCTCTTAATTCTTGTTCGCTCCATACTCTCGTATTTTCATGTGATGCTGGGTCATTGATTCTTAAATTACCGTCAGAATCTAACCACATTAAAACTAAGTGACCGCCGTAATAAACTGCTCCAAATTGACCAGCCACGCTACACCATACAGTGTGCCCCGCCTTAGCTTCATTTATTGCAAAATCTAGGTCCCACATTTGATTTGAAGCCTGTAGCCCTAAAGAATTTCTAGCAAAATCAGCAAAAGCAAGCATATAGTTTAAACCGCCATAGGTACAGCTATCTCCTACAGTATCCCTTAGCCTTAAAGGTGTAAACTCTTCGCGTGTCCAATACTCAAAAGACATTGCAGCGGTAGTTAATCCGCAACCATTTGAACCTATCGTGTTGCCATGTGCGTAACTAACGCCGCTCCATCTCTCATCACCTTGATAATATGCTGGCATGTATCTAGGGTCGTGTTGGTCGTGCCATTCTTCCATTGCCTTTTGATAGGTAGGCTCAATACATGAATAAGTATCGTTCATAAACGCTGCTAGACTATCAGCAATAGGCTCTAAAGTAGGTCTAGCTAAAGTAGCCTTTTGTTGGTCTAAAGTTAATTTTCTATCATCGACAGATGTATTCACGATTGCCGAAAACAGAATAATAGCGGTAATAAATAAGACCAGAAATAGATAAAGAATCTTCTTTAATATGTTGATAAACTTCTTCACCTATTTAATGTTAGGCTTATATATTTTTACCGCTACCTACTTAAACACCCGTAAATCTAAAGTAGTGCGTCCAACCGCCTGAAATGTTTACTACAGAAACCTCTGTTCCTGTCTGGTCACCTGCTTGCGGGTTTCCTCGTGAAGAGTGAGCACCCGCTGTTTGTCCGCCACCTATGTACCATTCTGTGTGTCCACTTCTCCACATAATATCCCCACGTTGCAAGGAGTTAACATCGTTGTTATAGGGGTATTTGGTCCAACCACACCCAGGTAATTGAGAATCCATAGAGTAGGTTGTAAAAGCGTAAGAGCCTAATTGATCTTGTGTCCAACCATTGTTGAGCAGCGAGTAATAGACAAGTGACGAACAGTCATAGTCAGGATTGCCTGTACGATTTGCCTGTGAATAGCCATGAGAATCATCATTGCATATGTTGATTGCCCACTGTACAGCCGCTTCAACTGCTTCTGATGATGCTGTACCTGTAAAGCCTGTCGTTCCTGTTGTACCAATTTGAGGACCAGACGTTTTTAGCATTTCATAAATCTGATTTACTAAATCCGCGCCTTGTGTATCCTCTAATTTTGTTTGATACATTTGCACGGCCCACTCAACAACATCTTCTGGCATTTGACCAATAGATATTTTGTTGGGGTCCCAATTTGCTACTGTTGTTAAAACATTTACACCCGAACGCCAGTATTCCTCATTGCTAGTCCACAGTGAAGAATCATTCATCAGTAATAATTGTGATGATACTAAACCGCTATCCCAGTAAAGAGCGTTTAATCTGTATAGGGTGCATTTGCCCTGTATGTTAAAGTCGCTGCCATATAAGGACCAAAAATCACATGTAGTTATATAGCCTGCAAATACAGGTGTTTCATCTGACTTTACTAGACTAATTACAATTCTATCCATAGGCGTGAAAACGCCATTATATTTTGACTTCTTATTTTGAAGTGAGATTGAAAAGGTTGAGCAAGCATCAGTGTTTAGGTTAATCCTAAAGTTCGTAATATCATCTGAAAGATCATAGACTTTATCGTTTCCGTCTGACTGTCTACAAGCAACCTTTGCTTTTATCATAGGTGTATATGTAAGAATCTTTGTCATGGTAATAGACCTGGCTTACATGGATAGTTTTGATCAAAAATAACGCCGCCATGCCAACCCCACCCCGTACCTTGCGGTACTCGCTTATTACCAGCGTTGACCCAATCCATCAACGCCCATTCTTTTACATAGCCGATATTATCCATGACGGTATTGTTGCCTACATAAATACCAACGTGTCCGTACACATTGTCGGGGTTTCCTCCACTATTCCAACCATAGCCATAGACACAACAACCAGGAATAACTTTAGTCCAATCAGTAGACGCTCCGTATTGCCTTGCTGCTTCTCTTGCGCTTGCTGGTCGAGCGTTAGAAACGCCTGCTTTTTCAAATACGTCAGATACCCATTTTTGGCAATAACCACCTTGCGCGGTAATGCCGTACTTTTCAGAATTTTTAGCTACCTCAATAATTTTCTTTTGTGCTTCTGAAACATCACCGTTAAAAACATCACCTGACGTTTGCCCTGTATTGCCTACATTTGGTCCTGACGTTTGGAGCATTTGATAAATCTCATTTACTAAGTCTGCTCCTTGGGTATCAGCTAAACGCACGTTGTACATCTGCATTGCCCACTGAATTACCTCTGTAGGTAATTGACCTATAGATATTTTATCAGCAGACCAATTACATACAGCAGATAAGATATTTACCGCTGCTCTCCAATAGCCGCCATCTTGGTCGGTAGATTCCGCGCTTTGAAAAGTAACTAACTCTCTACTAGACAATAAGCCACTATCCCAATAAAGAGACTGCAAGCGATATAAAACGTCTTTGCCTGTAATGGTTACAGGACCGCTATATAAAGTAAAGGTAGGGCAAGTAGTGATATAACCAGAAAATACTTGATATTTCTCACTTTTAGTTAACCAAATTACTATAGCGTCCATAGGCGTGAAAACACCGTTGTATTTATTGTCATTGTTTTGAAGCGTGATTGAAAAAGTCGAGCAGCCATCTGTATTAAGAGATACAGAAAAATTGGTAATATCATCTGAAAGATCATAGTATTTGTAGCCCGTTTGCTGTCTTGCCCTTACGGTAGCATGAACCATAGGGGTATAGGTTAAGATTTTCGTCATAACAAATCTCCCCTAAAGGCTGCATCACCTTGGGCAACAATATCTTCAGTATCTACTTTGTTTGCGGGAATATCAGAAACGCCACCTGTTACGGTACTTTCGTTTCCTGCCTCCCCTGTCTCGTCTTTTAGAATTACGCATCTATAAGAATTCTGATAAGCAGAATCACTATATTTAATATCAACAGGAAAAGAAGTGATAGCAATAGTGAATACTTTGCTAATTACAGGAATAGACAAAACCATATGTGAAGGTTTTGCCATTGAAGTAAGGTATTTATGATATTCAGCTATCCACTCTGAAAAACTTAAATAATCATCACGTGATAAAAACGCCAAGCCTAATGTAATATCGGTTTTTCTTACATTTCTAGGGTAAGCAGTTTGATTTTGGCGTGCTTGTGATTGACTGGTCATATTTAATACCAATCCATAGCTAAAATCTTCTACAATCACGCTTTTGCTTTTACCGTTGTATGTAAGAGTACCGTTATATAAAGGCATGACTAACTTCTTTTCATGTTATTCACTGTTGAGTTGGCAACGTCAGAAATAACACTTCCTGCTTGCTGCCAAATGGCATTTACGATTGATGAAGTACCGCCGTCAGAACTTACTTGAACAGTACCATCATCTTCAGTAGTATCCGCTGCTTCATTTTCTTCAATAGCTTGCAATTGATCATATAAACTTACGCCGTAAGCATCGTATGAACCAGAATTTTCTACTACCTGCTTTAATGCTTGTAAGGTATTTTCCCAGTTATCTTGATCAGGGGTGTTATAGATGTTTCTAGTCCAACCTACACCATCTTGAATAGCGTTTAGTGCATCTGTAGTAGCTGCTTCTTGGATAGTTGAAAAACCAGTGTCTACAAACATAGTAAGCTGATATGAAATAGCTGAAACCCTTGGGTTGTAGGACAGATTAGAAACATTCTTTAAAAATACTTTGCCGTCCCAGCCTAAGATAGGAAAATAAAAACGAACGCTTTCGTTATTGGCTACGTGATAATCCATGATAGATTGCATCTGACGTTCGAATTCTTTCATACGGTCGTATCGTGTTGCATTAGTAAGACCTTTTGAAGATAAATACCCTGTAATAGTCAAGTCTCCAATGTTGCGAGAAAGAATCTGAACAACCGTACCACCATAAGTCTCAATCTTGTTAGTATTTAACTCATAAGACCATTTAGCGGTAGACGGGTCTATATCAAATAAATATCCTCCTAAAGAAGCCGTAGCCATTATAATTCACCGTCCGATTGTAGCTGCTCTTTACCGTCCATAGCTTTGAGATAGAACATCTTAGAAGCATCTTCAGAAAATTGAATTTCGTACTTAGTCTTTTCGCCCTCTTCATTTCTGGTTGCATTACTGAACCAGTCCTGATCTTTGGTATCCCAAGTGAAGTCATTTTCGAGCCATGAAGATGCGGTTTGAGGATTGCCCCAAATATCTTTTCCGTAAGTATTGTAGGACCACGAAACATCATTGAACATTTCGTTAATGTCCTCATTAGTCATTGTGTTAATCTGATCTTCTGACACCTCGCCAGACAAAGCCATAGACTGTAAAAATACAGCTTTTTCATCTTCTGATAATTCGTCATAGCTTTTACCCAAAATGCTTTGAAGTACAGCAGAACCACGTTCACCGTTCATATCAAGACCAGATACATAGTTGCTCATGCCACTACGATAAATAGCACCGCTATCGGTAGTTACCATACTGCCCTCTGTGCTACCACCTAATGACTTAGCAGTATCTAATAATTGAGTAGTGTTTACAGGGTTTGCTGCTTCTACCGCTGCTCGGTTTACGTCATTTACTAATGGGTCGGATAAAAAGTCGAACAAATCTTCTGGGCTATCCTGGCTTACAGGAATAGCTTCACCGCCATAAAATACCTTAGACAATTCTTGCATAATAGAATTGTGGTTACGGTAAATGTTCTGATCTTCATTCCATAGACGAACGAATTCGTCTTTGTCACCATTTAATACAGCTTGAATTAAAGGACCTGCTGCTGTGCCTTGGTTTGAATAATAATCAGCATATTCACCGATTGCATAAGCGTAGGCTTGACCAGTATCCATGCCGTTGTTCTGCGCTTGCAACAATGCATTTTGAAAATAAACATCGTTTTGAGCATACTTAGCTACGCTATTAGCAACCTTTGAAGAATCTCCTGTTTCATCTCCAAAATAGCGCGTAAAATCTACTGCAATATCTTGACCAGTAAGAACAGAACCTGTTTGCTGTTCAAAGGTATTACTAAAGGTTTGATATTGCTGCTGTACAGCAGACATAGAAGCACCTGTATTTTCTGCTACCTCTGCCAAAGAATCTAACTTTTCGTTAAGGTCGTCTACGGTAAGACCACCGCGAACAACACTATCAATATACATTTGGGTTGCGTCTTTTACTGACAAACCTCTATTTTGATTTGCGCTTACAACCCAGTCATAACCCTGTGTATAAGAATCGCTACCATAGGTAGCACCGCCACTCATTAAGCCGCTTTGAATTTGCTGAATTTCATTCTCGCTTAGGCTTGTTGTGAATTCGGTTAATTTAGATTGCAAACCTTGTTCAATGCCTACATTCAAGTTGCTACCGCTACCAGTAGCTTCAAGCGATGCAGAACGCAAGTTCTGAAACATATCAACGCCGCTACCAAATAGGTTAATACCAGCAGCCCCAGCACCTAAAGCAGCACCGATAGGACCTAAAAAGCTTAATGCCCCGCCTGCTTTTGATAAAATGCCACCAAGTGAAGAAATACCTCGTGTACCTTGCATGCTTAACGTATCAATTACAGCTGATGCCGTTTGAACATAGTCTGTTACATTGTTGGCTCCACTTTGGAAAGATTGAGCAGCAGAAGGTGTAGCAGCGTCATATGATTGCACCAATTTATCAAAAGAATCTTGCTGCGAGGTTGCAGATGATTGACGTACAACACTGTCGTACATCTTGTTGTAAAAGTTATCATCGCGTTCTTGCAGCTGTTTAGCTTGTTCTTGCCTATCTTCATCAAGCTTGCTTAAAAATTCTTCTACCTTTTGATTTCTTTGTTCTTGCTCTTCAATAATCTTCTTTTGAAGTTCGGAAAAAGATTCGCTTACCTTTTTAGATTCCTCTGTTTGCTCTTTAATAGATTCGCTAAGTTCAGGAGAATCTACGGTAATAGTTGCACCCGTGCCATTACTGTCGGTGCTCACCTGTCCGCCGTTATCTTTAATTTCATCTATATAGTCTCTAAATACACCAATTTGCTTGGTCATTTTAGAGACTTCTTCAACTAGAGAATTTGCAGCTTCAGAAACGACATCTTTGGAAGCGTCTGCGCGTTGAACCAATTCACCCATACGCTGCGCAACATCAGAACTTGACGTTACTTGTTTTCTCACAGTGTTATCATCGGTAGGCATTACAGACCTTCTTCTTCCATCATCTGAATAAGACCTTCCATTGTGTCAGCGGTGATTTCTACGTCATTTCTCTTATCTATTTTACGCAATTCCCTTTGTTGCGTAATATATCTAAATGCTTCTGGCTTGGTAAACGCCAACCAAAAGTCTTTGTTATCCTCTAGCTTCTTTCTCTCACGTTTTGTTTCTACTTCATTTGCTATAAACAAACATGTAGACTGAACGTAATTTAAGTCTCCCTGTAATATACCCGCTAATTTTGCCCGTTGAATCAGGGATAAAACGTATTTCACATTTTGCGGTAACTCTGAATAATCTTCACAGTCTATCAACAGGCTATTTATTTTTTTAAGCTAGAAGCAATCTCACCAGCCGTTTTCACCATCTTGGTATATTCATCATAAATGTCTCTTACTACAGATGCGTACCAATCTTTAATTACTTGCGCCTTTTCATAAATCAAATCAACATCGGGTGATAATGCCTTTACCAAAGGCATTCCATCAACCGCTTCTATTGCAGCAGCAACAAAATACATTTGCATAGCAGCTAACTCACTTCGAGTACCTACATACTCTTTTGCTAGTTGCCCTACTCTTAATTCTTCACCTTGCGTAAGCGTCTTAATTAAGATTTTATGCCCTGCAATTTCAATAGTCCTTTGAAGCTTTCCAACGTAGAGCAGCCCTGAAAAGGGCTGCTTATACTCATCGGGAAAAACATCTTCTTTGTTCATTTATTCCCTCTCTCTTTTAATTCTCAATAAAATAATTGAGATAGAACAAATGTTCTACTAATTATTATTGAGTTGGTTGCTTAATAAGCCAAACCTCTAGCGGTATCTCGGTCAGCAACCGTCAAATACTGAACACTTCTGTCAGTATATTTTATAGTAATATCTACCGTCATTTCCATTGTTCGGCTCTCAAAAGTCTCATTTTGAGAAACATTAGTAACAACAGCGTTGTTGTAGGTAATAACACGCCACTGATTATCAGTTTCACCGCTACCAGCGCGTTCGAACTTCTTTACAGAGATTCTATTACCAGCTTTTCGCTGCTGCTCAAACACTTCATAAAGATTTACTAGGTTATTCGCATTAGTCGAACCACCAAGTACAGAAGTGTTTTCAAGTGCCGTAGCAATAGCTTCTTTACCCCAAAGCTGCCATACGGTACATACCAACGTACCAGAAGATTGAACAACAGGGGGAACAATTTCTTCAGGACACATTGAGCCTACTGGAATAATATCAACAGGCTGTGTTAGAGCCGTGCCAGGGGTTTCGTTGGCTCTAGCCATAAATTTAATTGGAGCAGTAGAACCACCTTCATCACCGATAGCGATATAGGTATTACCACCACCTGCAACACGTACTTTAGAATCAGGCATTTCTTACTACCTCCTAAGCGGTTACAGACGTACTGTTGATAGAGAAAGAAATGTAGATACGATTAATGCCATACATAGGCGTGTAACCCAAAGAGATGTTGATTTGTGTTGGGTCGGTCGTATCCTGCTCAACAGACGGGTCTGTATATTCTGATAGATAACCAGCGTTTTGCATTTGAGACAAAAGCGTATCGGTACTTGATTTAATATCAAGCAGTACCTGTGCAGATGCCACAGAACCGATAAAGCCTGTCTGGAATGCCCTGCGCAAAGATTTTATAATATAAAGCTTGCAAAGCTGAATGTTAAGTTCACGCTTAATAACAGATGATGTAGAAGTCGTAATGCCCTGAATTACAGTCATTTGGCTATTCATCTGGTCGATGTATAACAAGCCGTTGTTTACCTGATTTGACTTAATGGTAGTCGTATAAGATTCGTTAGGACCATACAAGCCTAATACAGTCTTATGCGTCAATGGCGTGTACTGTGGTAGCGAACTTGCCAAACCAGCAATAGCAGCAGCACCGTAGAAACCAGCAATAGGCTCAACAACGCTAGTAATACGATTTCTAAAATGGAATGTAGAAGGTGATACCAAAACACAATCTTCACTAGCGATACCCTGTGCATAAGAGATCATCTGATCAGAAGAAATAGTACCTTCCGTACCATCAGCACCTAAGAAAGCAATGCGTTCATCAGCATTCTCTTTCATAGCGCGAACGTGAGATTGAGCAGCATTCCAAACTTCTTGTGAACCATCAACAGGAACAACAATATCAATACCTGTTACCTTGGTGAGTTCATCGAATGCTTGTTCGAAACTCTGCAAAGTATAGGTTGGTGCTGAATCATCATATACTGTAGATTCACAAGCACAAGCATAGAAGTCACCCAAGCCACAAAGTGAAGCAATATAAATAGCAAGCGACAAAGGAGACTGGATATTACCTGCTGCGTCCCAGGGTACGCCGTAGGTATCAATACAAGCGTTGTAGCTTTCGAAATACTTAGCAGTTGTATAATCTTCGCCCTTGTAGTTATAAGAAACAATAACTCTATCACCGCTCTTAATTCCACAATAGGAATAAGCGCAATAGAAGTAATTACCCTTAGAATCATCAAAAGCAGGAATGCGTGAAGATGCCGTTCTAGCAATTCTGCCAGTCTGATAATCTACAACAAAGTCCACACCTTCAATGTAGCCACCTTCTACACTACCAGAACCTGTACCATCTGGGGTATCACCATATGCGTGACCATCGGTAGCAGAAGATACAATCTTTACGGTAGAAGTAGTACCATCAGCAGCCTTGGAAACATAAGGGTGTGCAAGGGTATAAGATGCTTCACCCACAAGCTGGATTGGTTCTGCGGTAGTCCAATCAAAGGAAATGGAAAGCTGTGTACCATTTTCTAACCTGCCGCCTACTTTAGCGTAGAACATACCAGTATTGTAGTTAATCTCGTAGTCCGTACCCTCGGTGTATTTGGTTTCTGCACTGTCCTTTACCTCAACGGTACCTGCAATCAGATAACCGTTGATAGGCTGATTTTCTGCGTCATACAGAATAGAAAAGCTAGAAACAGCGGAATAATAAGTATACTGCTTGTTTGAAACAGTCTGCTTTTCAGTTGAAGTAGTTGTTAAGTTTCGTGCGATTGATGCTTTTTGGTCTGCACCCTGCGTGATAGTATAGTCAACTCCATTGACAAACTGCGTACCGCTGGTCGAACCAGTAACAGTATAACTATCATCAATTACGCCACTGTTATTGAGCTGTACTGCCGTAACATTATCAAGTGTTACTTGCTGTGTAGCAGTTCTGTAACCAATTGCAGGACCCACAAAAGCGACAACAGCATTGCCACCCATTACCGTATTTAATTGAGGACCTTCAACTTCCTCCGTATAAATACCAGGCAACACATAATCTGTAGGCATTGCGCGCTCCTTTTCTTAATGTACATTACTTTTTTAATTGTAATTTATATATATTTTGTTCGCTATTTACTTACGCCCCTGGCGTTATGTAAGTAACGCTGCTTTCATCGTCATTACCTTTAATAATGTATTCGAGCTTGTCAGTATCAACCAATACAGACAGCTTGATTTTCTCAATAAATTCTGGTTTAAATGGGTTGATATAGTAGAATTCACCGCGAACATCAAAGCTAAATTGCTTAAATACTGTTACTTGATCAGCGTCCCATGGAGTACCCAAAGAATCATTACTTGCAGTATTTCGCATTGTTTTAGTATTCGGTGCAATGTTGATATAGGGGTTTGAAACAAGAGTTTTCTTAAAGGTATCATCGACCTCTAAAATAGCGATGATAGCGTCTGCTAACAGAGCTGATTCAACGGGTGATAATGCATATACATCAATAGTTATTCTGCCTGTGTATACATAACAAGCCATATCAACATATGTACCAGGATTATTTTTATCTTCGATTTGAAACCACTCATTAGGTGCGAATGGCTGCCAACCATCATTAGAATATCCAACGCGAATATAAGGGTATGCCTGTTCAGCTATTGGATAATCTGTTTCTACTTTTAAGTTTTCGTAGCCGTGAATAGCTACTGCTTCTTCTGACTGCAAAGCATGCCTAACGCTTGCTACAGCAGCGGTTAAGCACGAATAATAATACCCAACATGCTTAGGTTCTTGCCAAACAATTACGTCTGACTGATAATCTGCGTCACTCATTTATCCACTCTATCATTCCGCCAACATAGGCATAATCTATATCTTCTTGGTGTTTATCTATTGATTCATCAATAGCTTCAGAAATAAATTCTACAGGTTTGTGACCTGGGTGCACCCAGCTTCTAGCCTGCTTATATTCAGGCATGAGTTCACCATCTTGATTTCTTATCCAATAGGTTTTCTTACCACTTCTAAATTGATTGATATTGGTTACTTTTCTAAAGATAAGCACGCCATCAATCATCATCGGTATTGTTTTGCCGTAGAGTGCTTTCATACTAAAAGATTGAAAGCCGTTTTCTTGATAGATTAAGTAGTGGTAATCTTCATTGATTCCTACGCCTGCTTCACCTGCTTCATAGTCAGGCGATGGATAAAAAGCAGAAGTGCCACCTTTAAACGTCTTAAAGATAGCACTACCCTTTTCTGCTGCTATATTGCAAGCGTCTTTACTTATTTCGTCTAAGACTTGATTAGCTAAGTGAGTGCCAGTTAATGGCATATCACTATACACGTCTTCTACTACTTTTTCGTCCATAAAAACCTCTAGGGCCATTGTGGTTTAGATTGCCATTTATTCCCGTTTTGATTATCTGAATTCATGAGGTATTGAGGGTCGCATACATTGTCACGTGATTCGGTTAAATCAAAATCAACACCCCAAAATTCTTTTGAATACCTTTTATCAGTAGGGAAAAGTAGCTTACCTTGACCTTGCTGCGAGATAATCATTCTTTGAAAGTTGGTAGTCATTTCAACATTATTGCTAGAAGTGACACCTTGTAGCGTTTTACATTGAACGCCGCCTTCTAGCTGAAAGATTCTACCAATTAAAGTAACTTTATCTCCTACCATATCCAAAACTTCAGCAAATACATCACCGTCATGGTAGATAGGCTCACAAGCTGCTTTTATGGTTACGTCAAACTTTTGGCTAACACCGTCTTTGCTAACCACAGTATCATCGCTTGTGTTTTCAAGTACAACTACTCTTTTTAACTCTACAGGTCTATAGCCACCTTCAAATGTAGTGCCAAAACAATTAGGACAGTTCGAAGGTCTTTTTGATTGATGAGATACCTCGTCCCAGCAAGCAGAACAATGTTCTACTAAACCATCTTTATAATCTTGAATAGTCCAAATACGCCTTACCATAAAGGTAGAACCACAAAGACGCATAGCGTCCATAACAGATTTTCTCGTGTATAGGGTTTCTCGTGATACTTTACCAGCGTCCCAGAACCCAACTCTACCCATGCTCATTGTTATCTACTCCACCAAGGCATTGCTTTTTCGTAATGCTGATAAAATGGGTAGCCTAAATTCGCCCAAGGGGTAGAAGCCCAGTCAATAAGCACCTGGTTGCTTGAAGCTGCGAGCATATCTTGAAGAATGCTTGATAACTTCTTACCCATATCTTTAAGTTGCCCCATATAGTCATTAAGTACCGTCTGCCACCTATTGAGGTAGTCTCTACGCACTACGTCAGGAGCACCAACTCGTGAAGTATCAGGAATTTCTACATAACCAATAATATATTCACGAATAACTTCAATTTTTAAGCCAATTTCAAAAGCCTGTTCAAAAACAGGGACGGTAAAAGGGTATGAGTTTTCATCCCAGTTAGCACCTGGGTGTAGGCAATAAGTCATTACAGTACCTATTGCCGCTGGTACTAACACAGAAACAGTATCAATAGAATATGGCGTTGTTTCTTCTAAAAATGGTCCAAATTCGTCATTGTCGAATTGCACGTTGAAATAAGAACAAACGTTTTTTACAGCGTTTTGCGCTGGTTCTGGCAATTCATCGAATGTTGGGTGTGTAGGCTGAATTTCCATATTACCGCCCCTAGATTTTATTTACTCATTGTCGTATTCAGGAATTTCCTCGGTGAGTTCTTCTAAAGGAGAAACAGATTCTTTAACTTCTTCTTTTTCTTCTTTTCCCTCGGTCTTTTCCTCGGTCTTTTCCTCGGTCTTCTTTACCCACTTACCGTCTACTTTTTCGTAGTCGTCAGGGTTTTCCTTCTTGTGTCTACCACAGAAATGAATCTTATCTTCATCGCCATTTGCAACACTTACAACAGCATTGCAAACCTCACCGTTTTTCTTAACTGCTGGACAGTGCACGACAGTCATTACTTCTTCTTCATCATCTTCCGCAACGTCAATTACCTCAACGTTAGGAATAGCAACCTTTTTCTTTTTAGGAGCGTCAACTACCTCAACTTTGCCCTGTGCAATAAGAGTTTTAATAGTTTCGTCTTCCTCGGTCGCGTTAACAATGGTTACTGTTTCGCCTGGTCCGATTTGTTTATGGTTTGCGCCATTGTTATAAGAAAAATTCTGATAGGTGTTTGTTAGATTTTTAAGAAACATTATGTATCTCCTTTTGTTTGGTACGTCATAAGAAAATAATAACCCAAACAGCTAATAAACGCACCTATTCGCAACCTCAATAAAATAATTGAGATAGAACAAATGTTTGTATTTAGGCATAAAAAAAGACGGGTGGTAAAAACCACCCGCCTAAGAAAGTTAATCTTTAGTTACCCTGAAGATCCACACGAACAATACCGTAGGAGTTAGCAACAATAAGATTGATAAGCTCGGAATATACCCAACCAATGGTGAAGTTTTCAGCCTTTGGATTATCTACGCCGTCAAGCTGCTTCAGAATTGGCATCCAACCGATGTACTCTGGCTCTGGAATCATGTAAATCTTATCCAAAGGACAAATTACAGAAGTCATGATGGAGAACTTGCCCATCTTAGTAATAGGCTTACCGTCCATAACATCATCGAGGAATTTAACACCAGTGGTATCAATCTTCCATGTGTACAGGTCGTTAGCCGTAGCAGGATTCATGATAACTCGGTGAGATTCAAGACGATTCTGAATAGCGATCTTTTCAGCGTTATAGAAAGCCGTAGGAGAAATATCACCAGTAACGGTAGATACATGAGAGGTAAGACCAGCAGTATCAGGAGAAGATGAGGTGATCTTAGATACAGCAGCATCGAAGCAGCTAAACAGATAGCCGTCTTCCTGCTCCATAATACGCTGTTCAGCTTCGCCCTTAGCATAGTCAACCATGTTAATAGCCAACTTGTAAATATCCTCTTCAGAGATTACAGGGAAAGCAGCAATACGAATTACATCATAGCGTACACGGTTGCCTTCATACTGCGAGATTTTAACCTCATTGTCATGCGGTTGCAGCTTATAAGCAGCACCAAACTCGGTGGTAATATCGTAGAAAAGACCTGCGCCCTGTGGTAGAGGGTCTTCCATAAGAACAGAGCGAACGATGCCTTCATAGCGCAAACGGATAATGATAGGACCTACAACGCCCTGTGCAACCTTAGTAGATGCAAGTCTAGGGTCGTGCTTATTTTCAGACAAAATACGATTCAAAGATGCCTGTCGCTTTTTAGGAGAAGATGGATTTTTACCCAACTCAGCGACAATTTCAGCAGAAGTCTTAGGCATTGCCATAGTTAAACGCACCTTCCTTCCTAAATAGCAAAGGTAACAAAGAGGGTGGTACCCTCCATACCAAGTAATTCACAAATAGTATTAGCGGTCTTAGTCTGTGCATCGGTTTCGAGAGTAAGCAAACCCTTAGCAGTAGACTTCAAATAAACATGTTTGCCTGCTTCAAGATTAGTAATCTGTGCAGTCCAACCAGCAGAAGTATCATATGCAGGGGCATAGATAGCGAACTGTGCATCAGCACCGCCACGCCATACACCCATGAGGTTATCACCGTTTACGCGAACCTCGTCAATACCAAGGGTAGGAGCACAGAAAGAATCTGCAAGACCATAAGGAGCCTTAGTACCGTCACACAAAGTAACAACTCCATTGCCCAAGTAAGACATAACGCAACCAGGGTAAATATCACCACTAGCAGCGGTAAATTCGGTATCGAGGGTCATTGGCTGGCAAGTTGCCTGGGTCTTAGCAAACAAAGGCTTAATAGTTCTGTGCTGGTCGACATTACCAGGGGTTACCATAATAGCCATATAGACACACTCCTTTCTTTAGAACAAAGCACCGTAATTAGGTGCGGTAGATTTTTCAACATTAGCATGCTTTACTGGCATATGCTTTGCTGGCTTAATACCAGCTACCTTTTGAGCAGAACCACAAGCACGAAGCTTTTTAGCTACAAGCTTCATTTCCTTTGCAGAATACTTGTTCATGTATTCGTTGCACTTTGCAGCTTCACGAACAGTTGCAGGAATAACACCCGCTGCCTTTTCAGCCTTTACCATTTCGAGAGCAGCAACGAACTTTTGCTGTGCTGCTTCTACAGTCGAAGGGGGCTTTACGCCTTCGCCGTTATCCTTGGTGGTATCGTCTGGGGTGATAGATTCCTCTACCAAATCATCAGATACAGCAACCTCGGTTGCAGTGTCCTTCTGCGGCAAATCACCGTGGTCTGGGGTATCCTTTACCAAGTCGTCAGAAATAGATTCTTCTGCTTTCTTGGTACGCTTTGCCTTGCGAGAAAGTTTACGCTTTGCAGCCTTGCGCTTTGCAACTGCTTCAATAGTATCCTCTACAGCTTCTTCAATTACTTCTTCAAGCTGCTCCTGGGGTACATCAACGTCTTCTGGGATAGTTTCCATTACAGCTTCAGTAGCTTCTTCTGCTACTTCTTCTGCTACCTCGTCAACGTCTTTTCCTTCGGTATCTACATCAACGATCTCATCAAGTTCTTCACCATGATCTTCCTGTGCAATCTTAAAGGCTTTAATCTTAATGCGTCTTGCCAAACGCTTTGCAGCCTTTTCGTCTTGCTTAGGTTCAGGCGCGGGTTCAGTTGGTGCATCAGCTGGTTCATCAACTGGCTTTTCTACTACATCATTAGTAGTATCGTCCTGATTTTCTTCCTGTGAAGTTTTGAGAGTTTTTGCGATACGGGTCTTAGGAGTAATGTTAGCCTTGCGAGACTTCAAAGAAGAAACATAAGACTGCAACATCTTCTTGCGCTGCTCTGCCGTCAGCTTACCCATAAACGCTCCTTTCACTTCATTAAAAAAAATGACTTATTTTGTATATTTCTATACAAGAATTATTTTTACATAAATTTTTTAACGCGCAACATAGAAAAACACACCCTGCGTTTATACAAAGGTGTGTTTTCCAAATGCTCTCTCTTTGATTTATTTTAGCTTAATAAACTAATTTAGTCTATATAATCTAAAGCTTCTTTTTGTGCTTGTTCTAAAGTATCACAAGAACCGTCTGCTACAACCTTACCTGCTAGGCTCTGGCTCATATCTGCTACTTCCCAGTGATACTTACCTGGTACGTAGTAATCATAGTCGATTTCAATTTCAAACGGCTCAACAAAAGCTGCCCAAACACCGCTTTGTTCTTCCCAGTCAACTTGCGCATGCTTCTTAGTCTTTGAAGCAATTCTGCTCATGTTATGATTCAACCATTCATCAGTCTTTTGCTTGCAGTATTCTACTGCTGCTTGATAAGAAGCAAAGCCGTCCTGGGGGTTATTGTATTTCTGCAACATTTCAGCATAAGAAAGAGTGTTTCTTTCCTGAATTGGCAATGCTTCTGTATCTACAGTTTTTACCTTGCAAATAGTAGTATGCTCATGCTGATTATCCATAATTCCATCGAACCACGAATAACAACCAATATATTCGCCAGTAGAACCAAAGCTTCTATCATTAGACCAGCCAGTAAACATTACATAAACGTTAGAAAGTTCACCAACGTCTTTATATGCACCTGTTCCGTCTTCATCGTCAATCCATTCACCTTGATATTGTGCTTCTTTAGCAGCAGTAGTTACGCGAGTTAAAGGAGTAGGAGCCATAGCAGCTACAGCATCAAAGTTAAGTTTTTCAAATACAGATGCTTGCTTCATTGCGTATTGCATGTTAGGGAATAAGCCAAAGTCAATAATTTTTCCCTGGTTAGAGCAAACAACCAATCTAGGCTTACTTCCAAGGTCGATTTGGGAAACAGTGATCGAAGCTTTTTTGTCTTTAGTATCGCCCTCGTAGTAAGCATAGAATGGGTTGCTTTCGTCATGACGTGAAACGCTTGGTGCTAAATTTGCGTCTGCTTTCTTGCTATGAGATTTTTTTTTACACTGAAAGTCGATCTTTCGTGCAACCTTTCGAGATACCTTCTTAGTAATGCGTCTTCTATAAGCATTTCTGCGTGAAGCTGCATACTCATTAGCATCTTCATTCTCAACAAATCGAGACAAATCACCGATATTGCTATAAACATCATCGGTAAATTCTTCGATAAACATATTTAAGATTTCGCTGCTATCTACATAGTCTTTAGCGTAGTCATAAATATCATCAGTATAAATAAGACCGTTATCAATCTCATCATTGATGTATTCATAAACATCATCTTCGGTTTCAAAAGGACCGTCAGATTCGAGGTCACGCACAATATCATTTGCAAGGTCGTAAGCAGAAGCAGCAACCTTAGAAAGCGCGTTAGCTTTCTTCTTTAAGCTACTTTCTCTTTTCATTTCTTCCTCCGTAACTTCGGCTTGCCCATCTTCAAAATCTTGCTTTTCTGAAGGGTCTATATACTCCAACCACTTTTGTAGTTCACCCACATGTGCTTTTTCTTCATTCTTGATTTCGTCAAGACCAGCTTTTATAGATTCATCTTCAATAGCTGCGATTGCATTTTCGTAGCCTTGAATTGCATCTTGCTCATCAATAATCAAATCACGAATGATATTTTGAGGTGTAGAAACATCTTCTAATGCTGAAAACTTTTCATTTTCGATACCTTGTGATTCCAAAATATCGTAAACAGCATCGTATAAGTCATAATCAAGTGCTTCTTTTACTAACTCCCACCAACGATCAGAATAATCATCTAAAGCCTGCTGATGGTCGTAGTCATAAAGAACTTCACGCTTTAGCCAATCTACTACAGCGTTAGCCACAGACTGGTCTACCGTGTAAGCTACTTTCTTGTTGGCTTTCTTTGGCAATTTTCCACTTCCTGAAATATCCTGAAGTTCTTTTCCGTATTCTGGTAGGGTGATAGTTTCTTTTGCCGCCCCTCTACCCATGCATAAAGGTAATTTACCGTCTGCTTCAATCTTCTTACAGAATTCTCTAGCAGCCTTTTCATCGGCAAAAGTAGAGCATCTTACCGCTTCATTTGGCTTGTCTTTTTCAAAGACACCCGCCCAAATTTGATCACCCGTTTTATCAATAGAATAGTTGTAGTTTTCACCGCATGAGGTGAAAATTTTGGGCATCTCTTCTTTCCACCTCAATGCGATCTTACCTACAACGCCTTTTTCTAATCCCATAAAATCACGACCTTATTTAAGGTTCTTTTCTATCAATGCGATAACCCTCATTGTGTCAATCTTTCGTGCAAGGCGGTTATGCATTGCAACCCTATAAGCAAAGCCATTATCAATGTTATAACCCTCAAAGGTGAGGTCACGACCGAAAGATTCATAGTTAAAGTAGCTTTGAAGCGTGTCTGGGTCGAGATTCTCAACACCGCCAAAGGCTTCTACTACAGCATAACCCAAATCCTGTTCGTCATTTACATCTTCATAGTATTCAACATCATCAATCTCATTAGCAGCCTGTTCAAAACCAAGATCATCAATCAAAGTCTGAATAAAGTCTTTGTCATAGCCGCTATTTTCAAAATCAGAAATGTACTCGTTTACCTCATGGGGGTCCATGTACTCAATATCAGCACCAGCACCAAAGGTTGTATCAGCAATCATTACTTCTTCGTAAAACTCGCCGTCTGGTCCTTCTTGTGCTCTTTCAATAGCTGCGTCAATATCACTGTCAGAAGTAGGCAATGTTACCCACTCACCATTTGTTGGGTCTTCTACCGCTCCAATAAAGATTTCCCAGTCGTCTCCATAAGCAATCTTGCGATTTGCCCAACGCTTTAGACGTGCTTCACGGTTAAGTCGCAAAGCATTAGAAGGCTTAAAAGTCTTAGCTTCTTTCTTGTAAGAATCAAAAGCCTTACGGTCTAAAATCTTGCCTACAGCAAGCATAGCGGTCTTAGAACCCATAGAAGCAAGATGATGCATAACTTCATCATTGAGCTTTGCCTTTAGCTTACGCTCTGCAATACGGGTAGCTATCCACTCTGCCTTCTTTACTTCACTTTCATCTTTTCCAAGATCATCTTCTGCCGCCTGATCAAGATCCTTAATTTCAACAGCGGTATCAAATGAATCATTATCTTGTGAAATATGCATTGGATTTTCAGGATGTGGCTCACCATGCATAGGCCCATGTGGCCCTTTTTCTCCATGAGGGCCTTTTTTGCAGTCACAAGCTTTGCGTGAAGCCATTTTCATAGTTTCTTCTCCATTGTGAAGCTTTTCTGCATACGCTAATGCCTCATCAAAAGTGTCAAATTCTTTCCATTCAAGTGCTCCATAACCTGTCACCCGATAATTGTGTCCTGGTTTTGAGGAATAGGTAAGCTCTTGAATAAATAACTTATCTCCATTTGGACTTGTAAAATACCAATCCTTATGAAGCTCACCATCAACATCTTTCTCTACATATTCAAGCCAATCTGGATATGTGTCAGCAAAACGATCCATAGCAGCGTGCATTCTGCTTACTTTTCTATTTAACTTCATATCTCAATCCCCTACTCACCAAAAGTACAACCGCTAAAGTCGAACGTGTAGTTGTTACCATTAGTTTCAGTATCAGCATCAGACTGATTCTTATACAGGGTTACTTGTGCGGTTGGAGCAGATTCAGATGTTACCCAAATAATAACAATAGCACCTGCGCCGTCTCCCGTTTGACCAAATACTAATTGTTTATCTTCACCGCCCAAGGTGTGACGTGATAAAACAGCACCGTCTGTAGCTTCCATCTTAAATGGTACGTAATAGCCTGTTCTATCCTCTTCGTGAGAAGAAAAATCGGTCCAATCAGCAATATGGTTAATAGTACCAGTGAAAGAAACAGTAGTACCTTCTTGCTGTGCCTGAATACCAGTAGTCAAAGTTGATAACTGCTTGCCTGCAAATTCTTCATCAGTAAAGGTTGGTACGGTTACAGTCATAGTTTCTAATACTGGTTCAGGGTCCTGTCCTACAGCGTTGCTTGGTAAACCTCCTACAACGATTGTTGCAGGCTTTACTTCTAACAACTGACAAACAGCTTCGCCTTCACCGCTACCGATGGTAAGCATACCGCTTTCGTCAGATTCAAGAATTACTACCGTGCCAGAAGCTAAAGTAGTCTTTGCAGCGTCCCAGTCAGCAGAAGCATTAATAACTTCACGCTGAACCTCAACCATAGCACCGCCGCCAAAGGCAAGAACTCCTACAGTTGGTACTTCAAACACATCATAGTTTCTATAGGTTGCAATAAGTCCTAAAGGGGCTTCTTCGCCTGTAGAAAGCGTTACGCCGTTTTCACCCATGCAAGCAACCATACCAGGCTGAAAGTTTGCGCTTTCGTCTACCTTAAAGTCTCTAAAGGTCGCTTGAGTTTTGGTAAAAATCGGCTTTAACGGTCGTACTGTTGGTACGCCATTATTTGAAATAACAGCCATTTTACAACTCCTTTAATCCACTTAATTTTAATAAGTTTGCGAGCGATGCAGACCTTACGCAAACTCTGTTTGCAGCGATTTTGTAATCAATATCTTCTGCATATCCAAATTGAGAAAGATCATCAAAATCAATCGAAGAATCTAACTCAAATGAACACTTGTAATTGGCGCGTTTTTCTTCTTCATCTTCTTTGCCTTCATTTGCATCTTCCTGAACATCTTCAATATCTTCTTCTTCAGAAAGATCATCACGCAAATTATTATTTTCTTGCGCCTTTTCAGTATCAACATCACCAAAACCAGGGGCGTATTCTACGTATTCGCAAACATCGCAATACTGACCGTCAAAGTCTGGACTGCCACAAATAGGGCAAACTCTGTCGGTATCTTGCATATCAACTTCTTCTGGAATACGTCTCTTATTTACCATGTTATCGGCTGCTTTGTTAATTTCGTTCATGGTGTTTATGTAATTGATATTATCAGCAACTTCAGCAGCTAGTCGCTCGTCAAGATTGAGTTCGTCATAGAGAAATGATGCAAAATCTTCCCTGCCACCGTTAGACTTTAAGTAAGCTTCATTTTCTTCAAAAAGGATATAGTGTGGTCCACTAGGGACGTTAATAGTAAATGTATTATCGTTTAAATATCCAATAAGTTCGCAATCCTCGCCGCTTACTGAAAAATCAGAATCAACGAATGCATAGAAGCTAAAGCCAAAATCATAACCTTCATACGATGCGTTAGAGGTAAGTTCTACGTCATAACATTTCGTACCGTCATACATTTCTTGGTCGGTAACGGTATACTTTGTGTTTTGTACAAGTCCGTCAAATGAGGTTTGCAAAATTTCATGAGGTTTAATTAGGTCTACCCATTGAGACTGTTTTTCAAGTCTCTTTGTTCTAGTCATACCTGTTGTAGCAACCTTTGAAAAATCAATTTCTAATGCATCTTCAACGTATTCTTGCCATTCTTTATAACAATCATTTACAGCCTGTGAAACCTCTGCAAAGGTCGTGTAATCATCTAAGTCTAATTCATAGGTATTATCTTTATAATCATTATCAGTAGAATCATGACCAGATACCCTTACTTTGCAGTAACTAGGAATATCTTCATCATAAAGAATATCGGCTTGCTCACTTTCTAAGTCGAGTTCGTCCCATTCAATGTAGAAAGTTTCCCAGCTATCAGGTGCATAACTGTAATGAATATCAGGGTTATTAGGAGCATTTGATTCTACGTAATCTCCTAATTCACCTGTCTGCTCATAAGCAGGCTTCAAGTCAGAATCATCTGGATATTGTTCATCATAAACATCTTCATTTACTATATCGAGAGGACCGTAATCTTCGTCATATTCGCATTCATCAACAACAGCAACATATTTCTTAGCAGGTGCTTTAAGCGGTCCTGCTTCGTAATAAAGTTCATCATCATGGTAACGATCAGCGTAATTCCAAAAATCTTTGATACATTCTTTAGCTTCGTCAAGTGTTTCAAAGTAATCATCGTAGCCTTCTTGGCTAGAAGTAAAGGTTTCTTCTTCTTTTTCCGTACCGTTGTACTCAATAGTAGAAGGATAAAAGGTAACGGTAAAAACAGTATCTTGATCTTCTTGGGCGTGTTTCTTATTAGCTAACCTGGACACTTTAGCTTCTTTCTCTACAACTTTTGCGGTCGGGTCTGCTGGGTCATATACCCAAGATTCTTCGAAAAATTGTATGCCGTTGCAAATCTCGTAAGCATATTCACCATCGTATTTTTCGCTACCTTTTGTTTTGATATGGTTGCAAAAATCCGCTGGGCTTTCTGCAACATTGCCACAAACTGAACAGGTAGTGCTTTGGCAATTAAGCCCCATAGAAACAGTATCAATTTCACCACTACGGATATAGCCACAAAGTTTAGGAAACGTTTCCTCGTCCATCTCCATAAGAATTTCTATCCATTTATCGTTTGGGTCTTCTTTGTGATAGCAAGCATCAATAATAAAACCTCTAGCGCGGTCTAAATTACTGTTCTTGTGGTTTACATAAACAGGATCGCCGATAAAGGTCTTGTAAGCAGTCTTTAATTCGTCACCTGGCAACATATCCAAGTTAAGATTAGGAACATCAGCAGTACATGCTCGCACAGATACGTAAAGAAAGCCGTTGCCCCTATCATCGTAATTAAAAGAGCCTAAAGACTTTTTAGCGGCAACTTTGCCTAAAGTCTGTTCAGAACTTACAGCTACAACTTTTGCATTGCTAACTTTAACGAACATGCCTACCTCTTTTGCTATCTCTTATTGAGATAATTGTACAAACAATTAAAGATATTTCTGTAAATATAATAAAGGTCATTTTTAAAATAAGAAACAGGGAAAGTTCTTTTGTCCCTATTAAGCCGCCGCTAATTAGCGAAATGATAGCTAATAAGATAATAGAGGTAGCAACAATATGAAGATCATCGACTATTGAGTAACGTATGCCCATTACTAAAAGCCCTGCGAAAACAATAAAAGCAGACGGCATAACAATACTATGAGGTGTAAAAGTCATGAAAGCACCAATCATAGACGACATAAAAACAAATACCGTCAATAGCATCATATCAACTGTTTTCCAACTTTTATTTGTTGCGCCTTTAAATAAAAGCACGCCAGAAAAGCCGTATATAAATAAGCTAGTTAAACGTGCAAAAGGGTTGTAGTCTCCAAAAATACCAACTACACCCGATGATGATGCCATACATAGCAAAGCAGCCGAAATATAACACATTCGGTTATCATCACACTTTTTGTAGCTTATGATTGATGCGATTAAGAAAAAGGAAAAGAATACGACAAAAGACAAATATATATAAAAATTATTATCCATTATGGTTTCCTCCCCTCGCTCTTATCGTCCCCCTTTTTATTAGTAATGGAAAATTTGTTTTCGAGAGAATTTATGATTTGCTCCAATATCATAGGAGCAATTATAGCCGATGAAAAAGCGGTCCAAATTGACTGATCTACAATCACGCCAACTGCACCGCCTAATATCAAAGATGATAAGAAACCAAGATGAATGTACTTAGTACCATCTTCTTTCTTTTCGATGCTTAAAGGCATTTCTAAACAGCCGTCATTTACACAAAGGTCTCTGACAAATGCCCCGAAAGCACCTGCTAAAAATAAGAAGCAAGCCTGTTCGAAGCTATTTATCTCACTCATGTGTACAAGTGAGTTTATAAGCTCGTCCAATGCTTGCCTCCTCTTTTAATAAAGGGAGGTGTCTTCTCCCTTAAATCTGTCATGATTCCTTGCAAGATGTCCTAATGCTTCATCTTGCAAGGCTTTTTGTTCTTGCAATGAGAAAATTCTTGTCGCGCTTTTATTGTATCCATGTTTATTTTTTGTCGCTATCGACAAAGCAGTGCGATGTTCACCATCAGTAACGCACTTAATTTCATCAAAATCAATTTCTTCTAAGTTATCGGCAATTTCTTTTTGCATGCTTTCGGGTACGCAAGTTTCAAGAAAATCTACCGCTTCAAGTCTTTCATCTTCATCTAGCGAATACAACCTTGCTACGGTCGCGTTAAATGCGAGTTCCTTAAAACAATCTGGACAAAGATCATTCATTACATCGCGTTCGCCAAACTTGCCACAGTTTGAGCAGAACCCTCTATCACTAAAAATTTGCATTGATGCCACCCTATCACCGAAAAATTCTTTACGTGCACGCGCCTTACTTTCTATAAGCGTTGCATATGCGTGACTACACATACGACCTGTCCACCCGTCTCTACTGCCAAAGCCTGGGTTTCCGTCATGGTATTTTGCCCATTCGCAATCACACAAATAGCCTTGAATCCACCCGCCGTAGTTAGGTGATTTTGTCCACCCTCTACGTGCAAGAACTACATCGTAAGGACCACCCTTAGATACAGGGAATTTATCAGCTACTTGTGCACTCATAACAGTAGCGTCTACTTCATCGCTATCATCTCTTTGTATAACTACACCGCCCGTAGCTACAATAGCTTCTGCTTTTGCTTTTACGTCTGCCCAAGCAGCGCGTTTTTCGATTGATGATGTTTTATCAAAAGCAACATCAACAACAGACAAAGAGCACTTAGTTATACGATCATCAGGTCGATCATATAAGCATTTTCCTAGTTTTACTTTTTCAGCTTTGCCGTCATGGTCAATGGTTTGTACGCACTGACCATTTTGGCAAAACATACAGTCACAATTATTCATCTTTAGACCTTATGCTATTCATACGTTTGCTAAAGTTTGCAACTCTCGTAACAACCATGCCTACATGTTTTTGGTTCCTTAAATCACTGTAGACGTTTTCCTCGGTTACGCTACCAGCCTTTGGCATATCCTCGCGTCTTTCGTCTGATTCCTCTGGTCTTGCCCCGTCTCCATATTCGTCAGAGTTTTCGTCAGAGTTTTCATCAATATCATCAATATCTTCTATATCTGTAGAAGGTTCTTCTTTATCATCAGTCTTAGGAACGATAGCATCAATCAATTCTTTATCGTTTAGCGGTGGTATGCCATCTTTGATGAATTTAGCAGTATCAGGCGGGACAGGAATACCTTGCTGAATACAAGATTCATAAATAGCCTTGTGTTCTTTAGCCTTCTGAATTTCAGAGTTAATTTTTTCTTGTGATGCCTGCTCTGCCGTTGATTGATAATCAATATCAGTACCAGTAAACAAATTCTGACGTGCAACAGGAATACCAGCCTTGTAAAGTTGCATAAGAAAATCGCGGGTTTTCTCGGTGGTATTAAAGTTAATGGTTTGCATCTTCAATTCGGGGTATAGAAGCTTTGGTACTTCTTTAATTACAAAGCCACCTTCACCATCATTAGCACTTTCGTCCCAAACTTCACGCCATTCATTTTTGTCAATCTTTACGCCACCTTTAATATCGTAGTCATAAATTTGATGTGCTTCTGCAACGAAAGCAGCCCTACGATTATAAAGTTCACATAAACATTTTTGATAACTTCTAAGCATCTGTGATGCTAGTTCAAACTCCATAGCAGACGTTGCGTAAGGACCACTTGCGGGTTTGAGGATAGAACTAGACAAACCCCATGCCATAAACAAACGATCATCATACATATCAATATCGTTCTTAAAGTTTGCCATTTTATCCCCGCGGATAACCTCTTGAACATTTACGAACTGATTAGTAATCAATGCTCTAAAGTCAGAACTTAATGCTTGGTCTAATGTTGATCTGAAACTAGAAATAGCTGCTGGGGTAGGAATGTAAGGTGTACCATCTGCTAAGTTTCCGCCTAAGCTAAACAAAAGCAAAGGTGCATACATTCTATCAGCTGTAGCAAGCATAGCTGATTGAAGTCTATCCTCTAGTCTAAGGGTATTCCAAGCACGCAAAGCAACGGGTGTACCGTGTAAGTCCCTTACGCTGTCTTTATTGGCTAAATGAATGCATCTATCGGGTGATAAGATAATATCTTGACCGCTTCTAATGAGGTCTGCGAACTCTTTGTTTTCGTCTCTAAAGATTTTACCTGCTAAGTCGTTGCTTGATGCTACTTTTCTAGCGTCTTCACTAGGTACATACTTCAAAAGGTTTTGAGAGGTAAAAGGAATGCTAATAATTTGCATATCTCTGGGGTCGATTAGTTCTTCTTCTGTCCAAAGACCTAACTCATCGTCCCAGATGCCATTACAGAAAACCTCGCCGTATTTCCAATACTCACGACCAACATCAATCAAGTAATTTTCGTAATCTAGGTCGTCAAAGAAGATTTCACTAAAGAATTCTTCCACATCTTTGTTTTTGCACTCTAAATAAGCACCCGCAACAGGATAGCGTGAGTAAACCTCCAAACAAGCACGCATAACGGGATTGGTTTTCATAATAACGTCAATACCGTCTAATAAATTGCGCCTTGATTCTTCATCATTATCAATATCAAGATAATTGTTGTATCCGTAGCCGCGCGAACCGATTCTTTTTTGCATTGCAGGGTCAAAAACCCTAGGAACAGCATATTGAGAGCCACTATCGGTAAAAGATGAATCTTTTTCAAAGCCGCCGCTTGCCAAAGGCTTTGCAGCTTCTACTTTTATTCTCAAACTATCAGCAGTACGCATATTTTTAGTATGCTGTGGTAATCTTACGCTTGCTTGCTTATTTGCCATCTACTACACACCCAATTTCTCTGTAGCTGCTATTGGTACTCATGATATAAGGCTTATCTTCATAAGTTATTGTTGAGTTGGTCATAACAACTGTCGAATCTTCTAGTCTTAACGTATTCTTTCCCTCAATTATACATTCCTCAATGGAAAAATCTTCACACTGATAGATGTACACGCCTGTGTCTACTGCTTCGAAAGCATAGTAGAGTGTATTTGATAATTCTGATGTACTACCTTGCTGGTCTATTGCGCCAATTCTAAAAGCATTGGACTTAGAAGACAAAGCAGTCTCCATAAATACAACTGTGCCAAAATCAGGTTTGCCAATAGTCCAATCTATAGCCGCTATGCCGTTAACATAGATTCTGTACTTGTAGTAAGTACCATCATCTGTCCAAGGAGCACCATCTGTAGAAGGCTGAAAAGCCAAAATAGCCTTTGTAGGGTCCTCGGGGGACTTTTGCACTGTTAAAAGTACAGGTGCCTTAATATGAGGAGGTTGATATTGGTATTCAACCGTTATAGGGTTGTTTTCCCAGTCGTTTACGGCAACTATGCTAAAGGTTGTATTGGCAATTTCGTACCAATCAGCAGCATACGTGTAATTTGTTTGCCCTGATACGTAATTTACTGTCCAAACATCGCTGTTTACACTATTTGTGATTCTAAATGAGGTCGGTATAGCAGAATCAGTAACAGGAATTGACCAACTTAACACTAATTTTGTTACATCTTGGTCGTTATAGTTGTTATCCTGCTCCGATCTAAACCAAGAAAACGGTAAAGCAGGGCTTTCTAGCGTTAAAATTGAAGAATAATCAGAATAAAAGCCAGAAAGCGAACTATAAACCCTTGCACGAACCTTATATTCTATATATTGAGCGGTTAAAGCACCGTTAAATGACACCCAAGTATTACCATCAGTAGAATATTCGAGCAAAACGGTAGAAGAATAACGGTTATTCGAACTATTTTTAGCCGCTGCGGTCAAACTATCAGCATGGCGCGTACCTGTAGGAGTGTTTGGAGCATACAAAGTACCATATGCAACCATATTTGAGGTATTAGAAGAACCACCGCTACCGTAAGCCTGAATATAAACTGTTGCCGTTGTGCCTTTGATGTTTGAGGGCCATTGTAAGTTGTAAGTTAAGTTTGTACTTGCGCCTGAAACATTAGTAATAGTGCTTACAAGGCTATTATTTGCATAAATTCTAAAGCCTGTCCTAGGTTTTGATGCCGTAGGAGCATAGCAAGAGAATGTAACGGTAAAGCTAGTATCAGTTACGTTTGATAACGAACAATTATAGGCTGGTTCAGGTGCTACCGCGCCGTTTGATAACGTTACTTTTAATACCGATGATGCAAAACCATCTAGTGTGTAGTTTGCAGTGCAAAAATCAGACTTATTTGTTCTGTTCCAAGCAGTATATGAGGAAACCTGGACTAATGAAAAAGTTTTAGTAGTATAGCCGCCTGTCTCACTCCACAAGCTTTGATTTGTGTAGCTTGTTACACCTGGGTTTAGCCTTGCTATCTGTGTAGCGTCAGTAGTTACAGGCTTACCATCTGTACCAACAGTTACTGTACCTTCATAGATATAGGTATAGTAATCTGTCATTGCGTTGTTATTGGTCCAAGAAAAGCTTGCGCCAAATGTTGTTGATTCTTTTGCAGTAAAGCCGCTCGGGTCTGTAGGTGCTTGCAAAAGTAGGGTAGTACCTGATCTTTGTGAAGCACCCGATGCAGATACTGTTAAAACTCGCCTTGATATTACCGATGCGTTTTTAGAGCCTGTATTAGTCCAAGGGTTAGCCGTTACGCTAGATGCCTGCGCCGCCCAACCAGGTGTAGCAGTATCGCTTGTAATTAGAGCGCGTTCAATATCAGTTCTATTTACTAACGCTTGCGCCGTGCTATTGGTGCTATAGCCTAAGCTTTCTTGATAGCCATTACTTGACGTATAAGAGGTAATAGTAGGTGCTGCTGGCGTTGTATAGGTTGCATTCCACGAAATAGAAGCACTGTTTGAAGCACTTGAAGTACCATTCCATGACTGCGTAGCAGTATAGTAGCAAGTAGCACTACCAGACGCATAGCCTACATTAAGAGTAAAGCTAACATCTTTGTTGTAATCTTGCCCTGAATTCCACTGTTCACCAATATCAACAGATGCTGAACCGCCCCTGCTGGTAGACACACTAAAATAAACATGGTGATTTGATGCCCACCATGCATTTTGTATGCCCATACTATGACACCTGATAGTGATATTTACTTGCGAGCCGCTACGCCAATTTACCCAACCTTCAAAGCGAACTTGCGAGTAATATGTTTTAAGGGTCTGCCACCCCGTAGAAAAACTAGTCGCCATAATTACCCTTAATTGTCAAACGATAGATACCAGAACGTGAATTAGATACTGATAGCAAAGCAGAATTTACGCCTGGTTTTTGTTTTAGTACGGTATGTTCTTTACTTTCGCCCTCTAGTGATACATTTCCGTCAATAGTGATTGAACTAACGATATACACACCAATAGGGACGTTTACAATACCGCCACCGAAAGATTCAACGTAATCTATTGCAGATTGAATAGCCAAAGTATCATCGTTAATACCGTCTCCTTTGGCTCCAAAATCCGAAACTGACGCATAGCGCAAATCAGCATCGTAAGAAGATACGGAAATGGGGAATGATGATAAATCGGTATCTATTGCAACCTGCAAGTATTCTTCATATGAAATTACTAAAGAAGCATTTGCCGCTATAGATTTATCACCTATCAAAATTCGATAGGGTGCTAGGTTTGTTATTTCCATAAATCTAAGCATTTGCACAACTCCTTTTCCTTTGCCTAAAATTGTAGCAATGAAAAGCGTTCAACGCATTTGTTAGGAATGATAATGCTTACATTAAAGATAAAAGATATTTTTAGTAATCGAACAGAGCAGACCTACGGGTTAATGTATAAAGATGAATACGAAAAAGACTGCTGTGCTTTATTCTCTTTCAAAGAACCTAAAGTTCTTAATTTTCATACTGCTAATTGCAAATTTCCTATTTTGGTTGTTTATTTGCGTGATGATTTGTCTATAGATTCCTGGTATTTAATGTATCCAAATGAATCAGGCTTTAAGTCTATAAAACCTTGCAAGTTTGCCGTTGAAATGGAATTTGATAAACATAAACTCATTGAGTTAAAACAGTCAGTAATGACTAGATTTGACTTAAAAGATAAAACGATTTCTTTTTACTAAAATCTCAATAAAATAATTGAGAACGAACATTTGTTCGTGTTTTAGGCAAAATAAAAAGCACCCCGTAAAGAGGTGCTTTCTAGTCTCATGGAGTTTTATTACTCTGCTTTCTTTACCTCTACGCCATCTTCTTGGTCGGTAGTTTCAGCAGGTGTTTCAGTTGGGGTTTCAGTTTCAGTGTCATTTTCAGAAGTGAAATAAAACCACTTATCAAGGCTTTCACTGGTAACACCGATAGACTTAAACAAGTTGTAAGCAACCTGTACGCCACCTACAACAGCAGTAATCCAAGTAAGCAGTGTTTCAGGCGTTGGTACGCCATTTACGCAAGCGGTAAATACACCTGCAAGCAAAGAAACAACAATTGCGATAACCCAATTGGTCAATTTAGACCAAGAAGAACGCTTAACAAGCTGAACTACGTATGGCAAGAACAATGAAAAGAAAACAGCAGCCACAGGCTGAATCCATGCTTCCCAATTCTCCATATCAAAACTTCCTTTCTATAGGGTGTTTTAATTATAAACTGTGTTTTTAGTATCTGCTACCTGATGTCCACTCTTGCGTAGAACCACCAAAAGATTGTACTAGACCCATTTCACGCTCAAATTGAGCCGATCTATCCTGATAAAAGCGTTCTAAGTCATTAGTCTCTAAAGCGGTTTGTTGACCTAAATAGCCTCCTTGTGCTGCTCCTACTATTGGCAATAAATTACCAGTCATAAACGCATCAATTTGTTCACTTAATAACCTTACACATACCGTAGATACGCAATCCGCCATGTCGTTATGAGTTACAGGTCCATTGTCTGGGTGGTCTACCTTTTTCCCATTTTTCAAGATTAAGAACTTTAGTTCTTTTTCAAGCATGCATACTCTGCCTAAGCCTAAAATATCATCTTTAACAAATGGAGCATGTAGCCAACCTTGATTTAGAGCCTGCTTAAATCTCTCCCAACGTTTACTATTGCTTTTCTCTGTAGCAGTTTCTTCAGTAACAATTACTGAATTGTTCATAAAGGAGCCGCGCAATTTTTCACGATTCAAAAAGTCAATAAACGCGCCGCTATTCCACTGGTCGAATGTAATTTTAGTCACGTTAAAGACCTTCAAAATAGACTTTAACCATTCAAAAACTACTACATAGTCAATATGCCTTGACCCGTCTTCACTAGGCTCAAAGTCTTTAGCCTGGAATATCTTTTGAACATCAATAAATGCGTGATAATAACCATCATCGCAAAGTTGTTTGTGTCCAATGCTGCAACAAAAGTTGTCGTTTGTTCGACCAGCGTCACAATGCATTGTGTACTGTACGTCAAGTCTACCTGTCTTATGAGGTACGTTTAGATTATTCTCCATAGACGGGAACGCATAAAACATTTCATCTACTTTGTGAGAATTCAAGAAAGCGTTTTCAGACTTAGCAAATTGAGCATAGTATTCTACTTTTGACTTTTCAGGGTCGCGTTCAATTTCTGCTCTAAACGATTCGTCTTGATCAGGTGAAGTTAACAAAGGCGTTCTAATCGCTGGTAAGTATTGACCGTCTGTGAACAACTCCCAAGATGGTGCTTGAATGCAAAACATTTCAGGGTTTTTAGCCATACCATCAGGGGTAGTTTCAAAAGCATCACAATACAGTTCGTAAAACTTGCCAATCTCTGATACAGGGGTTGAGGGTACGATGATCATGCCGTCTTTGCCAAACTGACGCAAAGAAGGTGTTAGTGCTTTATAAATCTCACTTGAAGATGCTTTTAATCCATCATCTAAACCATAAGCGAATTCGTCAAACATTTGTAAGAACGATGCTCTACCACGTGCAGCGTCAGGGTTAGCAGCTTTAGGCTCAATTTGAATAGTTGACCTAGTTTTAATGTTTTTACGTCTGCCTGCTTCAATCTGCTTTTGAAGTTCTTTCTCATTAAAAACTTTGTCAGATGCCGTTTCTAGCTTAATAGCAGTTTCTGATAAGGCGTTTACATAAGGGTCGAACCATGAACACGAAATAATGGTATTGAGCACGTCAAGGTATAAAGCACTTTTAGCCTGTGAGTAGGTAGTAGCAAGAATATCTACGTAGAGGTCCTTACCCTCTGCAATACCGTATTCTTTTTGGGGGTTTCCTAACGTGAGCATTTGAGCCACTTTGTACCCTGCAATGTGAGCAGATGTAAAACCTTTTGAACCACGTCTACCAAGTACGAATACACTTTCGCGGAAATGCTTGTAATTTCTCTTTTTCAACCATTCTATACGGTCGAAAATATCAAGCGGTATTCTAATAAGTCCGTTGTTCCTTGTGCTTTCTCTCCACGATTCAATTACCGCAAAGTCGTATGAAGTCATTTGATCTAATTCAAGAAAAATCAACTTCATTAAGGTTTTTTGCCTTGGGTATAAAGGTGCCCACTGCAAAGATGGCGTATACATCTCATAAAAATCACAGATAGGCGGTAAATTCTTCAAAGAGATTTGAGGAGCAGCGAGCGAGGAAAAAACATCAATACCGTGTTTAATCTCACCCATGTTTTACCCCTGTAGTAAGTCCGTGTTATATCCTTGTTGTTTCAAGTCTTTAGAACTCATGTGTTGTGCGTCCCAGATTTTACGCTCAATGTCTATAGCAGCGTCAAGAACTGCTTGCTGCCTTTTGTCTAAGCGTGAAGTAATTGATACCTCTGGAATAAGCTGATTATTCCTTAATGCTTCAGCGTTTGGCTTAATATAACCATCAAAACCAAGTTCGAATAATCGAGTAGCAGCAAAATCTAACATTTCTTGCCAGACTTTATTCATCTCTTCTTTAGAATCATAAATCTTAGTACCGTCTCCAAAGCGTCTGGCAAACTCACCGAAAAAGCCACCTTGCCCCATGATTCTATAATCATCGCCTGGTTTTCCGTATAAAGCGTACTGGTCGTCTAAGTTAATGCCTACATTATGGCTATTTTCAAAATCTGGCATTATTCCTCATTTTCGTTTTCGGTTTCATTTTCATCATGAGAGAGCAAGTATCTTTCGGTCCAATCATGTATTTCTGCGTCCCTGCTTACATATGATAGACAATTGCCTAGATTAGGCTCATCTATAATTTCGGGAATATCTGTTTCGGTTTCACATAGGGCAAAACAGACCGCAAAATTATTTATTGAATCAATTCGCCTGCCGTGAAAACACGAAAAGCAAGATTGTTTTCTATTACTTACTTTTTTCAAATCTTCCCTCTTTACAAAATAACCCCGATTTGATTCTTCGGGGTTATTATCTCACCAAACTATAAAAAATGAAAATTAGTCATCAACCAGGATAGCATCGCAATTCTTACAACGGCTTTCATGGTGTGCTTTAAGAATTACGTACCCTGCAAGTATTTGTAATTTTCTTACGCTGCTTGACTTGATTTCACTGATGAAACAAGCAGATGATAAAAGACTTGCTAGTTCATCTACTGTGCCTTCTTCAGCAAAATCACTGTAAACTCTATATTCATCAAAACATGTCACAGTAACGTATTTAATACGTGTAGGTAATCCGTGCTCTTCACAAACATGAATGATACGTTTACGCATCATTCTGATTTCATCGTATGAAACTTCAGTAAAGGTATAAGCCAGTCCATCTAATGATTCGTATGCATTATCAATCTTTTCATTGATAACACGCATAATATCATCGTAAGCCAAGTCTCTAATGCTTAATGCAGACAGATAGTTATTAAACTCAATGATTGCACAACTATCTTCATTAAAGAGAATTGGAGAAACTTCAGGTGCCTGGAATTTCTTTTTGAGTACGAAACGAATACCGCCGTTGTACCAAGTATCATGAATCTGATAACGCTTACCAGGAATGAGAATATCAATTTGAGTGTAGCCCAAAGAATCATCGGTATTCATGATGAAAGAATTACCGCCAAGAACTTCAAGTAATTCTTTTAAGCAGTCTACTAGTTCAATCTTATCTTTATCTTGTGCTCTAAAATCAACTACGTAATCTGACGGCTTGCCTGTACCGTCTGCATAGTCAGAAAGATTTCGAACGCAAAGAATTACTTTATGATCTCCTAGCTTTTTAAGCCAGTAGTTGATATTTTCGCATCTAAAGTCGATGCCCAAACGCTCCAAGTAAGGAACAGGAATTTTAAGCAAAGCACCTACTTTATCAAGGCAATTATTGTAGCCAACAAATTCACCGTCAACATAGAACTCATCGTTTTTAACTTCAAGCTTGTTGGTTGTGGTTTCGATACGCTTAATAGAAGAGTATTGCGCATAAGCTTTTTTATAAGCATCAGAAAGTTTTACGATGCCGCCTGTATTCTCGTTGATAAGATCGCTTAAAGTTTTGCCTAAGTTCGTATATTTATCTGCCATTATTCCTCCTTGCTCATTTCTCTTTCAAGCGTTTCTGCTGCTACACTTGCGTTTTGTGCGTGCTTCATAACATCGTTATATAAGCCGCCATTTTCAACACCTAAAGAATCGGGTGTTACCTGTGCTACAACATTTAGGACCTTTACAGGTACTAATACAGCAGAAACCCCAGCGGTTCTAAGTGAAGATGCTATAACACCTATATTTTCTTTTGTTAAGTTTGCATCGACTTCAATTATATAGGTTGGTCTTGAAATATCGTTCTGTAAAATCATTACATTTTTGATATGTTCTAAAACACGACCAACATCATCAAAAGAGCCATTTGTTAGTAGATAATCTACTAGCTGCTCTTTGTCCCAGGTTTCATAACCTTTATTTACGCTTTGAGTTTCCTTTTTGCGGTTCTTCTTATTGAATAGTTTCATCTAAACCCTCATTGATCATTTGCATCAACTCTAAAGCCTGTCGTGTAGCCATGTTAATAGGCGTTTCTGATGAGGTATCCCAAATTGGAGAATCAACATCTACAGGGTCAAAAGACTTTTTAGCTGGGTGCCAAACGCCGTTGATTCTCAAAGAAAAGGTGTATTCCCAAGTATCACCTAAATCTTTAAAACCAAAGAGTGAACCGTCTACGCCGTCCACTTTGATAACGTTTCTCCAACCAGCTAAGGTTCTTTCAAGAATTGCGGTGTATCGTTCAAAATTATTCATTTAAGATACCACCTGTACAAAATTCAAACCTTCGGTTTTTTCTTTAATCATTTTGTTAGCTTCTTCCAAGGCTTCATTGTCGTCAGCGAGTTCAGATACTAGCCTGTTTATCTTTTCGTTTTCAGTAAGTTCAATGCTTCCAATTTCAGCAAGTTCAGATTCCAACTGTTCAATCTCATTTGCCAAAGATAGATAGCGAGCGTTTAGTTTTTCATATTCTTGAAAAGCAGCCGCCCAGTTATTAAGAGCAAGCTTTAGCGTGTTTCTTTTAGTTTCGTCTAACATGGTCTTACTCCGCTGGCGTTGCTTCTAAGTCAACGATTGATGCAAAAGAAGGTTCAATAATGGTTTCTTTTTCTTCAATAAGTTCAGCCGTAGTGTTTGAAGCTGTAGAAGTGTTCTTTGATCTTTCTGAAGCTTTCTTCAATGGTTTTGGTGCACTCAATGGCTTTTTAGTTTGTTCTGCCATTTCCTTAGCACCGTTTTCTTGTTTTTGAATCAATGCTTCTAATCCGCCGTTATCTTCAATTTCCTTTTTAACTTCTTTATTGGTCCCTTTAGATTCTTTTCCCTGTGTAGGTTTCTTTGCCTGTCTTTTAGGTTCAGGCTTTTTAACTTCTTTAACTTCTTTTGACTTTTCTTTGTCATGGTCTAAATAGTTCTTAAGATATTCGCGAAACAGTTCAATGTGTTTATCGCAAACTTCATATAAAGCAAGTTCATCTTCGCCTTTGATTGATACGTAAATGTCTGGCGTATCTCCTACTTGCTCCATAATGTCTTTTGTAATATCCAATTCCTTCGAATTGGTGCAGTTTGGATAATCGCAAACTAAACTTAAACTCATTTCCCGAACCTCACTTAAATCTCAATTATTTTATTGAGTTCGAACATTTGTTCTATCTCAATTATTTTATTGAGAAAATCCCTTCGATAATTATAACGTTAAACATCATAGCCAGATGGAATCACATGAAAATTTCTGCCAGCAGTTAGCACTTAACACTTGCCCTACCGTAGGGTCTTTTCTACTTTGCAAAAATTCCCTAAAGTCGTTATTCCTAAAAGCTTTCAAAATTCTACCAAGCAAACCTTCATTCTCTTTGTTCTTAAACACCCGCCTGATAATTTCAGATTCTTTCAAGCAATACGCTTCAGTTTTAAACGTTTGCTCCATAGGGAATTCTTTATTTAAGGTTTTCTGAACTTCAAGGAAATAATCTTCTTTCCCGTCAACACATGAATTTTCTTGAATTTCCTCCACAGGCGTTTCATCTACTTTTTCTACATTCCAAGGTACTGTAACTGGCTTGGCTGTAGGTGTTAAATTCTCTTGGCTTGAAAGAGAATTTTGCGTTTCGCTTTTTTTATTATTATTTATATTCTCTGTATATAAATTTATATTTATATATTCTCTGTATTTGTCTGCCGATTTTTCGGGAGAGCCTTTTTGTTGATTTGTACAAACGCTTTGTACCCCGTTTTGTGGTAAGTCTGCATCAAAATTTTGTTCGTTGTTTGGCAAAAAATTTTCAGGTTCTACAAAATCGGTTTCTTCACGATCTTCAAATTCTTCATATTCTTCGTTTGGGTCATGGTCGGTGCTATAGTAATTGTTCGGGTCCATGAGTTCTTTAATACGTTCTGGATTGATCTTGATATACAAAACGTTGTTAATGTTTGTGTAAACCTTGCCTGCTGGCGTGTCATAAGAGACAGTTTGATTTCTGAACACACGTTCGATAGCACCAAGTTTTTCAAGGAAAACTATAGCGTCTGTAGCTGCTCGCTTAGAAATGTTAAATTGTTCTGATATTTGTTTATAGGAGCGTTGTAACAAGTCTCCCTTAAACTTCTTGGAATACCCCTTAAAAGCCCCTGTCGCTTGATCTCTGACCTCTTTAGGGCGATACCAGTATAAGATGTCGGATAAAATCAAAATGGCGTTCATTTTCGGTTTGCCATTCGGTCCAACTATTGTTTTATAAAACATGTGTGGTACAATATTACCAACAAAGGGCATTCTTCCGATTGCTTCTACTTCTGAAGTCATTGGTGAATTATTCATAATTTACCTCCTTTGAGTTGGTTTTTATTATTTTCTTTAGTTTAGTAGTTGCGAGCGACAAAATAAAGAGTGCCCTTTATTTTTTTTGCCTAGATTTTTTATCTAGGCTCTTTTTATATAAAAAAAGAGCGGGTGTTAAACCCGCTCAAAAACAATGGAAAGCAAAAATAAGGAAAGAACCACACTCAAATTATATCGCTTGATAGCCTTTATTATCAATCATTGCGTAAAATTCTTGGGTTGGTAGCCATTTAGTAGCTTCAACGTTAAACATGTTTGCCCCAGAAGCAGAATCAGCAAATTGAATCATACCAGATTCTTTATCCATAACTTCGATGATGTTTCCATCTTCTTTTTGATACTGATCTCCTTTTTCAGCAGTATCCATGTAAACGTCATGCTTGCCAGCTTCAATAAAATCATTGTCTAAAAGCTGCTCTACAAAATGATTTGCGCCAACCTTAAAACTCTTATTGTTATTAAGATTTATGCCTTCAATACTACCTTCTTTTTTAGCGGTAATTTGCATCTTAGAGCCAGTATGGCTAGATGCGTAAATGTTGCCTGGTTCAATTCCAATATAAGTGTTGTACCAGGTCTTACAATGATCTAATGCTTCTTGATAACCTTGTGAGTAACCATTAGAGACTTCCTCGCCGCCAACTAGAATAGAATACTCTGCTGGTTTGTCGACAAAATCATTACAGAATGTAATACGTGCTTCAATGTCTGGCTCAAAGTCGTAAACATCTACAGGTATTTCAATCTCTGGCGTGAGTGCTGTGTCTATAGAAAATACAAAGCCACATTCGGTACAGATATATGAAGTTTCAAACTCATCACGATAGTATTCTTCAATGAATGGAGAGCCACAAACAGGGCAAATACTAGAATCAATAAAAGCGGGGTCGCTTGTTAAGAAGTTAAGAGATTCTACATCTCCTGCCGTTACATACCTGCTTGCAATATCCATTTGTGATGCATAAATTTTAGAAGCTAGAACACTTGGGCGTTCCTTCAATGCTGAAAAGCGGTAAACTCTGCCTTCTTTTACAGCGTATTCTTCATCATCTTCTTCAAAGGTGTTATCAAGTGTTTCAAAATCTTCTTCAGTAGCGTGAACAATACCGTTTTCATCATCAAACTCAACGGTACATTCAGTAAAAGGTGCTACTAGTTCTTTAATTTCATCTTTGCAAAGCAAACGTTCGTACTCGTTAATCGCGTCTGATATTTTCTCACGCGCTTCAGCTTCTGCTTCATCGTAAGTATAGGTATCTTCGACTTCTTCCGCGATTTGAGCCAGAATATCGGTTCTATAACTCATTTCCGCTCCTTATCTTTATTTGCTTAGAAAATTGTAACAATATAAGAAAAGTCTCGCACCTTATAAAACCTCAATTATTTTATTGAGATAGAACATCTGTTCTTATTTTAGAAGAAAAAAAATAAAAAATACGCCCAAGTTTCGCATCGTTGATAGGCGCTGGGCGTGTCATAGATATTATAGCAAGTCTGACAAAGGTCTGACAAAGGTCTGACAAAAATAAACCTCCTGCAAAAACAGGAGGTTCGAGGTGCCGCCAATGGATACTGAAACAATATTGTTGGCAAAAACAAGTATAGCACACTTTTATTTTGTCTATAAAAATAATTCCGAACATAAAAAAAGGGCGAACAATCAGGTGCTCGCCCACTAACAGCAAAGAAATTTTAACACCTAAAAGCTGTTTGTGTCTATAAGTTTCTAATAATTTTTACTGCATCTTCAGTAGATAATTTTTCATCATCTTCTAATGCTTCTAAGATCATCGGAATTTCGTAAGAATAAATCTGCATAAGGTTGCTTTTACCTTTTGTGATTTTATCTACAAATTTAAGCGTTAAAAGATCACGTTTAGTCACATGTTCTGGTCTAGTACGATTTACAAAGAACTTAGTCATACCTAGCATTTCTTAGCGTCCTTTTCAGCTTTAGCAATAGTAGCAAAAGCATCAGCATAACCCTCTAAGTAGCCGTTCATATAAGCCTTATCAGCTTCATTAAAGTTTTCAATCATCTTTTCGTATTGCTTTGTAACATCTTCGCCAGCGTGACCTAGAACCAAATCTAAGATGCTGTCTTTTTGTTCGTCAGTAACCATTTTAATTTTCGTCCCTTCTTTCTTGCCACGGAATAAACAATAGCTTTCTATCTTCTGAACCCCACGAAGCACTTTGTTTAGGCTGGTAATAAGTATAGGTATCAATTACGTATTTAATTATATTTTCTTTGGTTGACGTGTCAGTAAAATATAGCCAAAGTTTTAGGGTAAATTTTAGAGACTGATTATATTCAACAACCGTACCTCTATAACCTTCGTCCCAGTCGGTAGCTGATTCTTGCCATTCATGAAAAGCGTCCTGCCATAAAGGATAAATAAGAGTTGAGGGGTATTCCCAAAATTCAACAACCGCGCCTGTATCATCTGGTTTAGATGGGTCGTAGTCCTTTACGTCATTGCGCCAAATTTGAGCCATACCAAACTTTGGAGCACCATATAATTTAATCATTTGTTGACCAGTAGTAGTTATAGGTACAGGCTCGTCCCAGACTAACTTGCACATAGTAGTCTGCTCTACCTGTTGAACGGTCATATTAGCCGAAAAATCACCTAAAGATGTTTGATCAAACATGCCTACTCCAAACATTCGGTTGTAACGTCACCTGGTTTTGTATTTTGAAGATATTCGCAAAGTTCGCAAAGTGAGTAGTTATCGCATTTTTCGCAATACTCTCTAACGTTTTCATAATTAAAAACGTCTATTTTGTCACTTCTACACTTCTTGATGATCTCCCAGCATGAGTTACACCAATTAAATACCCATTTGTCGCTATAGTCAGAAATATAGCGTCTGTGAATCAGCGAGCCTTTTGGTAAGACCCTACCGCAACCATCACAGACGCTAGGCTTTCTAATCTTGGTAGTTTTATCATTTGTCCTATCAATATATAAACTCATAGGACTATTTTAGCTTGTTTGGTTTTATTCGGCTTTATAGTTGTATACGCTCTTTAGTGTGTTAGTCACAAGTACCGTTTTCTTAATATATTCCAAAATATAGTCAGAATCTTTATAAGCCATTGGTGATTCATCTAAGATATTAGAAGATATACACGTTGAATAAATACCCTCCATAGCAGACTTAAAATCTTTTACTCTTAGGCTATTCTTAGCTTTTGAGCGTGACATCTTACGACCTGACCCATGAGGTGCGGAATAGTTATAGTCAGAATTACCTAAACCAACACCGATAATACAACCATCAGCCATGTTAAATGGAATAATTACCTTTTGACCTTCCGTTGCAGAAATAGCACCTTTTCTAATGATCTTATTGGCGGTATCTACATAGTTGTGTGTTGAACTTACAACCTCTGAATAGTCCCAACCCATACCAGCAGCAATTTCATTGGCTATAGTCATACGATTGTATTCTGCAAAGGTGTTGCAAAAAGTAGTGTCGTGTAAGTAGTTTTCCATATCTCTACCACTTACATAGCAAAGGTCGCTATCAACTTTAGATTCATTGCTAATCTTGTTTACGGTATCCAATACGTACTGAATAAGTTCTTGTTTACCGTCATTCTTTAGTTTCTCAATAAGCTTTTCTTTTAAGTGCTTAATACTATTTTCATAGCCTGTAGTTTGAGTAGCTATGTTTTGGTAGTATTCGCACACTTGTTTTCCAAGGTTACGTGAGCCAGTATGAATGACTAACCAGTATTCGCCGTTTAAATCCTGGTCAACTTCTATAAAGTGATTACCGCCGCCTAAAGTACCAATAGACTTTTTAAGTCTATCTATATTCTTTAAAGCATCATAGCAAGCTAAAGAATCATATTTAATAGGTGTACTAACCTCTGAACTTCTTACGTTCATACCGCTTGGTATGCGCTCTCTAATAACAGAATCTAGCTTATCGAAGTCTATAGATTGTCGTTTGTTGTTAATCTTATAAGCGATAACACCACAAGAAATATCTACTCCTACGATGTTAGGAATAATCTTGTCAGAATAAGTGGTAGTAAGCCCTACTACGCAACCTTTACCAGCGTGAGCATCAGGCATAATTCTAATCTTTTGGTTTTTGAAAGCAGTAGAAGCAGAAAGTTCTTCAATTTGTTTTTCAGCTTCTTTTTCTAGGTCTTTTGCGTAAATTTGAACATCAGTCATTGTTTTTCTCCTTGCTAAAATAATTGTGCCATTGATAGCTATTCAAACTTGTTTTGATAACCTTCATATTACTATCTAAATACGCTATTCCTAAAGGATTGCCTGCATTTGGTATAAAATTTCTCACCATTGCGTCAGTTTCTTTTATTCCATAGCGCGTAAATTGATCTTCGTTAGTGTCCCAGGCTATTTTGTCAAAAGCCATTTCAATATCATCAATAACATTGGTCGATTGATCTATATTTACTGAAGCTGCGGTAGTGTAAACATGATTACCGTTAAAATCAGCACAAAGCAAAAACACTAAGTCATTAAGTTCTGTTAAATAGACCTCTACAGATTCTTTCATAAAAATCACCCTGGTATATTTTACCTATAAATACAAAAAGACCCCCAAATTTGGGGGTCTAATCATAATTTTTAGTAAATCAAAATACAGGTCGCGTTAGAAGGTGCACTGCCAAGGTCTGTGCCACAATAAACTTCTTTCGCGCTAGACGCTAAAGCGGTAGCAGTAACAGAAGTTACATTGATTGTGATATTACCGCTTAAATCACCAGAGCCTGAACCTGTAACGTTACCTGCAAGTGTCCAAGTTTTAGACGCTGATAACTTTGTAGCAGTAGTAGCACTTGTTGCACTGGTAGCCGTTGATGCATTACCAGATAAAGCACCGTAGAAAGTAGTTGCATACATTGCAGAATACTTTAGCGATGATGTGCCTACTGTGCTTGCGTTGTTGGTTGTTGGGGTGATGTTTCCTGTGCCAGAAATAGCACCGCTTACATTACCAGAGCCATTAAATGACTGTCCCCAAAGTTTCCTAGAAGTTTGCAACGTTGTAGCAGTACCAGCGTTACCAGATACTGTTGTTTGCAATGGGTGTACATGATCTTCACGCGCCCACTTAGTAGAATCTCCTACGTCTGCTGTACCATTAGCTAAAGGAGCAGCGGTAGCAGCACTAGGAACACCGATATTTGTCCAAGCAGTAGATTGTGAAGTGCCACCTGTACCGCCTTTTGCAATAGCTACAGCATTTACAAAGTCAGAAGAACCATAAGGCTGTGTATCTGATACTACAAGGTACTGTGTACCGTCATATACCATCAAGTAAGGTACATTAAGTCTAAAGTAACCAGATGTAGGTATAGCAACTACTGTACCTGTTTGTGTCAAACGTCTAATGTTCTTAGCACCAAACGAATTGATATTAAGCGTTACAGACGTTGTGGTAGAGGTTACAGACGGAATAACAACAAAGATATGACCAGTGGTATTAGCTAAAGAACTTGCCCAAGCAGGACCAGAAATAGTGCCTGTATAAGCAGAAGAACTACCGCCTAACGTAACAACGGGTGCAGACATTCTATTATCAACCTGATTTAAGGTAATTAAACCAGGTGTAGAAGCAGCAGCGTTAGGTATTTCTTCTAATACATCACCAACAATTTCTTGTTTGTCTGTATCAGTCCAATAATCAGTACCCTTTTGAGGTGTATCACCTTTTTCACCGCGAGGAATACCAAAGTTTAGCCTTGCAGCGTTAGAAGTACCAACATTAGAAACTGTAGCATCACTACCAGCAGACAATGTTGTGGTTTGATTTACAACAATAGTTGCTGCGTTTCCTGGTACGCCTTGTGGACCCTGATCGCCGTCTTGCCCTGGACTACCTGTATCTCCTTTCTCGCCTTTCTCACCTTGGGGAATACCAAAGTCAAATACAGCAGCATTAGCATTACCAGCATTTACTACAGTAGGAGTTGAACCAGGGGCTAATTTAGAAACGCTACCAACGGCAATAGTAGCCGCTGCGCCCGTATTACCTTGCGGTCCTTGGTCACCTGTGTCACCTTTGTCACCCTTCAAACCTTGGGGAATACCAAAGTTCAAAACTTTGTTAGTAGAGGTGCTAGAAGAATCTTCAGTTACAGTTGCCTGACCGCCTGCTGGTAAGGTAGTAGTCTGTCCAACAGTGATAGTTGCAGGTGTTCCCGCTGGCCCTTGTTCACCTTGTGGTCCTTGGATACCCTGGATACCCTGGCTACCCGTATCTCCTGTGTCTCCTTTGTCCCCTTTGTCCCCTTTAGGGATAACAAAGTTAAACACAGCAGCACTAGAAGAACCTGAATTAGTAACTTGTGCATTTGTACCAGCATCACCTGTTGTAACGTTGCCTACAGAAATGGTTGCAGCAGTACCAGTATCACCTTTTTCACCGCGAGGAATACCAAA